ATGAAAACTTTCAAAGAATTTGTAAATGAGCAATCTGGATATAGTCCAAAAGATGAAATTCAGGAGTTAGAAAAGATACACGGTGTAAAAATTGTGAACTTACAAAATGCTGGATTAGGTGGATGGATCGGTGTAATATCTATCGATGAAACAGAATATCAATTCGATGTAAATGATAATATAGGGGATTGGGAATATAAAATTTTTGATTTCCCAACTGGTGATGTACTTAGTTTTCCAAATGATGATAAACATGGAATAGAAGGTGATATCGAAGATATAAAAGATCAAATAGAACATTATTTTGGAATATAATGAAAAGATACAAAGAACTAAAATATAATAAAAAAACTTATACTGAACAATATAAGATTGATGAAATTCTTATTAAAGAAGGATTCCAATGGTTTTTAGATTGTGAGGTAGAAGAAGTTAGGATCGAAATAACTCAACGACATTTTATTTTCAATTCAGGTACATTTTTTAATGGAACATGGAAATATGGTGTTTTTCGTGATGGGGTTTGGAAATACGGAACTTGGGAAGATGGAGTTTGGTATAATGGTACTTGGTACAATGGTATATTCAAAGCAGGACATATTTATGATGGAAAATTTCATCATGGCCGAATTGAAAGTGGGAAAATATTCGGGGGGGAATTTTACAATGTGAAAATAGATAAAGATGTGAAAAGAGAGGAAAAACCTAAAAAGGAAACCCCCTCAAAAGATGAAAGTGTTCCTCAGGGTGAAAAAATAACAGAAAAAAGAAAAATAATGTCATTCAATGAATTTACAAAATTGAATGAAGATAAATTGAATCCCGAAACCAAGGAAGAAATTTGGAATAGACTTTTAGAAATTGACGAATTATTACGTCATATGGATAAGGATACAGATGAAGCGACCAAACTTTCTGGTGAATATGATGAACTTTCAACAAAATTAAATGCTTTAGAATCTTTTGAAGAAGAATAAAAATAGTTATTTTAGTCAAAATATTTCGAATTTGGATATACCATAAAAAGCCAAAATAATTTAAGTTTGGGATACTTATCAAATAAGACATCAATTCTTGTTAATCTTTTAAATTCGAATTCGAATTTTCTTTCAGAATGTTTTATATTTCCTTCACAATCAGAAATGAGTCCAGTAAATCTACAATCATTATTCAAAATGAAAAATTCATCTTCTTTTTTTTTATTGTAAATTTCATCTATTTCATTATAAGCTAAATTTCTATCTTTTTTAGATGCAGTATATTGGAGTTTTTTAATTTCAAAATCAATACTTTTATATCTTTTTAAAATTTCATTAGATTCTTCATCATATTTAAGCCACACTATTTCTAATTCTAATCTTCTTCTTATGGTATTCAAATCTTCAATTATTTTACTACTTTTTCTTTCTTCTTCACTGTAAAATAAACCCAATTTCAATTTATCTATGTATTCTATTTTTTCTAAAGGTCTATCAAAATTGTGGTTGGTTATTGTTATTTTTTGATAAATATTTGTTATTTTTCCTCCATTTTTATAATCGAAGGAAAGAGGATGATGAAATTCATCTTCAAAAAAATTATTATAACTTCTGGAAATTTTTGTTAATTCATCAAAAATAGGACGAATAATAAATAATAGAATTGATATTGATAAGCTAATAAAAAATAAAACAATCGATAATATGATAGAGATGATAGTTAATGTCATGTTATTTGTTCATTTCTTTTTTAATCAAGTATTCGATGTACTTTGATTTATTCACATTCTTCTCTTTACAAATCTTATCTAAGATTTCATCCAATTCAATATTAACTGATATTGATAAGCTTTTTTTCTTGTTTGTTATTTTTGGTCTACCCATCGGATTAGGTTTTTTCTTATATATCTTGGAAATGGAGTTTGGTTTTTAAAAGAAAGACATTTTACTCACGAGTTATCATTTATTTATATTTTTTAATTACCTGTTCTATTTTATTTAATTCCATGTTTATTTTAAGAGATTTTATCTCATAGAATTGAGCTGAGTCTCTTTCTCCTCGTGAGAAGAACAACTCACTTTTAGATTCATTCATCAAATTTTCTAACCTGAGATAACTTTTCTTCAATTCTAAACTATTTAACATCTCTTTTTCAGAAGCACTTTGACTACATGATACGAATAATGTAATTAAACTGACACTGATTAGAATCGTAGTAACGAATAACATTACAATCTTTTTCATAATAATTTTTGGCAAATATAATCATTTTTCTTGAATAAAAAAATTAAAATATATGGAAAATAGAAAAAATATGATTTTAAAAACTTTATATATACTATAAAAACACTTCGATTATTATGAAAAAACCAACAACAAAAAGGAAAATATCAATGACCTTAGATATAAAGGTTTATCAGTTTTTAGAAGATAATTTTGAAAACAAATCCAGATATATCGAATATTTAATATATAAAGATATCAAAGAAAGTGGACTATTAGAAAAAGAAATCATCTTGTAATGAAACCACACAATTTCAAATGGACGAAAGAGAAATGTAAAGATGAAGCATTAAAATATGGGAGTAGATTCGAATATCAGAAAAATTCCGGGTCATCTTATAATAGTGCTTATGTTAATGGTTGGTTAAATGATGTCTGTTCACATATGAATAGACCAACCCCATATAATTTAAAATGGACAAAAGAAAAATGTAAAGAAGAAGCATTGAAATATAATAGAAGAATTGATTTTTTTAATGAAAATCCGGGAGTTTATAGTAGATGTCAAAAAGAAAAATGGTTGGATGATGTTTGTTCTCACATGAAACCTAAAAAATTGAGAAATTATTGGACAAAAGAAAAATGTATAAATGAATCATTAAAGTATGAAAGTAGGATAGGATTTAGTATTTATTCATCGAGGGCATATCAATTATGTTTACAAAATAATTGGTTAATCTTATGTACTCATTTAATTCAAGGAGATTTATTCAATAGATGTATATATTCCTATGAATTTACAGACAATTTTGTTTATGTCGGATTGACTTTTAATTTAAATGTGAGACATTCTTATCATATGAAAAGTGGACCTGTTTATAAGCATATTAAAGAAACAAATTCTCAACCAAATAGAATACAATTAACTGACTATATTGATGTAGAAAAATCAAAAATCAAAGAGGAAGAATATGTTCAAAAATATATAAATAATGGATGGAATATATTAAATAAGAACAAAACGGGTGGAATTGGTTCACCAATAAGAAGAAAAATTAGAAAATTTTATAAACTAAAATAGATTTTTTTTCTAAAATATGAATGATAAATATAGATGGTAAGATAGATATTCATTTCCCAATGGAGATGAAACCAAGATCACAACAAATTGAAATTTTACAAAAACTTAAAAAGGGTATAAATTCCGGTCATAAATTTTTTTTACTTGGAATGCCCACAGGAAGTGGAAAATCGTATTTCACTACAATGTTTGCTAATTGGTATCGCAATAATGTAGATGAAAATGCTAAATTTGACATCATTACAAATAGTAAGCTTCTCCAAGAACAATATAAAGAAAGTTTCGATTTTATACAAGTTTTAAAAGGACAATCAAATTACAGATGTGAACAACATAGTTGTAACTGTCAAGAGGGGAAAGAACTTAATAATATTTTGGAAACAAAATGTACTTCCTGTCCTTATGATTTTGCTAAAAAAGTGTGGATTGGTTCAGAAATGGGTATTACGAATTTTCATATGTTCAATAGTCTTTCAATGTATCAACCCACAATAATTAAACAAAGAGGTAGTAATGTATTAATTTGCGATGAAGCAACAACCTTTGAATCTGTGTTTTGTGACTTTTTATCCACTAAACTAAGTGCCAAGTTACTTAAAAAATATGGAATGGAACTGGTTGAGATTGAATTTTATAAACAAAAATTCATAAAAATTACATCGATAAAACAATTTATGACTTTTTTAGCTGATGATTTTCTTCCAAAAGTCAAGGCTTTAAATAGTAAATTTGAAACTGCTATATCAGATGGTTCAGACGAAGCTGTAAAAGAATATACTAAATATTACACTTATACATCAAGTCAGTTAAAAAAGTTTGAAACTATATTAGAAAAATATGAGAAAGATCCGGAAAACTGGTCTTTGGATAGAGTTTATAATAAAGAAAAAAATTTAGAACTTCTTATCGAACCAATTTGGGGTTATGATTATTTGAATGAATATATATGGTGTAATTATGATCATGTCATATTCATGAGTGGTACAATCTTAGATCGAGAAATGTTTTGTTATATAAATGGATTACCACTTGAACTAACAGATTTTTATTCTTTAGATTCTACATTTCCATTAGAAAATAGACCTTTGTATTATACGAAGAATATCGGTAAAATGACTTATAATCTTAAAGAATTGACATTTCAAAATCAAATACCCGTTATAGAAAATATATTAAAAAAATATGAAAAAAATAATGGAATAATTCATACAACAAATTATGAATTGGCGAATTGGATAAAAAATTCGATTAAAAGTGATAGATTGATATTTCACGAGACAGAAGATAGAGAAAAAATCTATAAAGGATTTATAAATAATAATGACAATAAAGTAATAGTCTCTCCTTCCATGACCACTGGAATAAGTTTAGACGATGAATTATCGCGCTTTCAAATTTTATTAAAGGTGCCATATCCGAATATAAGTAGTAATAAAATTAAAGCCAGACAGAGAAGTAATAAAAAATGGTACGATTACACAACTTGTATAGAAATTATGCAAGCTTATGGACGTGTGGTTAGATCTGATACAGATTGGGGTCATACCTTTATTTTAGATAGTTGTTTTTCTGATGTATTAAAAAAGACAAATTATTTTCCAAGGTGGTTTACTGATGCAATAAAGATTCTGAAATAAAACAAAAATGGGGATGACAAACACCCCCATTTTCGAACCAAAATCAAACCAAATCAAAAATCAAAAAGTTCATAATCCCAAACCATATCAAAATAAATATAAAAACCTAATCCACACCACATACATAGAAATCCCCAAAAATCAGAATAAGCATCCTCATCTTTCTTGATTACCAGTATTATTGTTACTAAAAATAAAAAAGGTAAAACTACTGGTAATAGGCAAGCTGTCATTAAACCCCATAATATTCCCAAAATAAAAAGAGGTGAACTTATTATAATCAATAATATTTTTCTTGTTATACTCATTTTTTTTGTTATTTCCAAACTTCAATATCGGCATTTAACATAGTTAGTTTTATTAAATCATCAAACGATAAGAAGAAATTTTTGTTACCCAATTTTACCGAAAGAAAAATTCTATCAACTCCACTTTCTTGTAAAACTTTGAAGTTATTTACCAGAACACTCAAAATTTTTCCAAGTTTAGTATTATCAACTGTTAACACACCTAAACCGTATGGAGATGGTTTGTTTTTATAACGACCAAGTTTGGCAATCTCATCATATTCGACTAATGTTTTAATCGGAACTTTTAATTTCTTTTTGAGGTCTTTAATTGATAACTTGTCCCCACTAAATAGAATATCAATCTCAGTTTTAATCATTCGAACACTCATTTTTCTGTTGTTTCATATGGTAAATAACCAATTGATTGTAAAAATTCGATAGCTTTTTCTTTTGTTGAAGTGACATCTTTCTCGAATTTTTTAAAAGATTCTATATATTCTTTATATGGCTTAGTCAAGTTTTCAGATTCTAAATGTTCTTTATATGGTTTAGTCAAGTTTTCCTCATTAAGTCTTAAATTTATCAAATCATCAGGAGATTCGAACATTTTAATTAAAGGTTTAAAATTCTTAGCTGTTTCATAATCCATTATAGCATATGATATAATGATAATTTTATCACCGACAGTGAATCTCTGTGCAGCTGGACCATTTATTCCAATGGTTTTACTTCCTCTTTCACCTTTGATTACATAGGTCCATATTCTCTCACCGTTATTCTTATTCAGGACTTGTACTTGTTCGTTTTCAATGAGATTAACATCATCCATGTAATCTTCATCTATGGTAACAGACCCCATATAATTTGGATTGGCTTCTGTAACTGGAATGTTGTGAAGCTTCGATTTCATTAGTGATATCATCATGATTTTTTAATTTAAAATGAATATAACGAAAAATATTGAAATAAAAAAATTAATCTGTTAACTTTTTGACTAAAAGTTCTAAAATGGTTTCCTGAGATTCATGAAGCTGAATATGTGAATATTGTGGATCTGATTTAAATTCTAATGGATACCATTGAACTAAATCATTTTCTGGTACATTTATACCATCCCTGTTCTTAAATGTACTTGTACACTTTAAGGTAATACCAGAGAAATCATCGTTGACTATTAAGGCATATGACTTGAGCTGTTTTTTGGTTTTTCTATACTTGACCATTTCAAACTCCATAATTCTTTTAATGGTTGAAGAATGCATATCAATTTTAATATTGGTTTCCTCAAAGGTTTCTCTCAAAGCTGTTTCTAAATAAGTTTCACCCTTATCCATTAAACCTTTTGGTATAGACCATATAAATTTAGGAGCATTAATTGGGTGTACCAAAAGTATTTGATTGTTTTTATTTATTAGATAAATTCCACAAGTCGTATCCATGTATTTTCTGTTTTTTGTATATATTACGAAAAATATTTTACTTTTCCAAATATTTCATAATATATCTGTATGGCTGAGTTTCATCATCTTCGAAATCGGTAGTTATTTTAAAGTTGAGTTTTTCAAAAAATTCTTTGGCATTTGTTTGTACGAGCAATGATTTTCCTTTTTTCTTACTCATGACATATTTAATTATTTTTGTTCCGAAACCTTTTCTCCAGAGATCTTTTTTAATAGTTAAATTACATAAAGTTATATAGTCATCTTCAGAAAAATGAACCCAACTGCAAAAACCAATTAATATATTCTTATCATACAATCCATATATTCTTCCATATTTCATCATCAAAGTCCATTCCGCTTCGAAGTCATTAGTATCAAATATTTCATCAAAGATTATTTTACAATCTTCAAAATTATTTTGTTTCAATCTTCTACATCTCATAGTATGTCTAATATATTGGAGTAATTTTTTAAATATTCATAATCTTTTTTATCATTTATATCCTTTTTCCTCCACTCTATTTCGTTTGTTGATGTCATTTCTTGTACATTTTTATTTAATGTTGATAATATTTCTTCTGCATTTTTATTCAACATTTTAATTTGTTCAGATAGGGTCACAAAAGAATTTTTTTCGAATCCATTACCAGATTTTTCCAGATTTCCACATTCGACCAAGTGTTCTACTGGTTTTGTCTTTTGTAGAATATCAAAATTATAAGGCCAAAAATTATCTTTCTTCATAAGAAAATAATTATTTTTGGAAATTATATTTATCCAAATGATTATAGTTTTAAAATTTACATGGATAGTGATTGTAATGCACTTATCAATTCAGGTTGTGGACACATATCGCTTTTATCTGGACGATAACTAACATGAGTCCAAATTCCCGGCTTACCACCTAATGCATCTTTTGATATATCCCACATTCCGGGGTTGTAATCTTTTGGAATGTCAAATTTATCACAAAGATAATTAACCAATTTCATAAGAGATGTTATCTGTTGGTCTGTGTATTTTTCAAAATATTGATAACTTCTAAATGGTGAATTGAATGTAACTACATTTTCTGGTGGTATCACTATTTTCGGATTTCCGATTTCTTTACCTGAGTTTGCATCCCATAATGAAGGATGAAAACCATTAGCGTCTTTTATTAATCCACCCCAACGACAAGTTTCTATGGCCACGGAACTTTGATTTAATAAAACATTTCTTGTTCCATAATCAGAGAATCCCTGTTGCTGTAAAAAAGTGCTTTTAATTCCTAAGTGATGTGCCCAATATTTACTACTATATAATTGATAGATAGTACCATTTCCATCTACTATAAAATGGGTAGCTACTCTACCGGGATCTTGAATCCACCAATTTATAACACCATTGGCGTTTGGCCCTGATACTGTATGATGTATAAGTATCTGATTTTTAGGAGTTTCTATTTTGTAATATTCGCTTTCTGGAAAATTAGCTTGTACTAATGTTGAAAGGTCTAATTGCTCTACTGACATAAGATGTGTTTTTTCTTATATATATTGATTCTAAAAACCAAAAAATATTCTTAATTAAGGTTGAGGACTCACGATGTTACCCATACCATTTAAATTATTATCAACATAAGCAGTTCCATTCTCAGAATTTTCTACTTTTGGTGTTTGGACTGAAATAATTTCTGTAATTACTTTGAAACTTTCGATGTTTTTTGCATTATCTTCCATTTCTTTTATTACTTCTTCTACATTATCTTTATAATTTATATTATCCATACATTTTAATTATTTTTTAATATTCAAAATCTTTTGTTGTGTGAAATATATCAATATCACCAAAATCTGTGTCGTTAAAATACCATCCACCCCAATCTGTATTTTCAACCGATTTAGTGTTCAATAATTTTTTTAATTTGTTTTTTAATGTCGAATTGAATTTTTTATTTGGGATAAGTATATCAATATCATGGTGAGATGTTTTTTTTACCTTTACCAAAACCACCAATTAATGTTGATTCTTTTGAGATGTTTTCTTGTATAAGTTCCAATACAGAATCAGCATCTTTTTTGGTATGTAATTTTTTGGTTTCCATTACTTTAATAAATTTAATTCTTCCATTCTCTTTTTCTGTTTCAGGAATTCTTCCATATATTGTTCTGGTGGTAAATTAGGATCAACATAGAATTCAATACTACCATCGGTATTAACTTCAATATCTTTAGCTTTTACTGTACCAGATTCAATATCTCCGATAACTTTTGAAAGATAGGCCCTTACATTCTCAATATTCGAATCAAATTCGAAAACAAATTCTTTATCATCATCGAACAATTTTAATTTATCATTCAAGACCTTCGGATCTATATAAATTCCTATTTTACCAATAGTCCCATTTTTATTAGGATAAAACCCATAAATTTCAAAATAATGTCTAACAAAGGGATCTCTTATTTTGAATATTGTTCTCATAGGACCATTTCCATTTTTTACATCTTGACTTAGAGTAAATCCTAAATCTCTTTTAAATTCTTTTACTTTTTCAAAGTTTCTTGCAACTAAGGATGAACAAACTATATTCATGTTAAGTTTTTATTTTTATAATGATGGTGGGGCCTCTTGTGCAGGTGGACCCCCCTGAGTTTGTGGTGGTGCTTGTGATTGAGGTGGTGTTTCACCTTCAGGTGGTGTTTCTGGAGCTGGTTGTTCTGGTGGTTCTGGTTCTTTTGGAATATCTATATCATTTTCATCTGGATTTTTACTTTTTCCATTTAATTCCGATATCTTATCAAGTATGAATTTTCCTTTTATATCATTCACATCAATACTATCTTCACCAGTTAATGTTAATTGATCTTCTAATTTTAAAGTATCACCATCTTTTGCATTTGGATTGTATTTTTTAATTATTAATTCACATTTATCCATGTGTTCTATATTTACCCTTATAATCACTTGATAATAAAATTCATTATCATTGAATTCGACCACTAAACTTTTTCTTGTGGAGATTGCCGTTTCTGTTTGTTTAATATCAACCAATTGGGCATCTTTTGATAGTTCACCTTTTTCGAACCAATGATTGGCTCTTTTTTCCAATTCTTTTATAATTCTCTGCATATCATAGTCGGCATCAATAAATTCCTCGAAAAGTTTAACATATCCTTTTTTCATTTAGTGTCAGTTATTTTTAGGTATATATAAAAAATCACTGTTAGAAATTAATATATAACAGAAAATTATTTCACATACCATGAAAAGAATTAAGAAATATGAAGAATTTATTAATGAGAGTGATTACTACGAGGTAGATTATGGTCTAATACCTGATAACATCTTGGAACATTGGTTATATCATTATGATTTATGGTGTAAAGAAAATGGTCAACTACCAGAATATGACAGCGTAGAAGAATTAATAGGAAACGGTAGTGGGATTGATCATGTTTATTATCACGCGGATATATACGCAAAAAAACATGGTTTCGAATTAGATGGACATGAATATATGGAAGGTGGTGAAGAAATGGAAGAATCTCTATTAACAGAGGGAGAGAGTGTAGATGTTGAGCGTTTGGCTCATGGTTTAAAATATAGGAATGAAACTTTTCCGGGGTTTAATCATCCGAAGAAATATGAGGGAAAAGGTAAACATAAATATCGTGTTTTAGCAAGAGAAGGTGATAAAGTGAAAGTAATAAATTTTGGTAAATCTGGTGAAGAAAAAAAATCAATAACCAAATTAAATAAAAAATATTGGGAAAATCAAACAACATGGAGATAATGACATCTAAAAATAAACAAAATATTATGAAATACATCAAATTATTCGAAGAATTCACAGAAAAGAAAGATAAATTAGTTTTTGTTTTGCAAGATAAAGATAATACATATTTTCAAGAAATTATGATGAAAGATCATATTATTACTTCAAAGTCTAAGAAAGATGCAAAACAATTTAAAACAAGAGGAGAGGCAAGTGAATTTAAAAGAACAAATTATTTACACGATTTCAGTGTTGAAGAAATTAAAAAGTAAAACATGGAAAAAATTATAAAATATAGTGAATACATAAAGTTAAATGAAGATGGAGACGGTGGAGGTGGTACAGCTTTTGCTACAGCCAATATCAATGGAATGGGTAATATAACAACAGCTCAAGTCGGTTCACTTCCGGGTTCAGTTTGGCAAGGTGGATCTGGTACTGTCGGAAGTGGGGATAGAGCAGCTTATGATATGGGTGATCGTTTTGATAAATTAGATAGAAAAAAAAGTAAGAAAAGTAAAAAAGGTAATAAAAATAATAAGCCAAAAGTTTTTACCAAGTTTTCTGATTTTGTATTGAATGGACCAAAAAAATAATTAATAAGAATGAAAAGATTTAAAGATTTCATCAATGAAAGAAGTGATATTCCAAAAAAAGAGGAATTTTTACAATGGGTTACTGAATTTAAAAAGAAATATTCTAATTTAGCTGATTGGGATATGTTGATGGAGATTGTTAATAATGACGAGGATTCTACCAATGAAGAATTGAAAGAATATCTTATGAGTAATGTAACAGATACCCCAGAAGAAGTTGTTGATGAATTAATCGAACATATAACGGGATTCAGAATTTTTATGACTTTATATCTTGGTTCTGAATATGATGTAGAACCAGAAATATTTGATCCATCTGGTAAGGCTGGAAGTCCAGATACATTAATCAATGTAGTGGATAGAGGATATGAATCAAAAACATTTGAGAAATTTGTAGAAATGAAAGATAGTGAAATTATTACATATGCTCAGGAATTAGGACAAAGATTAAAAAATATTGTCGGTTCATCGGAAGTATCTCCGCTCGTCAGGAATGAGGGAGTAAATGGTATAACCATAACTTTCTATATAAGAGGCAAAAAAGAAAAATTAATGCTATTTAATTATAAGTATAACGACTTAGGTTTGTGTGTTATTGATATTAATCATAAGGAGAAGAAATATTTCGCAAATGATACATATGGATATGAATATCCTAAAATACCAGTAGATACCCTTAAAGATGAAGATTTTGTTAAATATTTATATCCTGATAAATATTCATCAATAAAATCAGAAGGGAGACCAAATAGATATGGTATAAAAGATGATGAAAGAGTACAACCAAGTGTTGATAGTCATGGTAATTCTAATCTTGATAATGATTAAAATTCTTTAAAAAGTCCCACCATCTAAAAGGGTGGGATTTTTTTTGCGTTCTTCCAAAATATCATCTATTAATTTTGGATCGAACACAAATAAACCCTCGTTTTCTTTTGAACCAATCTTAGGTTGTGGATGATCAGAAAGTGAATCCCCAGATATATTCAAATTATCTTGTTTTAATTCGGTTCTTAATTCTTTATAAAATGTTTTCATTTTTGTTACGAGTTCATAATTCATTTTACTACTATCTCGAATTTCCTTTTGAAAAGCACTAACAGCCATATACATTTCAGCGTTAGTTGTTCCGGCATCTAATTGTTTCATACAAGAAACTAAACCACGTTTGGCACATTCGATTGAAAATTTTATGGTACAAATTGTTTCCGCATCATTTCGGATAATATTTGATATGTTTTTCTTTTGCATTGTTTCGTCATCAAGATATAAACTCGATATACAATCAAGAGTTTCTTTGGTTTCTTCTTTTATTAATTCCAAATCTCTTTCGTAATCGTGTGTTTGTCGTTCTAAATTTAGTCCCGGTAATAAATCAGGTGGTGGAGTAGGAAAATCATCCATTTCATCTAATAAGTCTTTAACATCATTTCTTAAAAATTCTAATTCGGTAAGTTTTTCTTCTTTATTATAATCATTAATCAATGTTGTATTTGTTGGATCTATTCTTTTCATAAAATAATCTATGTTTTTTTGTATATATAAAATAGGATCATTCCGAAATAATATATAGAAAGAAAATAACTGTGAATACTATGGAAGATTATTACAATTATTCTCCAAACGGATTCAACATTCACAGAGAACCATATGAAAATGTGAATGAATCTGAAAATGTAAATGGGTTTGATATCAGGGTTCGTGATGCATCAGGATATCAGAATAAGGACGATTATTATCCTGATTATGAAAAATATAGTAATCAGGGACCAAACGAATGGGATAAACAAACTAAAGAATCCCAAGATAAACTAAATGAATTAAAAAGAACGGTAGATGTTTCTGGTACAGTCATCAATCAAGGTGATAGTGATGTAATGGACCCTAACGCTTTTTTTAATAATACATCTCAGGTTTATCTTCTTTATGGTTTGGGTGATGAATTGAAGAAATAATTATCTCGGAAAATCTTTACCTCTTTCGGTGAAATGAACATGAAACTTTTTAGATTCAAATGTCTTGATTAGTTCTTGCTTTATATTTTCCAGATCAAAGTATTTACATGAAAAAATGTCAATGAAAACATATTTCTTTTTTGGAAATGTATGTATACTTATATGACTTTCTGCTATTATTACTATTCCAGTTATTCCTTCATCTTCAGGAACTAACCCAGAATATGGAAACACATAGGGTTGTGTTATTTTTGTCATCCCAATTCTATCAGGAATGGTGTTCAACAACTCAAAAATGAATTTGTAATCGTTCAACTTATCTACATTACACTCATTTAAATCTAACATCAAATGAGGTCCAAATCCGTTTTTTTTCATTTCTCTTTTTTAATCATTATTTTGTCAGTCCATAAAACATTGGATTTATTTTTTAAAATAAAGTATTATATATTACGAAAAAAATATGAAAAAACAAACTTTTTGGGATTAAAATTCTGTATCGAGTACCATTTCTCTATCCCAAGCGTAATCATATTTCTGAATTGGATCTATTTCTTTTAATTTACCTTGTTTTAAAAGAATAAAATCACCCTCTTTTTTGAGAATATCATCTTCATCATATTCGAAATTGAAGATGTTTAATGATGCTTCCGCTTTGAATATTTTTGGTCTGTTTTTTATAAGATTCTTTGATATATCTAATTTTGATTTCACCCAGAGATTATCATATGTATATCCGACTACCAGTTTTTCTATTTTTGGATTTCTTTTATCCAATGGTAAAGTTTTTTCCAAATAACCAAATCTATCTTTCTGGGTAATATATCCCCTCCAATATAAAGCAAATCCATGATATTTTTTTCTGACATCATAATTGATGATACTATTTACATATTCATCGTCTTTTTTGATTACTGAACCATCCTGAACCCAGAGTTCTATTTTATATTTGTCGATGATGTCTTTCAATATATCAGGTAAATTTATCCATTTTGATTTTCTACCTCTTTCACTAAAATGATTTTCGAACCATGAACTATCTTTCAATCTATCTATCCTGTTTTTCAGTAATATTATTTTGACAATGTACTTTTTTGCGTTTTTAATTTTATTGGTTTGTATTTGTTCTTCCCATTCCTGATGATAAAAATGAGTTCTTTCATTATCTGTACCAAGTTCCCACCCACTGTCTTGAAATGATTTCATTTTATAATTGTCTGTCAATTTCGGACCATCCAATTCAAGTTTAAAAATTGAAGTTGAGTTATCACCAGTATACCCATTCATCATTTTATTTCTCGTGGTTGATATATAGTGAAATTTATAAGATGTGATTTCGTTATTCTTTAAGACATAGTATAATTTTTCAGTATCCAATATATGATAAAGATTCTGTATATTTTTACTTTCGAATATTTTAAAATCTGTTATCATAGTCGAACAGGATTCATTTTATCAACTACATTAATTTTAAAGTTGAATTTACAAAAACCGAAAAATCTTAGGGTTTCTTTCAAATACATTTCATATAATCTAATGATTTCATCTGTTTCGGATACACTTATTTTTAATTGAGTATTTTTCGGATCTGAAAAAGTGTATGAATTAATAGGCTTCCAAGGATAAAGATCAGCTAATACTGGATTTTTTAAAACATCAATTTGAATGATATAATTTGTAATATCGGCGACATCATCTCTTCTACCTCTCATAATTCTTTCTTCTCTTTCTGAACGAGTTTTATCATATATTGGATCTGAAAAAGGTTCAATTTTATAATGATTTGATAATTTATCTCCATTGATGACTATTCTTACACATTGTTTTTCAATTTTTAATTCTGATGATTTCATATTAAAATTTCTACTGAGAGAAATATTTGTTTTATATCCGAATTTGAGAAATATTTTGTTTTCCTCACTTGTTACATATCTTGCTCGAAGTATCATGTCGAAAAGGCTACTCAAAGTAGTGAAATGATATAACACACCAATCTGTTTACTTTCAAATATTTTAAATTCCTTTATCATATACAATTTCTCCTTTTGAATCTAAGATATAGGAAATATCCTCTAAGGATACGGCACTTCTTCTACCTACTTCCTGAAAATGATCTATTAATTTGTTTGGTAGTCTATAATTTGGATTTGGTTTTTCAATACGAGGTTCATCTGGCCAATTACTAATGGTTGGATTGAAGTCAAGGCTAAAAGACCAACTTTTATCATATCCTGAATCTGGTTTAATAAAATAATAATTACTACGATAACTTATTTCAGTTCCCCAGAATGTTCCAGATACCCCACCTTTATTCATAACATGATCAAATTCTCCTTTTTGAACAGCTCGAATCACATACACATTTTTACCGTCAGGTGTTAATATTGGTTTGTCATTTTTCGTTCCATCAGCAATATGCTTTTGAATTTCCCCAATCGTTTCACTATCAATAATTTTTTCCTCAGAAATATTATTACCTTTATTTTTAATTCTTCTTACTATTTTATCATTATAAACATATACAAATTCAATATTAGTATCTTTTAATTCTCGTTCCATATCAATATTATCATCATAATGTCTTATGGCCTTCATATCAATTAAAATTTGCTTTTTTGGACCATTGTCAGTTAAAATTATATCATCCACTGGTAATTGATATAATTTCATAAATTTCATCATGATCTTTTTCATGTCTAATGGTGGGGAGTCCCAATTGAAATCTGGTTTATTAAAATCATAAAATTTTTTATCACGAGCACTAATTACGATTATTTTATTACCATTCTGATGTTCTTTTTTTAAAATTCCGTGTAATTTTTTACTCGGTATCCATGTCTTATAATTGATCCAATCAGCAGGATGGATCGTGCCGGGAATCATACTTAAATGAAGCACTCCATCAAAATCGAAGCTCACCACATTCCTTTTGTTAAATTTGTTGAATTCAGTAATAATCATAGAGAAAATAACTCAATTTTCTTTATATATAAATTTTTTTATCTCGCATAAAGATCGTATCTTTGTAGAGTCAAATTTAAAAATAGATAAATGACGAACATCACATTCACCGATAACATATTAATTTCGATTCTTCAGGAACTCCGTAAAAATGGATTTGAACCCGTATTGATCGGGGGATGTGTCCGTGATAAATTTATGGAAATTGATCCGAAAGATATTGATATTGAAGTGCATGGATGTACTGTCGAACAACTTGATAAGATTCTTTCCCGTCTTGGAAAGGTTGATTCCGTAGGTAAGAGTTTCGGTATTTTGAAATTCAAAAAAGATAATTTGGAATGTGATTTTTCCGTACCTCGTAAGGAAAATCGTCTTGGTGTTGGTCATAAGGATTTCGAAGTTAGTTTCGAACCAATGACCAAAGAAGAAGCCGCTCTCCGTAGGGATTTTACATGGAACGCTCTGGGTTTCGACCCAATTAACAATATCCTTTTTGACTTCTTTAACGGTCTGGAAGATTTACAGAATGGTATCATTCGTCATACTTCTGATAAGTTTAAGGAAGATTCTCTTAGGGTTCTGAGGGGTTTACAGTTTCAATCCCGTTTTGGATTTACTGTGGCACCTGAAACTTTTGAGGTCATGAGGGAAATGTCTGAAGAACTGAAACATCTTCCGAAAGAAAGGTTATCCGAAGAATTCATGAAATGGGCAATTAAGGGAAAACACCCTGAACTGATTTTTGATTTTCTTCGTGAAAGTGGTTCTATGGTCGTTATTCCTGAACTTGGACTTCTGAAAGATACTGAACAAGACCCGATTTGGCACCCAGAGGGTGATGTTGAAAAGCATACCCAACTGACCATGAAAAGGATGTTGAGTATTTGTGAAAGAGAGGGAATTGTCGAGGATGAAAGAGCCAAGTTCATGTTTACCATGTTACTTCATGATATCGCAAAACCACAAACTACCGAACATGAAGAAAAGGGTGGTAGAATTTGTGTTACAAGTAAGGGTCATGAGGGATTAGGTGCTGTGATGGCTGAAGAAATCCTTAACAGGATTGGAATTAAACCAGTGTTGGTCGAACAGATTGTAAAACTGATTAAGTTCCATTTGGCTCATGTCAACATCTTTTCAATCAACGGACTGAGTAGTAGGAAGAAAGCTCTTCTGAGACTTTCTAAGAACATTCATCCGTCTACTATCAAGGATTTACTCTTTGTTATTGAGGCTGATGCTCTGGGTAGGGATAATGTCGATGAAGAAAGGATTCTTAAAGTTAGGACTGAAATCGAGGAAGTATGGAATCTCGCAAAGACACTCCATGTTACAACTGAACAGAGGAAGTCCATTCTGATGGGTCGCCATCTGATTGAAATCGGGATGAAGCCGGGATTGAAGTTCGGTGAAATCTTGAAGAAGGCAGATGAAGCTCAGGATAACCTCGAATTTACCACTTTAAAGGGTGCTAAACTGTGGTTAAATCGTGAATTGAACCCAAGTATCAAAACTAAGTTAATGGTAGTGTGGGGAAAACTTCGTAGGTGGTAATCCCCACTCTACTCTTTTAATATAAAAAAGATGAACACAAAGAAAGAGAAAACAGAAAAATGTCCAATGTGTAAGGAATCATGCGGAAATGGTTATATTTGGATGCTACATCACACGATAGGATGTTCAATGGCCAAGAAAATATATGGTAATTATCAGAAAGAAAGAAAATGAACGAAACAAAAGAAAATCCTTTACTCAAAATCTTAAATATGAGCCGTCAAATTATGACAGTTGATAGGCTCGGTGGTCGTGATTCATTCTTTGGAATGATGGAAATTTTTGAAATTATCCTTAAAGAAGAACACGACAAATTAGGGGAAACAGGAATGTACCGTTTCAAAGGAATGGAACAATACGGAAACATTGTATCTATTCCACAAACATACGATGCTGTTAAAAGGTGTATTGATGAACTAAAATTTACCAAAGAAGAGTTCGACAAACTTATTAACTGGTATAAGGGTAGAGACCACGGTCCAGATACTTCAATCCTTGCTCTTGCAATTGAATGGTGTATTAAAGATAATAAATATTTTCAATAATAAGACATTAATTTTTTTATCTCAGAAATCAATCGTACCTTTGTATTGTCAAACTTAAAAAGGAACATACAAATGAAAAAATCAACCAAAAACCAGAAACCCATTTCGAAACCGACATCTGAAGCAATTCAGAGAATCAATAATGGTTTAAACGAAGTGTATCCCCCATCATCAGAAAATGATCAGTTTATGTTTCATGATTATTTTGATGAAAGAATGAGGAGAGCAATGGAAGATCCCGATTGTCAGGAAGAAGTGATGCGTTTAGTACAGTTTTATGGTTAATATTAATAGTTATTGAAATGAAAAAAGGAATTCACCCAAAAGAATACAGGGTTGTCGTTTTTAAAGATATGTCGAATGGATATTCTTTTTTATCCAAATCTACCGCTCAAACCAAAGATACTATCTTATGGGAAGATGGAGTGGAATATCCTTTGATTAAGTTGGAGATAAGTAATACATCACATCCTTTCTTTACGGGTAAAATGAAACTTATTGATACTGCTGGTAGAGTTGATAAGTACAAAACGAAGTATCAGAAATTCATTAAGAAAGAAGGAAACAATGGAACTCAATAAGAAATTTGTGGTTATATTTAAGATTCTAATAACTTATTTACCACTTCTGTTTTTACTGACATATTTCAACTGGTTTATCACGACAAAATTATTCGGTATAAATTATTTCCAATTGATTTCTATCTGGTACAAATGGTATCAATATCTTGGATTTATAATGTTACAATGGGTCTATTTCAGTCTGGTTATAGGATTAATCATCGGATTGGTAAGAGCCATTAAAAGAAATAAAGAATTTTTTCTATCGTGATTTTCATTTTTTGTTTTTAGTTTGACGCAAGAAAAAACCCGAAGTTTCGGGTTTTTTTTGTTTTATTCAGTTGGACATTCACATGGAAATTTTTTACAATCATCACATATTTTTCCTTTTTCTCTGTCTTTCTTTTTCAATTTCTTTTTTTCATTAACAAAATCAGCAAATCTTAAAATTGTTCTTTCAGTAGCTGGGGCTGGTGTAACAGGAGCTGCTGGTTCAGTTGTTGGAACTGTAGCTGGTTCTGTTTTTTCTTGATAACCAGTTTTAACTCCACCTTTAAACTCACTCCAAACCTCAGGTAATTCTACCTTGGCTGTTTTAATGAATTCTTCTACAACATGACCAAAATCAATACCCAAAACCATTAATTTCTTTGCTACCCAACCAACAGCGTAAAAAGGTACTAAAATCAATCCTAATGTGAAATAGAATACATCTTCTGCTCCTTGTTCAAGTGAATCCAATAATTTTTGACCGAATTCCTTAGCAGCGGCGTATTTACTCTTTACCAATTCTTGACCTACTGCTTGAAATGTTCCTTTGAATTTAGCGTATTTACCTTTAAAATCTGATGGTCTTTTTCTTGCGATTGCATAAGCACCCATTTGTTTATCATTTGTTAGTTCTCTTAATTTCTTACATAATTTCTTGTTTATATCTTCGAGAATTAAACCGACATTTAATTGGAATTTATCACCTGCTGTTTCTTTCATTTTAGCTATTTGATCAGCTACATTATCCCATCCCTCTTTTACTTTGTTCCAGAAAGCTTCAGGTTGTTCTGAGATCCATTGAAAAGCTTGAGAAAAATATCCAGCGACTTTATTAGCGATTTCACCAATTGCTGTAACTGCTTGTTGACCTAATTGTTTTCCTTTATCATAAGCTGAAGTGGCGACTTGTTTTGTTTTATCTATAGCTGTTGATACGGCTTGTTTTGTTCTGTCTACGGCGGTTGTACCTATATTCTTTACTGATCCTGCTGCTCCACCAATTGCTGATCCCACTTTTCCAGCACCAGTTTTCAATCTATCCCAGAAACCAGCTTCAAAAAGTTTCCCCTGATTTTCACCATATTTTTCATTGATTAATAAAACAGTGTTGTTTAATTTTTCTAAGATTCTTCCTAATTCGTAGAAAGCTATTCTGATGTCTCTCGTGGTAATTTCCATATGTCGTTTTTTATTTTTTCTATTATATATTAAAGTAAAAAACTCATTTTCTTTTTTTTTTATTGATTTTTTTATTATATTAAGAAAAAGTGAAGTATGAGAGAAAAAATAATTGAAATAGTAAACGAGTTTGGCCCGATTAAAGCAACTGAAATTGTCGTAAGATTCATGACCAATAATGAACCAGATCAGAATATTACCGATGTTCTTGATGAACTTGTGAAGAATGGAGATATAATTGAAGTGGAATATACTTTGCCTCAAATGAATTATTGTGTAAAAAGTATGTACTTTCCGAAAGGAACTGAAGTTCAAATAACAAAAGGTTTTGAAAATTCAAAAAACGAAACTTGTGAACATCCTAAAACCAGTAGTTGGGGTAGATTAGTAACTTGTTTAGTCTGTGGACATGAATGGATAAATAATGAATGATAAAATGAAATTCAAATAACAAAAAATATGACACCAATAGAAAGTTACAAAGAAGAAATTAGGCTTTATCAAATTTGGATAAAGAAAATGAAAAGCCAATATGGGGATTTGTCCGTTATGGCATGGGATGAACCCGATTATCAGGAAGTACTCCAGAGAAATTATGGATTGAAACTGGTAGAGAAAGTTCTTGGACTGTCAAAAGAAGAAGTCGAGAAGATAGAAAAAGAAGTGGAAAGAGAACTAATCTGACAGAATGACATACATCTGTCAATGGTATAATAATTGAAACAATCTTAAATCAAAAACATATAAAATAAGAAAGGAATATTATTTATGAGTAAAATTGTAGGAATCGACTTAGGAACTACTTTTAGTGCCGTTGCTGTAATGGAAGGCGGAGTTCCCGTTATTATCGCAAACAGTGAAGGACAAAGAACCACACCGAGTATTGTAGCTTTCATTGATAGTGAAAGAAAAGTAGGAGCACCAGCTCGCCGTCAACAGGTAACTAACAGTCCAAGAACAATATCATCCATTAAAAGATTCATGGGTGAGAAATACGAAAAATTGACCGATGAAATCAAAAGGGTATCATTTCCTGTTAAAAGGGCAAGTAATGGTAATCCTGTTGTCAGTATTGATGGTAAAGATTTCACCCCTCAGGAAATCAGTGCAATGATTCTTCAAAAAATGAAGAAAACAGCCGAGGATTATCTTGGTCAAACCGTAGACAGAGCAGTTATTACTGTTCCGGCTTGGTTTAATAATGAACAAAGACAGGCGACTAAAGAGGCTGGTGAAATCGCTGGTTTCAAAGTTGAAAGGATAGTAAATGAACCAACGGCCGCAGCTCTCGCTTACGGATTGGACAAACAGAACAAGGATATGAAGATTGTTGTGTTCGACTTTGGTGGTGGTACATTCGATGTGTCTGTTCTTGAATCAGGTGAAGGTGTTTTTGAGGTGAAATCAACTTATGGTGATGTCCACCTTGGAGGTAATGATATTGATGATGCTATTGTAGATTGGTTGAATGAGGGATTCAGAAAAGAAAATGGTGGTGTGGATTTAAAGAAAGATCCGATGGCACTCCAAAGATTAAAAGATGCAGCCGAGAAAGCTAAGATTGAACTTTCTTCTTCTGTTGAAACAGAAATCAACCTACCTTATATAATGCCGATTGATGGTGTTCCTAAACACATGGTTGTAAAACTTAACAGAGCCAAATTCGATCAAATTTGTGATCCTATTTTCCAGAGATTGATTCCTATTTCAAGAAAAGCCCTTGAGGATAGTGGTTTGAAAAAAGAAGAACTGGATGAAATCGTTTTGGTCGGTGGTTCAACAAGAATTCCAGCCGTTCAGACACTTGTTAAAAGTATTTTCGGAAAAGAACCAAACCGATCAGTTAATCCTGATGAAGCCGTTGCCGTTGGAGCAGCCATCCAAGCTGGTATTATTGGTGGTGAAGTAAAGGATATTTTATTACTTGATGTTACCCCTCTTTCACTTGGAATTGAAACATTCGGTGGGGTATTCACAAAATTGGTTGAAGCTAATACTACAATTCCAGTATCAAAAACTGAAGTTTTTTCAACGGCCGCTGATAATCAACCATCCGTAGAGATTCATGTTCTTCAAGGGGAGCGTCCAATGGCTAAGGATAATAAATCCTTAGGAAAATTTATATTGGATGGATTACCACCAGCACCACGAGGCGTGCCGCAAATCAGTGTTTCGTTGGATATCAACGCGAACGGTATCATCGAAGTCTTGGCTGTTGACAAAGCAACTCAGAAGAAACAGAATATCCGTATTGAAGGTTCTTCAAATTTATCCAAGGATGAAATTGAAAGGATGAAAAGGGAAGCTCAGGAAAATGAAGAAAAGGACAAGAAAGAAAAGGATGATATTGATAAACTTAATAAAGCAGATGCCTCAATTTTCCAGAGTGAAAAAAACATCAAAGATTTTGGAGAGAAATTAACTGAAAGTGATAGAACTACATTAAAGGAAACTCTTGATAAACTCAGACAGGCACATTCCATAAAGGACATTCCAACAGTTGATAGTCTTACAAACGAACTGAATGAAAAGTGGAATTCTATTTCTACGAAAATGTACCAACAGAGTCAGGGTGGTGAAACAACTCAACAACAGAATACATCTGGTGAAACTCAAAAAGGACCAAAACAACCACCAGAGGATGTTCAGGATGTAGAATTCACTGAAGTAAAATAATTTTAAATAAAAAAGGTCAGATTATTTCTGATCTTTTTTATTTTTTACATTATTTGTTAATTTGATTACTTTTGTCCATCCTCTATGTGGCGATTTTTGTTTACCATAAAAAATATCTCTCATGCAACAAGCATTTAAATTATTTTCATTACAAAATCTACTTAAACTTTGTATTATTATTGTTTTACCATTTATATCTGTTAATTCCCAAGTGTCCTTCACTACAACATTTATATGATTCAGATTTTTGTAATTTGGATGTTTATCACCAGATAATTTCCCTTTATTCTTTTCTGAAATAACCTTTTTTGATTTTTCTGACATTTTCTTACCATAGTTGGGGTTGTTTATACCAAAATATTTTCCTTTTCTCGACAAACTTATTTTTTCTTTTGATTCTTTAGACATTTTTTTACCATACATTCCAGAGTTTATCCCACAATATTTACCTTTTTTTGATTCAGATAACTTTTTTTTAACTTCCTCTGACATGGGCCCTAATTTTTTTCCTTTTCTTTTAAGAGACATTTTTTTTCTTGGTTTCTTCTGAAAATACAAATCCAGATTGACCTTCACCACCATCACTCATATTAGTTAAAGTTCCACCATTTTCAATTCTTCCTATCTTTTTGATGTATTCTATTTCCAGATTGTTGGCTATTAATTCAGATATATCTTTTCGAATAATGACATAATTTGGAAACTCATTTGTTTCTTTGACAATGGATTTTAATTTAGAATAGAATCTATTGACTTCTTTTTTGTATCGTACTTTATGTCTTTGTGGTCTATTCAAACACCCCTTTCCAACATATATTGGTTCGTAATCGAATGTCAAATTATCATAAACATAATTTCCCGGCTTTCTATGATCTAAAAAAACATATACACATTTAAGTTTCATTTCACAGGATGATTTCTTTTTCTAACAAACCACAATCTTTAATGTCATTATATATTAAATACTCAATATATCTGGATTTGTTTTCAAAATTATCTTCTAAGAATTCACAAATCTCAGTGTCTAATCTGAGTGATATTTTTCTTTTTGTTATCGGTTTTTTCATATGTGTGTCTTTTTAGTAGTATATATTAATGTTGAAAAGTCATATTTTTCCATTTTCACATATTTTAATTTTTTTATATTTTTCCATTTTCACATATTTTAATTTTTTTATTCAAGAAAATTGATTAAATTTGTAAAAACATCAAAATTATGAAAAAAATTGTATTAATTATCACACTATTGATTTGTGCAGTCAGTTTAAACGCACAAACTCCTTTACAAAGATATTTTAAGGATAATAAAATTAATCCAAATAATTTACAATTAAAGGATGAAGGATATTATCTACACAAGGCTGGCCAGAATTTCACAGGAGCTGGTGTTTGTTTTTCACTTTCTATTTTGAGTGGAATTAGCATAGCTTTTACTTTTGATGGGAAAACACATAGTCAAATAGTTCAAAATGATACATATAGAAAATTATTAATTGGTGTATCTGGTGGATTTTTTATATCGAGCATAGTATGTTTTTTTATTGGTTCTCATCAAATAAATCAGGCTGGTATTATTATTCAACAAAGTAAGAATAAAAAATATAGTTTAGTAACAGATGGAAACGGTCTTAAATTTAATTTTTAAAAAATATCATTATAAAATAACAATTAAAACAACAAAATTATGAAAAAACTATTTGTTTTATTTTCAATATTGATTTGTACAGTCAGTATAAATGCACAAGATGTTTTTAATTCAAATGATGAATCTTTTGAAAAACAATGGATAATAGGAGAAATCACAAATATCATAATTGTAGATTCCTCAATTACAAAAGACCAATTATATTCTCAATTACAGGATTGGATAGCTAACACATTCAATTCAGCCAAATCTGTTATTCAAATTTCAGACAAAGATTTGGGGAAAATTGTAGGAAATGGTTGTGTTCCTGTAAATCAACATCCAAATGTTTTTATAGGGGGGCTGTATATGATAGGTTATGGATATTTCACAATCAATGTTCAGTGTAAAAATGGAAAATATAAATATACAATTAATAATTTATATTTTGAAAATCAATACAATACATCAGGTAAAATTCCCCTACAACAAGAAAAATCAGGACAGGGAATGAATATACCTCAAAAACAATGGGATAAAATCAAAAACGATGCCAAAATTCAAATTTATTCCACAATAGAAAGTCTAAAACTTTCAATGAATAAAGTAAAATCAGAAAAGAAAGATAGTTGGTAAAATAGTAAAAACACTATTACAATTTATTAGAAATCCTCTCAATTTCATACTGAGGGGATTTCTTTTTTAAACCAAACTCCATTTTCAAGATATATAAGAAAAAACCTAATCCGATGGGTAGACCAAAAATAACAAACAAGAAAAAAAGCTTATCAATATCAGTTAATATTGAATTGGATGAAATATTGAATAAGATTTGCGAAGAGAAGAAAGTGAATAAATCAAAGTATATCGAATACTTGATTAAAAAAGAAATTAAAAAATTATGATAAGTATAATAGCTTTAATTTTATCAATCATAACATCAGTTAGATTATTTCTATTAGATAAAAAATCAGGAGAATTCATAATTAGTAAAGATAATAATAACAGGGTTATGTCTAAAACAGAAATGTCTTTGGATTTTGACATTAAAAAAATAAAATCAAATTTATATAAATTAAATATAAATGGAGATCTTTCATTATTCACAATAAATGGAAAGAAATGTTATATTAAGCAGACCTCAATGAATATTAATGAAATAGAAGAAATAAACATCAGTTCCCTTTTGGTTCGAGAAAGGATGAGCCTTAAAATGATATATGAAGATGAATTGAACAATGTTTATGAACAATATATCTATGTTGATCCTTTTAGTAAATTAGTTCAAATGAGTGATAGAAGGTGGTTATTTTTTGAATCTATTAGAAGAAAATATTTAAATGAAATTATATGGTAAAAGAAATTTACAACAAATCAATAATTTCTTGTCGAACTTTCATTAGTAATTCACCTAATTTATTTTGACCCTCAATATTTCTACAATTTGAACAGGTACAATTGCCCCAAAAATTATCATGCCAATAATTCCCCTCAACCAGTATATAATTTTTTGTATCAATTAATTTTTTTGATAATTCTGGATCTGAAAATTTGATTCGAAGTAATTCCAACATCAAATCCTCTTTTATTTCTTCCCAATCTTTTCTCAGGTGAACTTTATGTGGATCTGAACCATTTCTTTTTGCTTTTCCGGGAGTATCCATATTACGAATCCATTCATGTTCCGATTCGTTATCAGCTTTTGATGCTTGGAAAGCATGTTCAACGGTTTTATATTCTTTTCCTTTATAAATTATTGGACTAATATAAAAATTACTTAGAAAGAATTCTTCATCAATAAATTTATCAATCAGTTTTCCCATAAAATAATTCTTTTATTTTTTGAACATTATCGTTCACTTTTTCGGACTTATTTAATTTTTCAAGTATATCGTCTGTTCCTAATAATTTACCATCATTTCTCACATCCGAATAAATATCAATGAAAAATTGACTAAGAATCTTTCTTATAGGTTCATCAAGTCCTTTTCTTTCCGAATCGAAATATATCTCATCGAATTTTTTAAGATCAGCTTGTATATCTTCTTCTGTTGAATAATTAATATAAATACTATCGGCTCTGTGTTTTAAACGATAGTACAATCTTATTCCATCTTTATTGTAATAGACGATTTCGGACTTCTTAATTCTTCTACCAGATATTGGTAGTTTAATAAATTTATTTTCCATTTTCTTCTTTTTTTAATTGTTGTTGTTTATATTCATTAATTCTCTGTGATACTATTTCTCCTATTTTTTCTCCGATATTAAAACTTTCTTGATTTATTTGAAGAACATTCTTGAAATAAAATGCTCTTATTGAAAAGAAATCATATAATTCCTGTAATTGTTCTTCAGTGAAATATTTGTCATAGAGGGGTATTATCTCGTTCAGGACATCTTCTGCGATGTCAGCCAAGGAAATGTGTTCAATTTCGGGAACAGCCCCCTTAATCGTTTCTATTACATTCTGAATGAATTCATGCTGTGAATTAATAGAACCATTTAGATACATTAATTGTCTAATAAGGTTTTTTTTGTTTTCTGTCATAACATTTTATTCTTATATATTTAATGTATCTTGTTCTGTACCAAGTTCATTTAAAATATTTTTCAAATTTAAATTTCTATTATTGTTCGTATATATTTCTGGATCATATCCATAGTGAAGTTCACCAAATGTTTCGTCATCTACATATTCGGGAGTTATGGGAGATGGAGTCAATTCTTTTGACTTGTCGTAACTAAAATCTATATACATTATTGGAGCTATTTTTATTTGTGGCATAACAAAAATAGATCCATTATCATATGTTGTATGTGTTATTTTAGTCATAATATCATTATACAACACAATTGTTTGTTGTAATTTGATACTCCAAATTGCTGTTCCTTTTGGGATAAGAATTATATCCCCTATATTTAAATCTTCGTATTTTATCATGGATAGATATTATTTGATAAATATCTGTTTTCTTTTTCGAGTTCGATTATACGGGACATTAATTGTTCTTTGGTATAATCTTTATACTTTTCTGTATCAGGATGTAATACACCATAATCTTCTGGACAAACATTCATTACATTTTTCATGTAATTATAAGTATGTTCTGGATTATCTGGAGATAAAGCATCTCTACGGACTATTAATCCACCACCTCTATCATACCACACTGGTACTTCAATTTGATCTGGTCTGTCATAAACATCTTTTATAACATCAATAATTTTTTCAGACATATTATCTTGTTTTTAATTTGATATAAAATTCACCAGTTCCATTACAAATTTCACATCTTGTCGTAGTAAATGCCAATTTACAATCTGGACAATAAAAATTATTTGATAATGAATTGGGATGTTCTTTATTTGCTATCATCCAAGCTCCCCTGTGAGAACATTTATCAGCAACTAATTCTTTCTTTTGTTGATGATATTTTTTAATTGTTTTTACTGCCTCATTGTATTGTTCTTCTGTTATCTTTATCATTTCTTAAATTTTATTAATTACACTAATTAAAACAAATACACCCAGAAAAATCAATATACACATCACCATTTGAATATACGGGTTTAAATAACTGTTGGTACATATATAATTTTTGTTTGGCAATAAAACTTCCATCACCACCGAGTTCAAAAATTGTATGAAGTCGTATAAAAATCCTTTCCATGTCTAAATAGAAATAACATTCTTCTTGTGTCATTTAATAGATTAATCTTTGTATTTTACCAATTAAAGTTCTTTATTGTATTTTTTAAAATATTATATAATTGATTTGACATATGAAATCTTTCTTTATTTATTTCGAGAGATTTATGAATATCACCATCAGAATGTCTTTCTGTTGATGCTCTCCAATCCATTAACATTTCAACAATATCCAATAAGTCCATTCCATCCACACCATTTTCATAATGTTCTGGGTGGTGAGAATTATTTTCATAATGGTGGTCGAGGATTGGCTTTAAATCCTTTAACATCTGTTTATATTCGTCACTTCCATAAGTAATACTACTTAATTTATATGTCATTTCATCAAATCCAGTTTTTTCTGGTTCTTGAAGTTTTGATTCATCATGGTCTATACCTCTTTGTTGAAGTTTTTCTCTAAACTCCATCAGGAGATCTTTCACCCTGAGAATATGTCTTGTTGTTTCTAATTTACTATCCATTCTTATTAATTTTTTTTAATTTAAGTCTGATTGTCTTTATTCTTTTCTTTGCAATATTTCTTCCGTCCCAATTTAAATTAGAATAAACAGAAAGTAAGCATTTCCATTCTTGATCCAGATCCTTTTTGTTATTTGATAATTTCATGTTTATTTTTTTACATCTTTCTCAAGACAAAAATATTCATTTAAGTCAGTTTTATCATTTCGTCTTAACCAAATTCTATTATTGGCAATTTCATAAAAGAAATAAACACCGTCTTTGGCCTTATTTTGAGTACCATTGGGTGTCAGTGCCGTCACATTTCGAGCATAAACTTTATCTCCTTTTTTAAATTTATTCTCTTTGGTTGATTTAGTTTCACTTTTTAATATTGTATCAGAGTAAGAATCGAACCATGTATCATCGGCTTTTTTCAAATCTTTATTTTCGTTCTTATCAAAGATCTCATTTATTAATACGGGTGTTTTTAATTCTTCTTCTTCTTCAGATAAAACTTCAATATCATCTTCTGATACATAGCAGTTTAAATCTAAAATATTCCAACATTTTTTCCCTTTGATGGTTTTATCGTATTCACTTTTAATTCTTACAATATTTCCAATTGGGATTCTATGTGATACTGTGTCTCTAACAATTTTAACTCGTTTGTTTATCATTTGAATCTAATCTTTAAATTGTTCTTATTTTTATTCAAATTCTTCTTTTAATATATCAATTAATATATTTATATGATTTGATGTTTTCGGTAATGGAAAACGATATATCTCCCCTTCGAATTCTATTGTATCACCACATTCAACCTCCCTATATGAAAATATTTCTTTTTCACCAGAATCTCCATCAATATCAACATATGTTCTCTTTATGATATAATCATCTTCGGGATCATTCATCCATATCCTACTATCCCATTCATACAAAAGAATAGGGAATTTGAAATTCGCTATTCTGATTTCTTCATTTTCTTCTTCCATTATAATTTTAAATTGTCATTTCTATATTTCTCTGCATTCTCTTTTATTTTTTTACTTATTGATAATTCAAAAGGAGTGGGTTCAGTTGGTTCAATTTTCTTATCATCTAACATCCAATCTAATTTTTGTTTTCTTTCTTCATTATGATTTATTTCAGTTTCCATTTCAAGTACTTCATCCATACTTTTCATGTTTTTTAGGTCATCAATCATTTCCTGAGTCCAAAATTCTTTAAAAACGGTATATTTATTATCATCCATTATACCATTTATCTCACCTTCTTTTATTATACGAGAATGATTCCCTTTTAAATGTTGACCTTTCCACTTAAATTTTATAGGATACCAAAAGTTAATCCATTTTAAATATAATTTAGCTTGTATGTGTGTTCTAAATTTCATTTATTATTTATCATCTAAATGTTCCATTAAAAGCAAAAACAAAAAAATAATAATTATTCCTATTAAAAAACCTAATAAATAACCCATTTTGTTATTTAATTTTTAAATTTGATTTATATAATTCCTGAATGGCCCTTTTTCCATCTTCATTTATATCACGAGTTCCAATACCAGCAAAATTTTCTGTTAATACTGGAATTGTATTCATTTTATCGAATTCCCATTTATTAAGATCAAACATAAACCAACTATTTTTATTTTGATCAAAAACATAAACTGGTTTATGATTATCTATAGCCATTTGACAAGCCCAACCAGTTCCACCATTAACTATTTTCATATTTTCTTGAATAGTTCCAATGGCATAAATAGCTATTGAATTTTTTACCTGATACCAATTTCTACTTAATAAATTTTTAATATAAGATGATATTGTGGTAATATTTCTTTTCAAGGATTTATTGGCTATTTTAACATGGTCAAATCCTTCTTCTAATTGTTTAGATGTGAGAACCCATCTATTTTTTGACGAAGTATCATGACCATAAAAAGAATATGCTCTTGTTTTAACTCCATATTTTTCACCCTCAGTTTCAAAAAGGAGATCACTTCCAATTGCACCACCACTAAAATTACAATGTTCCATATAATCAATTCTCTTTTATATTATATGGAAAAAATGGGTTAAAGTTTTAATAGTTGACTTCTGCTCGATATGATTGATAATTATCCGATGGTTTTACTCTAAATAATGCTTTTGTTTTCATTTCTTTCATATTCAAAGAAAATTCAAATACTGAACAATCAGAAGTTGCTGTTGTATCACATCCAGTAATTCCAGTTTTAAATTGTCCAAAAAGTAATACTGAGGTAAAAGTATCCACTTTGGATGGTAATAAATGAAGTATAACTTTAACTCCCGTTACATTTGAGAGACTTGTAAGATCAACACAGATTGTTGAATCTGTAATTATTCCACTCTGAAGTGGTAAAGATCTAATTACATTATCATCAGTATCCTTACTACAACTACTACAAGATAATATCATTAGAAGAACGATTCCGATATACATTAATAATTTTTTCATCATATCTATGTTTTTTATTTATATATTATTTAATTCCAGTTGAATTGAAACCTCCCTTACCTCTTTCTGTATTATTTGAAAGAGTTTCTACTTGTTCCCATTCAGCAATCTCATACTGTTTAATAAGAATTTGGGCTATTCTATCTCCATTATTAATTTCGAAAATTTCATTTGATAAATTCACTAATAAAATACATAATTCTCCACGATAATCAGAATCTAATGTACCGGGTGTATTGATAATAGTAATCCCGTTTTTGATAGCTAAACCACTACGAGGTCTAATTTGTAATTCGTAACCCTCTGGAATTTCAAAGTAAAGTCCTGTTTGAATCATCTTTCTTTCCATTGGTTTTAATCTTATGATCATTGGGACTTCTCCCATTGGACTTTCTATCCAAGCCCTCACATCCATTCCTGCCGATCCACTGGTTTGATATGATGGTAATTCATTGTTTGATTTATTTACTACTTTTATTTTCATCTAATTCATTTTGTTTTACACAAAAAAAGCTTCAATCCATATGGGTCAAAGCTTTAATTGATTGTGTTAAAGTGTGTCGGTCATTTTATTTTTCTTTTCCTGTTACTTCATCAACTACTTTTAATTCATCTTTAACTTCAGTTTGTGGTTGACCAGTATTACCAACAACAGATTCTTCATCTACTGAAATTGCACCACCCCATACCACGAATTCTTGACTCAATCTCTCTGTTAAAATTTTATAAGCGTTGTATAACATAAGTCTTTCTTCCATCTTTGTAACCATACTGATGAATAAATCAAATTCAGTTTGAGCTCCTTTAACTTTATATCTGGTTATGTGGTGATATAAAATCATAAGAGTATTGATGTTGATTATAGTTCCCATATCGGTAACATTAACATCACTCTTAATGAATTTTGGATAATGATTCAGATATGTTTCTTTAAGTTCTTTTACTTGAAAACAACCATCCCTGTCATAATCTAATTTCTTTGTGATAACCTCATTGACAAATTTAAATTCTTCAATGGATAGTGGAAATATAATGTTCAAATTATTATGTAGCTTTTGAAAATTACTGAATAAGAAATTGGCTATTTCATAAAGTTTATTTTTTTCTGGTTCACTCATATTCTTGACTAATTCGGTATTTACTTCGTATTTACGAAGAAAATCTTTTAGTCTTTGTCTTTCTTTTTCAAATTGTTCGACAACTTCTTTCCCTACAAATTTTTCTCCTTCTTTCAAGATAACATTCTCAGCATCTTGTGCTTTAAGAGCTTCTCTTTTTTCTTCGGTTGGGTTTTGAGTTAATTCTAAAAGATGAACCATTTCAGCATATTCATCTAAATTAAGTTGAGCATCACTCGAAAAATCAAATTTTTCAAGATCTTCTAAGGATGTTTTAATTTCAGCGTCTTTGTATTTGTTGTATTCCCCTTCTGTTAATGCGAAGTCCTTTAATTCTTTCTCTTCCATTTTCTTATTCATTTATTTTTTAGATAATTCTTATCTTGATTTTATTTTCAATATCTTGTAGTTCTTCTAAGGTTAAATTGTTGTATAAATTTCTTACGATATCGAATCTACATTCATCATTTAAATTTTCAGTTGGTAATTTTAGACCATATGGTTCTTCTTCGACAATCTCTTTACAAGTGTGATCTACGGCTTCTAATATTTCATTTGTATCTGAATCCGATATATCATGATTTTCGAGATATTCAATAATATCATCTATGTCGTAATTAATAGCATCTAATACACTATCTTTTTCAGACAAAGATATTGAATGTTTTTCTAAATATTCCATGACATCTTCCCATTCGATTTCGTATTCCATAATTTCCTTATTTATTTTATTTTAGAATCTTTTTCTACCTTTTTTCCCACCACCTTTAGCGGCCTTTTCTTCTTTTTCCTTTTCTTTTAATTGTGCCAAATATTCTCGTTCTAATTTATTAGCGTTTTTGACAAGTTCCAAGGTGAATTTTTCAATGATTCCACTTGAAGTCGAAATTAACGGATTGGAATTTATTTTTACTTGACCTTTTTCAGCATCACATTCAATTTTATCCAATTCCTGACTTATAAGAATTTCTTTTTCTTGGTCATCGAAATTTTCAAAGAATTTTTCATTGAAAGTAACTAAAATATGAGCGTTCAATAAAAATAAAAACGGATCTGATAATTTACTTACCTTAATTAACTTCTTTGATTTGTCATTTGTCACAAAGACATACTTCACATCAAAAGCATGTGCTAAATTTTTTTCTATGTTTTCAAAATATTGAATAACATCTTCACTTGTTTTTTGTAATTCTGCCATAATTGAAAATTATTTTTAAATTTATATTCCTACTAAAATTAAAAGTTTAAGATTCTTCGTTTAAAATTTCATTAAGTTTCATTTCTCTCCATCTATTCACAGAATCTTCAAAATTGGGTTTCCAATTTCCAGCTTTATAATCGTATTGATCCATAGTACAATATGGTATTCTTGAACCATAATCACACATATTAGCTTCACATCCGAAACATTCTGATAAAGGGTTATCAATTGGTTGTAAATTATACCAATCAAAAATATTTTCCTCTGTGTATTCCATTATTAAAAAATCAATCCGAACAAAAAGATCATCAATTTTACTAATCCACCGATTAATATGCTTCCACCTATGATAGAAGCTAAAATTATAGCTGTATATAAGAGTGTTTGAGATCCGTGATATTTATATCGAAAAACAATTAAGACATTGACCGTATCAATCATATCTGTTTTTCTTATTGATATTAATTCACCAAGACCAATATCCCAGAAATATATTTGTAATGAACTGATATACTTTTTTACCTGATCATCCAGATAACGATAACCATATTTACGAACAGTTTCATGATTTTCTAATGGTAAATTAAAAACAGTCCATAATCTTCCATAAACGGGATCAAACTTCAAATTATATCTCGATGTTAATGTTGGTAGATTCTGTTTGATAATTTTACGATAGGTATAATAATTTTTTATTTTTCTAAACATATATAGAAAATCTTTTTTGAATTATATATCAAAAATCCGAGGTTTGTTTATAAAATATTAGGAACGATTACCTATTCTTGAAGCTGAACTCACAGTATAATCTCCAGAATTATCAACAGAATCTTTCTGTATTTTCAATAATTCTTGAATATTTTTATCTATATTTTTATTATATGAAACTAAATCACTCAATGGATCATACAATTTATCTGTATCTAAGAACGGAGAGTTGATAGTAGGAACTGTTCCCGGTGCATATGGAACTGTTACATTAGTAAATCTTGAAGAATTATCATCTATAACGGTTGTTATATCAAGACTTCTATTTTTAATCGTATCAATGGCTTTTTGTAATTTCATATCATCTATTAATGAAATAGTAGTGAATGTACTTGAGAATTTTGCCAACTTCTGGAAACTTTCCATATCTGTACCCCTCAAAGTGTCATCCAAATGTTTTAATGATCTCGATAAACTATCAATGGCATTTGCCGTTGTTAATCCCGCATTTGATATTTTCATTATAGAATTAGCGACTGATTCCAATTCAGATCCAACCCCTCTTGATGGTAAATTTTTAACCAACATACCAATATTAGTTGATATTTCAGGAATATTACTTTTTCCAGTATATCTATCTATTTTTTGTAGAAAATCAACTATTGAATCCCCTAATTTCGACAATAAACTAAAATCTTTATCACTTATTCTATCTAATCCTGTCATAGTTCCAGTGAATGCAAAAATAGTAGCTTGTACTCCTTTGGCCCATTCTACTGTTGGACCACCTTTATAGACACCCTCTGATAATTTTTTAGATACTCTGACAATTGTATCTGCTATCAAATATGTTCCAGCTGATCCGATTTTAAGTGCTAACCAACCAAGACCCAATGTCCCCATTATCATAGAACCCATTAATAACATTGATGCTCCCACCGTTGTTATCAACATTCCAGTAGATATCACCCAATCTAAAGGGATAATCGAACCGTATGAACCACCAGCTAAAGCCTTAGATATATCAACAATTGTATTAGCTATCATGTATGTGGCTTCTCTACCGATTAATAAAGCGATCATTCCCATTCCCAATGTTCCCATTACTAATCCACCTAATAACATCATAGATGTACCAACAGTTGTAATGAATAAACCAGTACCAGCTGCCCATTTAGCATCAGGACCTCTTGTATAATTTCCTCTTGATATTATTTTAGAAACTTCAACAATGGTATTGGCTACCATGAGTGTACCGATAGTACCAAGAGCCAAAGCACCCATTCCTAATCCAAATGATCCAAGAATCATCCATCCTAATAAGGACATACTTACCCCAAATGTTACTAATGAAAGACCAACTCCCTTAGACCATTCTAAATCTGGATATGTTCCATATTTACCAACAGAAAGAATCCAACTTGATAACATAATTGCTGCTGATACCATTAAAACACCAAGTCCGCCAAGTGCAAAAGCCGCGATTCCAACTCCACTCATAAACATCCATCCTAATAAAGCCATACTACCACCAAAAGCCACTAATGACAATCCCACTCCTTCTGACCATTCTAATTTTGGATATTTATCATAATTACCAGCTGAAAGAACCCAACTTGATAACATAATTGTAGCAGATATCATTAAAACTCCAAGACCACCAAGTGCCATTTTTACAGGGTCAGAAAATTTACTAATCAAATACATTGCTCCACCGAAAACAGCCAATGATAATCCAACTTCCAAAGACCATTCCCATCCCGGATATGGTCCTGTATAATTTCCGAGAGGTAATATATGACTTATAGCCACAATTACAGCGGCTATCGCGATGGCGGTCAATCCAAGTTTTAAAATATCTTCGTATTTTATACCAGCCTTCTTTAAGATGTAGAAAGATGGTGATATAGCTAATATAGCAATTCCAATAGCCAACCCTGTAACAGCCAATTTAAGTGCAAAGGAATATGAGAATACTTCTGTTTTACTCAATAACCAACTGGCAACTGGTATAACACCAGCTATTGCCAACATCACTAATCCGACTGTTACAGCTTTATCTGGGGTCATGTGTTGTACATATTTCATAACCTTACTCATTAAGAATAGAGTAATACCTAATGTTACCGCTACGAAAATAGCCGTAACCCCTTGCATTAATGATATTGGAGATATTTTACTAAATAACCAAGAAGCGAGAACAATTCCACCAGCGACGGCACCAATTAAAATAGTTAATATAGCCCCCTTTCCTAACATAGCGATTAAGGCCCCTTTCCATGTTAATTGAGATAATGCCTTGGTCATTCCATAAAGAGCGATACCAAGGGCTAATGAAGTGAATAGAACACTCCCAACAATCTTCATGTCTAATGGTTTAGTCATTGATAATATATGACTTGATGTAACTATGGCCATCGAAACAATTGGAGCTAAGAATGGTAATAATAAGAATCCAAATACTACTCTTGGAGTTATTTTTGTTTTTTCCATTAATTTAGACATCATGAATATTGAACTTCCAACAGCCAATGATGTGAATGTTATTGATAGGGCCGTTCTCAAACTTATTGGGGCAGCTGATCTTAATATCCAACTGGAAACAGTTATAGCGGAAGCGACAATAATCATCATTCCACCTATAAGAGATGTTTTCTTAATGTCGGGTTCTTTTATTTTCTCATTGACATAAGCAAATGTGGCCACCATAACCGAGATAGATAAACCTAAAGCGATAACAGAAAGAACATCCACACGACCAATAATTTTAAAAGCTAACCCGATTGCTAAAACTCCACCGGCTATCAAACCGATGACTTTAATTCCATCTACTATTTTATTTTTATTTTTCGGATCTGAAACCTGACCAAACATTCCAGATTCCTTTTGTTTCTTTATGTCTTTTATCTCTTGTAAAATCTTATCTTGTTTAGATTCAATTTTCTTTGAGGTTTCGTTTATTTCTTTAAGGTCATCAACTATCTTTTTTAATTTATCACCATCCATATTTTTTAGCATGGTTTCAACAATATCTGTATCCTTATTCTTAACCTGTTGTTGCAAAAGTTCGACCACTTGTTCCAACGACTTGCTATAATTGTTTAGGGATTCTACATATTTTTCGTCTATTTTAGCCATTAATTAGATGGGGTGTTTTTAGTTATATATTAAATGTAGTAGAACTTACTTCTTTAAAAAGTTATTTTTGATCCTATCTTTTTGTTTTTGAAGTGATTTTCTTTGTTGTTCCGCGTTATTAAGTTCTCCCTCAACATCTTTTAGATCATTCTTTGTGGAATCTAAAAACTCTTTCCTTTTATTTGGATCATCTGGTAATAAATCTTGTTTTAATGTTATATCATCCATTCTTTTGTTGGCTGTCTGTTGTCTGGTATCAATGTCTTTAGCTGCTTTTTCTAATTCATCTGTTCTGGTGAGTGCCTGATTTTTAGTTTTCTGTTGAAATTTTTGTTCTTTCTCACCCTCAGGAGTTTTTCTATCTTGATTGACATCTGTTTTCTGCTGTTCTTTACTACCTATTACATTTAAAGCAGTTTTCGCATCAGCTTCATTTATAAATTCAATGAATGTTTTTAGATTTTTCATGAGAAAGAATTGTTTTTCGTTATATATTAATTTCACAAACCACTTTTAATATATATCATCATGAAATATTTATTACTATTTGAAAATTTTATTAATGAAGCAAAAGAGAAAGATGGATTTACTATTTATTCTTATAGTGATGTAAAAAAGAATTGGGGAAAATATTTAAATAGATTAAAGAATGATGAAGTTTTGATATTCACAAATGGTAGGGAAAATGCCGGAATATTGAGAACCAAATTCAAACTGAATAAGATAAAATATAGAAAATTCGATTATTTTGAATATGATTTCATAATCAAAAAAAGTGATGTTCCTATATTGTTAAAAGAACCAAAAAAACATACTGTAAAATCTTTCGGTAATATAACCAAACTGGATTTGGAAAAAATAATGGCAACTTTAACCGATAGTAGTCAAGTGGGTTGGACAGCCGAACAAAGTATTCAGAATTGTTTGGATAAAACAGAATTAAATTATCCAATAGGATTCAAGAATATTCCAAGTCAGTTACACTTATTCAGATATCTTGATGTGGAAGATGAAAGTAAAATTAAACAGCATCAATTGGGTGTACATTATGTTACAAGAAAAGGAGATATAGATCATGATTTTCTGAATTCAATAATGGCGAATGAAGATCACAACGGATTCATTGTTGAAATAGAAACAACAAAAGATCAAATAGATGTAAATGAAACTATTATAAATAACTTATATTTTCCAGATGAAAATGAAATTACTCTGAAAGAGGATGGAAAATACAATGTAATTGGGATCGAAAAATTTGAGGATTAATTCGGATATACTAAAATATATAAATCACCAAAGTCATTTGATGCTTTTCCTAATACTTCTTTTACTTCTGGATTAAAATTAGATGAAGTACACGGTTTCATTATAGTTGAAAAAAGAACATTTTTTCTTATTATTTCAATAATATTAGATCGCTCCATTTCACAAATAACTGTCGGATATGGTTGACAATTATCTGATTTGAAATCTTCAATTTTCTGAAGGAAAAACCTTCTTTTTAATTCTGAGTTCATTATATTATGAAAAAATATCATACAAAGGTACGAAAGTTTATTGAAATAAAAAAATTTTTAGAATAAATGAACCTTTTTAGCGTTACTAACACCATACTCAACAATACTATCGGCTGTATCAGTCGTTTCTAATTCTATCCTATTCAAAAATTCAATAATTGCCTTTTCGGTATATCCCATAGCTTTCAGGGCAATAAAGGCATCATCTAATCTTTTATCATCAAATCTTGATTCTTCTGGTTTGAGTTTTGGTTCTTTTGCTTTTGAGACCTTTTTCCCCTCTTTATTTTTCTCAGGTTCTATCTTTTCTGGTGGACTTGATTGTTCTTCTCTTGGTGGCATTTTTGACCTTATCTTATCAAATTCCCTATTTATTCTATCCAATATTCTTTTTTGAATATCATTATCCTCATTGAGAAAATCTTGAAATTTCGTTATCATAATATTGGTGTTTCTTGTTTTTGTTCAGTTGGTTGTTGTTTAGTTTGTTCAGTCGGTTGCTCTTTTGGTTGTTCCTTAGTTTGTTCAGGAGTTGTGGGTTCTTTTTTCCCAGATATTTTCTTTTTAATGGTATCGAATAAGTTCGTTATATGTGTTAAAATCTTTTTTTCTACGTCAGCTGTATTATTTATAGTCGGTTTCGGTTGTTGATTGGATGTGACAGGTTTAGGTTGATTTACAGGTTTCGAAACTGGTTTAGGTTGTTCTACGGGTTTAGGTTGTTCTACGGGTTTAGGTTGTTCTACGGGTTTAGGTTGTTCTACGGATTTAGAAACAGGTTTAGCAACAACTGGTTTAGTAGTCGACACAGGTTTAGCAACAACTGGTGTGGCTGGTTTGGCAACTGGTGCTGGTTTAGCTGCTACTGGTTGTTGATTAGTGTTTATCTCGTTTAAAAAATTGTCATAATCTAATATCATATTTATCATTATTTATTTATAACTAACTCCTGATAAGTCAAGGAATTTTACACCAACATTATTTATTTGTGTTGAGAAATCTTTTTTAAGTGGACATTCATCGGAAAATTCAAAAGTTTGACCCACACCGACCTCAAATGGCTCAATTGAATTTAATTTTGTCAAATCAATTTTTATCATATTACTTCCATCTTTATTTAAACCATATATTTCAAATTCTGGAATATTTGTACTGGTAAATGTTTTTCCGGCACCATGTTTGAAATAAAGGAAGAAAATTCGAGCTTTATTTGTTCTATGTTCACCACTTGATGGTGAAGAAATAATGTTTTCAAAAATAAAATAAACCCCGACTAAATCTTTCGAGTTCATTGTCTGTTTTTCATGTATTATTTTTGATAAAAATTCAGGAACAAGACCGTTTTTTGTTTTAGATCCAAATGGAGTTTCATATTTTTGTGTATTAGGATCATCTAATTTTTTAAGTGTTTCTAAATCCTTATTAATATTATCTATGTTCACACTCCCCACATATTCGTAAACTCTTTGACCTTTTGTTTCTTCTAATTTAAAAACAGGTCCATAAAATTTACCAGATCTAAATAATCTTATCATTCCGAATTTTTTCAAATCTTCGGTAATACCAACTGTTGGTCCAAGTTTTGAAATTTTGAACAATCTATCCATCTCTTTTGTCTTTTCATCTTCAGATTTAAGTTTCTTACTTCCGGGATCTTCACTTAAATTATAATTTGACATATTTAATTTGAATGGATCAATCGCTGTAACATTTAAAAATGGACTAAATTCTCCCAATATTTTTTGAACTTTTATTTGCCATGGTTTATAAAGTGCAGTTGGTTGAGCTGTATCTATCCCACCACCTGTTCCCGGATTCATACCTCTATCATCTGGGGTTGTAGTTTTATGATATATTATAGCTGAAACACCATGTTGAACTCTCATAATGGCGTTTTGATTCACATGCTTAGTGGCATTTTCTTTCATTTTATCATTAAAAACTTTAGATAACTGTACAAAATTTATATCATTAACATTATTAACACCTTGTTTGTTTAAAAATTCCCCAACACCCTCTGTTGATAATTCATCACCAAGAATAAAATCAATACCAACTGGACTATTCCCTACTTTTTCATTAAGAATACTTTCAGTTGTTTTAGTAACAGCATTTAATTCAGACAATAAATTCTGAACAGCTTGTTCTGCTTTGTGAGTGTCTAATAGGGCTTTTTCACTTCCAGAAGCCGTGTAATTCAATCCATCTACTTTCATTTTCTTTACTGAATTGATAATATTTGTAATATGTTCTTCTTTATATTCTGTTTTTAAGGATATAAAATTATCACAAATAATTGTAATACTATCTATTAATTCATTTACTTTTTTAAATTGTTCAATTAAATCTTGATCACTTTGATCTAATTTATATCCAGATGATGTAATTTCAGTGATATTTTTGTTAATTTCATTTTTTGTTTCGGTTAAAATCTTTTTATAATCTGGAGTGTCGAATTTGATAGATAAAATATCATTTAAAAGTTCTTTCATTTCCTGATCTCTCTGTTGTTCTACTTCCGATGATTGTTTAGCAACATTCTTTCCCTCGTCACTCAGTGCTTGTGGATTTTTTAAATCTATATTGTTGGTTTTACAATATCTCAATAATCCGGCCAAATATTCATTTTCTAATCTTCTTTTAAAATATTCTAATCTTACGGCGTTTATTCCTTTTTTAATCATTCTGAATAAACCAAATATACCTCTACCAAGGAGAGATTCTTTTAGACCTGTTGTATTACTGAACTCAGTTCCAAGATTAACAGCCTCATACATTTTTTTGAATTCTTCAAATGGTGTTAAATTATTGAGTTGTATCATTTGTTGACTTGTTTTATTTTTAGTATATATTAAAAAGTGAAAATACAAAATTTATATATAAAGAAAATTATGGGTAAGACAACATTTAAAATAAAGATTACAGGATATCCTAATGGATGGGATGGTGGTGGTATTGGTTCACCACAATCAGAAGAAGCTAAGAAGAAACAATTGTCTATTATTTTAAAAAGATTGTGTTATATGAGAAGTGCGGAGAAAATTGGTGATATTGAGACCGTTAATCTTACACAACTTGGAAAATTAAAAGATCAACAGATTCAATTCGAAAAAATAGATGAACAAATGATTACAAAATTTGAAGATTTTATGGATTTTATTATAGTAGAATCATCTGAGTTCAATCAATACTTAATGGGTGGAGAAGTTCAAACACCATTTGGTCCGGGTTATGGATTTGCTCAAGATCCAAGTTTATCTATTTATAGTGATGATAATAGACCGTATGTTGATCAATATGCTCGTTCAGCCGGAACTTCTAATAAATTAATGCAGATGTCTCAGAAAATGGCCAAAGATTTATTCAATGATCCGAGGTTCAATAAAAGAAGTGATATATTCCTTGAAGATAGTGTTAATTATAAAAATATGAAGATATTAAGGATGGTTCAGAATGAATCTTTAAAACTTGATGTTTATCTGTCTTTTGAATTTAATGAAGAAGAATTTTTCGGAGCTTTTAAAAATTTTAATGGTTTGAATAAACCACCAGCCTTAACCTGTCCTGAATTATTGAATGAATCTCGTTATCCTTATATTGATAGAGAGTATTTTTTAAAATTGAACAATTATTTGTATAAAAAATTGGTTAAATGGTTTAAACCAGAATCAGCTCTTTATATAAATTTGAAGGACAATAATCCTGTTCGAGATGAAATGGGTAGACAATTCTTTTTAAAAGAAGGGAAAATAGTTGAAGTCTTAGGACACAACGAAGATCAAAATAATGATCCTTTCATTGTGTTAAAAATAAAAGATAAAACCTATTACATCGAGAAAAACAATTATTATTGGTTTAAATGGAGATTCAAACCAGCAAATGAAAAGAAAAAAGAGGAATGAAAAAATGAAAAATTTAAAATCTTTTATCGAATTTATTAAGGAAAGTTATTCAAGTGATATTTTTTTATCGGTAAAAAATATTCCAGACGGAATTCGTGACTGGGCTAAAGAAATATCAGGTAAGAACATTCAACAATATAGATTGGATCAATCTGGAAAGCCTGTAACAATTGGTATGCCGTGGCATGATGCTGATCGTGAAACTTATCAATTTTTTAGACTTACCAATAATAATGCAGTTCCCGTTGGAAATATTGTCACAAGAAGTGGATGGGAATCTGATTCACCACAAGGTTATATTGAAGGTCAGAAAAAAAGTGGAACTCTTGAAATTCCAGAGGGAATGATACTTGTTGTTTATGGTTCTTATCCACAAAGAGTTATAATTCATACTGGACCAAAATCCGAATTGATGCTACCAGATACATCGAAATCTGAGGATATAACTGATGAAGAATTGATAATCTTAATCGCCTCAAAAAGTTTGAAATCATTTGCACGACCAAAATTACAAGATGAATTTTATGATAGATTAATTAAAAAAGGATTATTAGCAAAAAACAGATCAATAACAAACGAGGGAAGGAATTTATTAACAAATTCAAAAATTAAAGAACAGGCCAGAAAAGCTATTGAAAATTGGAATAAAAAGGTTGGATATGGACATGGCTATCTCAGTGTAAATTTGTAAAAATAACATAATTAAAATGATTAAGAGATATAAAGATTTTATAAATGAAGATATTGATGGAGAAAAATTATTTCTCTTAAAAGATTTAACTGGTCGTGGATATACCGATGAATATTCTTTGGAAGAATTACCCGAATTAGAAGAAAAATTGAAAGATGAAACCGTTCTGGATGATAAATGGGATGAAACTATTACTGATTGGGGAGAATTTGCTGAGATTGGAGATGAATATATCCAAAGAACTTATAAAATTACCCGTATAAAATAATTATTTTAATATTTCTTTTAATCTATTTGATCGTTCTTTATTGATAAGATTTTCATAACCAGAAAGATCATCTCTTGTGGCAAAATAGAAATTTTCCAATGTAGATTGATCGTAAATATAAACATCTTTAAATTCATCTACACAAATATTTTGTATAAGTTTGAGAAGATCTATCACAGTATCACATTTATATGAACCCATAAAGATATGACTAACAAGGGGATTTTCCCCTTTTGATTTATATTCTTTCTCTCTTTCTTCTGTTATTAGCACATTATTTTCATCTACAAAAAATTCCTTTTTGTTTAAAAAATGTAAATTTATCATAATTGGTTTTTATTTTAATATATTAAGTTAAAAAATAGAAGTTTATTTTATAAATCCATCAAATTTGAATAATGGAAATTCTGTTTTTCCATCCACATTATAACATGGTCTTTCAACTTGATCTTGAGCTTGAACAGAAGTTTCTATCAAATTAGTATTATTTGATGATGATTTTGTTAAATATCTAAGAACTAAATAATTACCCATTTCTCTTGTTCCACCACTTTCTTTTGTGAATAATCTGGTTCTATGATCTTTAATTCCTCTGACCCCTACAATAGCAACATAATTATTTTCTGGTTTGGATAATATGGATTTTAAAATAGTGATTTCAAGTTTTTCGAGATCCTTTTTATCAAATCCTTCGAATGGTTTTTTGAGATTTAAAGTTTTATTTAGATTAGAGATTTGAACTTTCTTTGGTTCGGTTTCAACAACCTTCTCAATTTTTTTCTCATTAATAAGGGTTTGTTGATTTCTTCTAATAGTTGAAAAATCAGCCTGACAAATCATTCGTTCTGTCATAGCTCTATCATTAAGACGATAACCAGCTGGAGCCATTCGATAGAAATTTCCAGTGAACATTATTGACATTATGTTCATAGTTTTCATTAATCTCCATTCGTCATTAACTTCTTTTCTTTTATGAACAGACCATCCCTCGACATGAAAAGTTCTTAATAATTTATTCTTTGTATTATGATTCACACCAAGGGCCATTGGATAGATGGTACGAATACGACCACCACGCCATTTATCCTTATCTCCCCTGTAACTTATTGTTAATGCCATTCCATATTGAATTGCCTTAATAAGTAATGGTTCTAATTTATTATCCATTTGAGGAGTGAATTTCATCAATTTATTGATGGGAAAACCCGGTACTAAATCTTTATTCATTTGGGCTTCCGTAATTATATTGGTACTTTCATTCAATTTCCAATTGTATCTTGGAATGAAAGCAATATCAGTTAAGTTATTATAAGAATCATAAGCATCAAACATTTAATAGTGAATAATTTTTCTATGGGGTTATATATTAAAATCACAAAATTGTTTTCTGTTTGATGATATCTTTCAATATTAATAAAATAAATAGAGAATCAATTATATCATCAAACGGTTTTGGTATGTTCTTATGGGATAATAATTCATCTTTATTTTCTTTTAAGAAACTGGTCAATTTAATATCAATGTCGAAATCAATGATGGCTTTCAACATATCATGTTTTTCAAATTTTCCACCTGTTATATTATCAGGACTTTTATTTATAGTTTTGGTTACTTTTTTAATTCCTTTTTTATTAACTTTTTCAACTGTTGTTGACCCATATACCATCTCACAGGTTTTACTTTTTATAGAAGTTGGTGCCAAAATGAGAATTTGTTCAAGATTAGGAATTCCATCATATAATTTCTTACGAATCATTGTGGTTAAAGTAACAATATCGATGATTGAATTAGTATTTTTCAATCCATAATTATAACCTTCAATACATATATAAGTCTTTTTACTCTTATCAATATTACCATATACTTTATTGAAAATCATATCAGATACTTTGTCGAATTCTCTCAGTTTTATTATTTCTTTCTCACTATAATTCTTTATATCTGGATGAGTGTAATTAATAAACTCGAAATCTATATGTTCTAAAGTTTTTTTAATCCACACATAACTCTTTTTGGTGGTGGTGAAATTAAATAAAATTATTTCATCATTTCTAAGTATTGATAATCCAGTACTATTAACCGATATGTCTATTCCAACCAAATTCATAAAATTATTGGATTGCTTTTTTTATATATATTTGAAAAAGTGGGTTCATATTAAAAATGATAAGATTATTAGTTATAGATGACCATCCAGTTACGATCTCTGGTATTAAAACTCTAACAAAAGATTTTGCTGAAATTGTGTTTTCATCATTAACCCTTGAGGGGGCATTAAATTTAGATTCATCAAAATTTGATATTATTATATTAGATTTGTTGTTGAACGAAACTGATCCAGTTGAAAATACAGAAATCCTAAAAGATGCATATCCAGATATTCCAATTGCTATCTTTACTTGTGAAGATTCAGTGATTTGGAAAAATAAAATGTTTGGGGCCGGGGTATCATCTTATATTATAAAAACATCAGATAAATCGGAAATTAAATCCGCCTTAGAAAATGTACTTAAAAATAAACTTCAGCAAATAAAAAGGAAAAATTTAAAAAAATATGAGCTTTATTTTGAATCATTATTGGATAATATGATTGAGGGAGTGGCAATTCACGAAATGATATTTGATGAAAAAGGAAAACCAGTAGATTATACTATAATAGATACCAATCAGACATATGAGGATATATTTGGTTTCAAGAGAGAAGAAGTTAAAGGAAAGTTGGCCAGTGAAATTTATGGTGAAATTCCAGTGTTAGATCAATATGCTGATGTTGTTTTACACAAAAAACCGAAGAAATTTAGATTTTATTATCCAAAAATGAACAAACACTTTGAAGTGTCAAGTTCTCCTTGGAACGATATAGGTTTTATTTCAATATTATCAGATATTACCGAAAACATAGAATTAGAAAATACTTTAAGAGATTCATATTTATTCACGGAAAATCTATTGAATACAGCAAATGTTATGATTGTTGGATTGGATATAAATGGCCGTGTAAATATATTTAATAAAACAGCAGAAAAAATAACTGGATATTCAAAAGAAGAAATGATGGGAAAGAATTGGTTTAATGATATTCCGATATTACCAAAGAATGAATTACCTAAAGTTAATAAAATATTCGAATCTATTTTATCAGAAGATGATTCTACGGATATTGTTGAAAATTCTATTATCACAAAACATGGTGAAATAAGGTATATATTGTGGCAAAATAATGAAGTTAGAAAGCATAATATTATATCAGGAACAATATCTTTTGGATTAGACATCACCGATAGAAAAATATTCGAAGAAGAATTGATAAAATCCAAAGAAAAGGCAGAAGAATCTGAAAAATTAAAAATGGCTTTTTTATCTAATATGAGCCATGATTTGAGAACTCCTATTAATAGTATAATAGGATTTTCTGAACTCTTAAAAGAGAATGTGAGTAAAGCAGAGAAGATGAATTATTTGGATATTATTATCCAGAATGGTGATATATTGACCAATTTAATAAATGATATTATAGATATTACTAAGATAGATTCTGGTACATTGAAAGTTCAGAAAACAGAAGTTGAACTCAATAAATTATTACAAGAATTGAAAGTACAATATTCGAAAATCATTGGTACAAGTAAAGTTAAATTAAATATTGATATTGATTTAAATAGTAATATTCGTATATGTACTGATAAATATAGATTGAAACAAATTTTAATGAATTTATTAAGTAATGCTATAAAATTCACGAAAAAAGGGTTCGTTAAATTTGGTTATGAAATTTTGGATAAAAACAAATTGAAAATATATGTTAAAGATACTGGAATAGGAATTTCAAAAGACAATCTCAAAATTATATTTAATCGTTTTGCACAATTTGGACAACCGGGATCAAAGAACAAAGGTGCCGGATTGGGTTTACCTATTTCGAAATCATTAATTGAAATTTTGGGTTATGGTGATTTAAAATTTGATTCTGAATTGGATAAGGGGAGTACTTTTTATTTTGAAGTTCCCTATGCTATAAAGGATGATATATATGTTTCAGAAAATACCGAAGAGGACGAATTAATTGATTTAACAGGTATAAATATTTTAATAATTGAGGATGATGAAAATTTTATACACATACTGAGATCCTATTTAAAAGCAACTAATTGCAAAATTTTTGTTAGTGATGGTAATAAAGTTTTAGAAACTATCAAGAAGAATAAAATTAATTTAGTTCTTCTCGACCTTGGACTTGGAGATATAGATGGTTATAAAGTTTTGAAAGATGTGAAATCACACAATAAAAATATTGTCGTAATTGTTCAATCAGCATATGCTGTTTCAGAATTTAGAAAAAAGGCTTATGATTTAGGTGCTGATGATTTTTTGTCCAAACCAATAACTAAAAATCAAATGCTGAACAGTATCAGTAAACTAATTTAAACTGATCTCATTAGTTTTAATATATAAGTCAAAATAAATCTTTCAAAAAATGGATGAAATAGCTAATTTCAAAAAAATGCAAATAAATAATTATTTTTCAAGTCAATATGACCTGAGTGAAAGAAATTTAAATACGAATCAAATTAAAAATGATTTACATTCTTTGATTGGTGAGATTCCGGGTGTTGAATTAAATTATGAAACTGAAACTCTATTAACGGAAGATGGTAGTGAACCAGTTAAAAAAGAAAAATTAAATTCAGTCACTATTTATTATACTTATGAAGTGAATATGGGGCTTGATGAAAACAATCAACCTCTTGTTCTTCCTCGTTTTGATAAAGTAACTTATATGATATAAATCTAATCTTTTAATTTTTTTATTCGAATTTTTTTTTTAACTTTATTAAAAAATCAGAGATATGGCTTATTATTATGTTAAAACTTGTTACGAAAAAGAAAATGGTAGCAGGAAAAAAGATAAGAAAGTTCGTGTTCGTGTTCTTGGTGGACAAAAATTGAATGGTAAGGATTTAGATGTGACATTAAATATATCTTGTTCACATAGTATCCGAGAAGAACATCCTATTGGTTCTATTTTTGGTTGTACCGAAATGATATACAGAGAATCACCCCAAAAGACACCTTTTTATAAAATTAATGACAATAAATTATATTTGATGGAGTCTGAAGGAGTAATTAATGATGATCCAGAAAAACCAAATATGTTGGCTGATTATCAAGACAAACTACCTTATATGACTAATGAAGAAAGAAGGCTCAAATTAGATTGGATTCTTTCAGATGAAGATATTCCACTCACTTAAAATAATAAACTTTCATTCTTACCTACTTTATATAAGGAAAAATAATCAATCCTTAATGATTAATTTAAATTTGCTTATTGATGGGAATTATCTTTTACGAAAAAATATAAGTACTCTCTGGAAAAACAAGATCCTTTATTCGGAATTATATAATATTTTGGAAAGGGATTTCAACATTTTAACCCACCTTTTTCATTTTCGTAAAACATTTTTCATCTCTGATTCCACTGGTAATTGGAGAAAAGACTTTTATCCTGAATATAAAGGGACAAGAAAAAAAGACGAAGATATAGATTGGAAATTCATTTATCAAGAATATGGTGAATTAAAAACAGCCATATCATTCAAAAAAACTGTTGATTTACTTCAAGTCGATAGGATGGAAGGTGATGATATAATGGCATATCTTGTAAAGAATTTAAACAAAAAGGGGGAATCAACGTTTATAGTATCGTCTGATAGTGATTTATATGAACTTATTTGCTATGATGGATTAGATCTCAAATACATCAATATGATGTATAATTTCAAATATAATGATGAAAGGGTTTATCTACCAGAACAATATAATATGTTCACTGATAATATCGTTAAGACTTTTGAGGATAATCTTTTTCAAACAAATAATGAAATGGAATTCGTTGAATTTTTCGAAAAATTTCTCAATGGAAAAAAGACAGTTGAGATAAATAATGAATTCGAACTTTTCAGAAAGATAATGGGTCATGGAAAAGATAATATCAAATCAATCTTTATGCAGGGAAATCGTGGGATTGGAGATGCTGGTATTCAAACGATTTATACTCTATATAAGGGGACATATCCCGGCACGATAGATTTTAACTCTCAGGTATTTAAAGACAACCTGCTTGAGATAATTAAGTTTAGCAAGAGATTAGACAATAGCCAAGATGTTATAATTATGGAAAGATTGAAAAGAAACCTAAAAATCGTGAAATTGGATGAAGAATCAACACCAAAACAACTTTACGAAAATATGAAAAATTCGATAAATATCTAATACTTGGAGAAAGTACTATTTAGGTAGGGGTTTTTTGGATTCCAACATTTTTTCTTTAAGTTTGGTCAATACAATAGTAAGACTTGTGGTAATGTTAGCCAAAATTTCTTCTTTCATCCTCTTTCTGTCTTTTCTTACTGTATCGTCAAATATATCATTCATTATATTTGTTGTTCTCTTGGGAAATTCAAAATTGTATTTATATTCGTGATTTACTACAATCATTTTACCCCTATCCTGAGCGTCATCAAAAATAATGAAAGTATCTACATCCTTTTTCCCTTGAAAGTATTCTTTACTTACGATGTATTTTATGTGAGAGGTATTGGCCCCATTTGGTGCATCATAATAACGAATATTTCCTTCATCTTGTAGAGCTATTTTGAAGATGTCAAATCCCAATTGCTGATCAACATTCAGAACATCTTGACCCTCAATCTTTTTCGCGACATTTCTTCTATAATTTCTAAATCGTATTCGTAATCGTATGAACCAATTATTTCTCATGATTGTTTAATTTTTGACAAAGATACGACAATTTCATGAATAAAAAAATTATTCATATATCCTGATGTCGAACTTTCCGTCATATTTGACGGCATTTACAGTTTTTCCGATCTTGTAGGCTAATCTTCTGGAATATGTGTAGGTCTCAAATTTATCAACGAGTTTTTCGTTCTGAGTGATTGATCCAATAGGAACATCATTACCATTATCATCCTGATATTTAACAATTTCCACTATATATTTCTTTCTCTTGTTAAAAATAGTATTGATAAGTTCCTCAAATAATAAAATAAAACGATTCATTTTCAATAGGTTATTATTTTCTATTAGTATATATCAAATATAATCAGTTTTGTTTATTTTTTCGGTTGGATTATGACCCACAATCTGTTACCATCCAGTTTAGGCATATTTTCAATTTTTCCGACTTCTTTAAGTCCATCAACGAATTTCAACAATAATAATTCCCCGATTTCTTTGAATTTTAGCTCTCGGCCAGCGAAAAATATAAAGGCTTTAACTTTATCACCATCGTTGAGAAAATTGATGGCATGATTTAATTTAAAATTGAAATCATGTTCTCCCGTATTATAAGTCATACGGATCTCTTTCAATTTTATTTTTTTATTGTTTTTCTGATTTTCTTTGTCTTTTTGTTTCTTTTCGTAAAGGAACTTATTGTAATCCATCATTTTACAAACTGGTGGGTTTGCTGTTGGTGAAATTTCAATTAGATCCACACCCAAGTCTTTCGACAATTGTAAAGCTTCCGTTGTTGTGGTTACATATGGTTGAGTTCCATCTGTAAATATTAGTCTAACTGAATGAGATGTAATTTGATGATTGATTTTTTCTGTTTTTTCTCTGTTGTTTTTGTTCATATATAAATTATTTTTACTTCCCGATTCTATTTTTTGGGAATTGAATACAAATATAAGAAAATTTCTGTCATAAAAAAATTAAAATTACTTGATTTCCAAGCTATAGTTAAAGAGTTTATTTGTATCCTCAATAGCCATTTTTTTTAATTCTGTTTTTTGTTCTTCTGTGAGCTTTAGGTCTTTGGATATTTCTTCTATGAAATTTTTTAATACAAAGGATATTCTTTGTTCTTGCTGTTCTGACATTTTTCTAATTTTTATTTTTTTTAAATTATTTTTCAACCCATTCAATCCATGCCCTAAAATTTACCATTGAAGCCTACAAAAATATTTAACTTATATATTAATAAAAAAAAACTGATTTTTTGAATTTTTACGGTCAATTTAATATATTTTTTTGTGTATCAAAAGTTTAAGAAAATTCATTTTTATTTACACTTTTATAGAAGTCATTGATGTTGAAATATTTATCAAAAGCCACCATAATATCCTCATAAGTTAACTTGTCGATTGTATCTTCTATAAGCCAATTCTGGGGGAGAATGAATTTATCTTCATTGTCTTGTAAGTTAATATTCGATTTTATCAAACTGATTTTAATGAAATTTTTTACACTTTCAAATTTTTCTCTGGTTAAATAGGATCTTTCTTTAAAAACATTGATTATAGTTTCATTTAATTTTTCCACATTAACATCGCTCGTTTCGGTTGAAATAATTATGATTCCTTTATCATCCAGACGATCAATACGACAGTTGATATAATAAGCCAAACTATTTTTTTCTCTAATTGCTTTATATAACGGAGATTTTAATCCTCCAGATAGAAGATAGTTGATGAATATTATCTTATCGAAATCTTCATTTATTATTGGAGAAAGGTAAATAATAGAAGATTTATTTCCAGATAATAAAGGAGTTTCTAAGGTATAATCATATGTTCCTAATTTAAAAGTTTTTTTACTTGACTTATCATCAAAGGTTATATTTGTTGTTTCTTCTTTATATTTCTTTGATATGTATATTATTTTAGATGGATTACTATAAAACTGCGAATAATGTTCTAAGCATTTTTCCATTGTTAATTGTTCTATGTCCTCTTTTTTCCCAACTGAATTATAGTTGTTTAGTACTTTTCTATATAAATTGAGAAAATGATTTTTATTATACCTATTGAATAAGTCGGTATATTCCTCTAAAACCACATTTTTTTCTATTTTAAAAACATCAGGAGTTATTTTGAAGTTTGTGATTTTTTGAAGAAATTCATTTTTGAAATTATAAACATAATCATCTAAACCTTTGATATAGAAAACTATATTATTCGGTGTTGTATAAGCATTCCAAGTTATACCGTTTTTTTCTAATGAATCCACAAATTCATCATTCAAGTTTTTACATACTAAATGTTCTATTAAATGAGATATTCCATAAGTTCCCTCTTTTTCATTTACGACAACACCATTATAGACAATGTAGAATCCTGATAAGTCAATTTGATTTTGTATATTATATATCATGTCAGGGGAAGTAGATTTTTTCTTTTTATATATTAAATCAAAAATAGTTTTTTCTTATTAAAAAGGAAAGACACTAATTTAATATATAAAAAGAAATTACCTTGTTGAATCTACAATGAAAGACATATGGAACATCAAATTTGATTGGACTTTGAATGGCGACACTTGGTTGAGAGAAGAGAGATTAGATGCTTATTGGAGCGGGGTAACTTATATCCCAGATAACTATTTTAAATACCAAAAATGTTTATCTGGTATCACCTATCAATATGTTAATACTCTCGATGATATTTATAATAAAAATCCAATGGTCGGAAAGAATTGGTGTATTTACAATATGTATAATGAATTTGATATTATAAATAATTTCATGGTCAATATGGATAGTGTTGATGTATGTAGTACATCGAGTTTAGATTTGACCCTAAGATATTATACGATTGATAATGCTTATTTAAAGACGAAACATAAAGTCCTTCTGGTAAATCAATCAGATAAAACCCAAAATGGATTATACAATGTCGACCAAAGAGGATTTTTAATTAGATCAGATTTTATGGCTGATTCGGGGAATACATTTAGATACAAAGGTTATGTCAAGCTGGGTGATAATAAACACAAGGAATATCATTTAAAAAATGTAGGGGATTATTTTCCAGTATCATATCAATCAGCTGATTATATGTCGGGTAAAACCTATATTATAAAAAATTTCTTCAATTATAATTTGGGGGCGACAATACCAATTCCTAAATTGATTTTCACTGATTATGATATAGCAAGACACATGAATCCATTAAATTATTCTCTTTATACAGGATTCAATGTTTCTAATGTTCTTAATAATGGTGATAAAGTCGTGATTAAATATCATGATAACGAATATATTATAATACTTGATCCAGACACAACCAAATTTATTTATACGGGAATTACATCTGGAAGTACGATGTTTAATAAATATGATGAATGGTGGTTAACAGCTACAAATGAATCAGTTTATACTTTTGTTAAAGTGAGTTCGAATTTTTATAGTAATACAAATTTAAATGATTATGTACAAATTGAAATATCAGGAAATACCAGTCTTTTCTACAATACATTTATAAAAAGTAAAGACAATTCAGTTGATTATTATGTGTCTTTGAAAGATCCTATTCCAAATAATTTATTGACTGATTTAAGTGGTTATTCATATACAATTACAAATCTTCAATGGTCAACAATAGGTAATATCCAAACTATTTTAAATTCAGCTTATCACTCCAAATATTTTTATGTCGATCCATCATTAAATGTATCTCCAACTTATTATCAATATAATCATTATTTTGATTATGATGGATTACAAATTATTTATAGTGGAGTTTCTTATACTGAATATTCATTTTCTACCACTAATTCTTATTCGAAATATAAATTATATGAACATTTGAATTCGATAAATCCAACTATTTTTAATAATTCGTATTCTTTTTTGAGTGATGTTAATTTGACATTATTTACATCGGGATTAACAGCTTTTAATGAAATTCAAAGTTCGGAATATTTAGGAATGTATCCAAAAGGAACTTATGTGAAGATTACACCGACAAACCCATCTGATATGTATTTTCTAAAAAATCATACTTTTGTTAATTTGAATTCAATTTACAAAACATTGATTGTAGATTATGTTCCAAATGAATATTTCATTATAGAAACATATAAGAGTAATTCTGGATTAACCATAACAAGTATAGATAGTATTTATACTCTGACAGGAATATCGGAATTATTATATTCTGTTTATAAGAATGAAGAAAACGATTGGTACAGAGTTAAAGATGATGATTTAAGAAAAGATATTTGTATTTCATATTCCAGAATTATCGAAAATGATATAAATATAACGAAAAATACTACAGCTTTATTAACTCAAGACGATAATCATAAGTTCGTTCTGGAAATGTACAATCCTGAAAATTTAATGAACAATGGTGGAAATATAACTTTTAGTTATGATCCTAATTTAATTTACAAACCAATAGAATTGATTGAGATTGGTGTTGATAAACACACAAAAATACCAATTCCAATTTTAAGTGAAAATTTAGTGATAACATATGATTTATTAACGGGGGCAACAAGTGGAAGTACAACTGGAACGACAGCATATGGATCGTTTTCATTTAAGATCAAAGCAACAATTGGAATGGTGTTTAATTATATCTTACAAAGTATCTCACCAACAACATTGGATATAGATTGGGGGGATGGATTAGAAACCATTACTTTTAATGGTTATTACATAGGAAGTCATACATATTCCGCTAATAATTTCTTTGGTATAACCTTCCAAGGGGATTTACAGTATCTAAGATCAGTAACAGTAAATGGTGGTGGTATATTTATTTCTAATGTGATGAATATAAACAATCTAACATCTCTGACATTATCTAATAATATTTTACCAGATTTTGATATTACTGGATTACTATATCTCACCCATTTAGATTTGAGTAATAATAATCTTGTTGATGTGGATAAATTCTTTAACATACTTGATTCCAATGGACTTTTAAATGGGTATATAAATACATCGGGAATGGGAATAGCTGGTCTTAATGCTCATGTTACTACGATATCTCAGGTATCAAGAAATAATCTTATATTGAAAGGGTGGACATTAGTATATGATTAACTTTATAAAAATAAAAATTGGGAATGGCTTTTAAAGTTCAAATAGTAAATATAGAAAACAATGTTAATAATATCTTATTGACTGATGATTTAACCATAGAAATATTAAAGGTTAGATATAATTGGATATTAAATGCCTCCATCCGAAATGCTGTTTTAGGTTTGGATGATTATGGTTTAGTATGGTACATGGGAGAATGGATTTGTGGAGAATGGGAAGATGGTACATGGTATTCTGGAATTTGGCATGATGGAATTTGGAAAAAAGGTCGTTGGTTTTCTTATTTATTGGATAAATCAATGATATTAACAAAAAGATTTGTGATTGTTGAAGAAGATAAAATGTATTCTCAGTTTTTGAACGGTAAATGGTTAAACGGTGAATGGCATAATGGTATCTTTGGGAATGATAATAATGTTTCTGGAATGACATCTACACAGGTTACAACGGGGGCCCTTGATTGTCCATATTGGTATAATGGAAATTACTATAATGGATTATTCAAAAATTCAGTCTGGATGAACGGTGTATTCAATAATGGTACGGTTAAAAATTCATATTGGGTTAACGGGAAGTTTTATAATGGTTATTTTGATAATTATGAATGGTGGAGTGGTGGATTTTTCGGTGGAGATTTTCTTAAAGGTATTTGGAAAACAGGAACATTCAATCAAATAAAAACTAATATATTAGCAAGATTTGGAACTGAAAGTGGAACAACAACACTAACAACTTGGTATAATGGTGTTTTTGAAAATGGACAATTTATGTCTGGACTTAATATTGATAGTAGTGGAAATACTATAGCTAGTGTTGATCATAATGTTACTCATTGGAAAGACGGAACATTTAACAATGGATTTTGGTTCGGTGGTCATTTCGAAAAAGGATTATTCAATTATGGAAAATGGTATGGTGGGGTATTCAATACAAGTGCAGAAGATGCCTTTACTTCATTAACAATTTGGAAAAATGGACTTTGGTATGACGGATTATGGATGAATGGAATTTTTAAATCTGGAATGTTTTTTTCTGGAATGTGGTTAAATGGGATTTTTGAAAATGGTTTTTTAATCAGTGAATTTCAGGGAACTTTTACAACGGATTTACAACAGAATGTTGTTCCACAACCATTACCACCTCCACCTCCACCCCCAACTTATTCAATTCCAAGTGTCACTACTGTATCAACTGGAACTCCGGGATATAATTCTTGTACAGTCTCTTGTAATGTGACAAGTGATGGTGGATTGGCAACTGTTCGTGGAATTTGTTATTCTACAACGAACAACCCGACATTGAATAATACGGTTGTTTATGATGGTAGTACAGGAATAGGATCTTATACAGATACTATGATGGGATTAAATCAATTGACAATCTATTATGTTAGAGCCTTTGCCACTAATTCATTGGGTACAGGTTATGGATCTATATTAACTATAACAACTTCCTCATCACCTGCTCCAACTGTTGCAACTATCGGTTCTACAAGTGTTACTTCATCATCAGCTGTTTTAACTGGATCTTTAATTTCAAATGGTGGTGGATCTATAATAGATTTAGGAATGAAATATTCTCTTACTTCTTTTGGTGTTTACACTGGAACAGTTAAGAGTTGTGGAACTGGAAATGCCCCACTTAATTTTAGTGGAACTATTAGTGGATTATTGTCTGGTACTAAATATTATTATGTAGCTTATGCACAAAATATATTCGGTTTTTCTTATGGTGTGATTAAAAATTTCACTACTGGACAAGCACCACCTCCACCAGATTAAAATAAACAATATTTGAAATTTAATATATAAAGAAAATATCTTATACACACATTTTTGTGTAAATCCTAAAAAAATGATTAATTTATGAGTAGTCCTTCATCGAGGTTTAAAGACTTCGGTTCGATCATTATTGATGATGATCCCTTTGGAAAACGTATGAAAATTCAACTATCTGATATACCAGAAAATTTAAACATTAGAAATCTTTTGAATTATTTGAAGTGTAATGGTTGGATGAACTACAAATTCAACGAATATAGTATTAAACCGCAAGTCAACGAAACAGGAATATCAACAGTAGTTATATTGAGTTATATTCCACCTGTATTAAAAATAAAATAGAATTATCAATTTTGGACTGAATTTTTAAATATATATGGTTTAAAAAAAGAAACTGTGTATGTATAAAGACGAGATCTATTATGTTTTCATTGAAGAACATGAAGAAAAAGATAAACTTCATGAAGAGGAAGATGATATTGTTGATAAATTTGTTATTCGTATTTATAAAAATTCAAATTGGCATGTTGAAGCTATAAGTGGATCAGTTCCATATGATTTAGAAAACGAAATATTTGACAGAGAAGATGTAATAGATGATATTCTGGAACAGCTTCGAAATGTATATGATTATGTTCAGGAAATAAGTTTCCCTGAAATAGAAGATTATATGGAAGAAGATAATTAATATGTACCGTTATTACAATTATCAATCGTTTCAATTAAATCTTCAACATATCCTAAATCTTCAAAACATTCATCAAGCCATTCAATAATATAAAGAACCATATCTTCTTTTGTTTTAAATTCCTTATATTGCTTCATTAAAGATTCAGAATAACAAGTTGTGTAGACAATAGTTTTTGCTAATTGCTTTCTCGTATATCGTTCAGCGACTTCTTCTACATTATACCTATTAATATTTAACAACATTTGTTGTTCAACTGATAAATTAGTTACTTTATGAGGTTCGATTTCCATGTTTTCTGTTAGTTGAAGAAAAGATTTAAGATACTTCATTGGGAAAGTGTTTCTTTTCCCTTATATATTAATGCAATATTACGATAATTTTTTTCAAATAAAAAATATTTGGAAAAAAATGAGCTGTGAGACTTAATATATAAGTTTGAATTGTATTCAATTTTTTCAAAATGTAAAAGATTGCTAAAAAATAACAATAAAGAATATGAAAAATTTAAAAATGGAATTATTCGAATTTAAACAAAAGTTGGTATTCGAACAAGAAGAAATTTCAAATATCATCGAATCTTTTCTTTTGAATTTTAATGATTTCTCAGAAAAAGAAATTCAAAAAGGTTTAAAAGAGAGGTTAATGCCTTATACATATGATACAGATGTGAAGTCATTATTGGAAACAGTTGATGGTGAAATTCAATCTTTTAACCTTATTTACGAATTAAAAGACCTTTATAAGAGAGTTGAAAGAACCAATGGTGGTGAATTATATCGTCATCCGTTAAATGTTATATTGGAAATCATCCAATTACCAGATGACAGTACCAGAATGGAACAAATTTTACATGAATTAAAACTTTATGATTGGGTGCCAGAAATAAAGAAATTTGTATGGAATTTAACAAAAAATCCTTTGGATGTCCAAAATATGTCAAATTCTGGTAAAGGTGAAAAAATATTCACTTTAATAGAAAAAGTTGAAAATGGTTATATGGCCTTTATAGCAGATAGATGGTTTATGATTGATGACAAAGGAATTAGACAAGTTTTAGTTGAAGATTATGTAAAAGATGAAGATAGAGTTAGACAATTAAGAATTTTAGAGCAAGCTCTTACCTTAGGTGAAGTTGAAAAAGATAGATTCAATATCAAGGTTGATGAAAATATTGTAGTAGGAATTTCAACAAAAAATGATAAATCTTTATATGTTAATGAAGAAAAATTAGATCCAGAAACAACTCTTGAAAGTATTTTTGCTTCTCCAATTATTCCTTACTTAAAGAAAGATTACTTCCTTATGGTAAACGCTGTTAAAGAAAACATTTCAAATATAATTGAATTGGATATAGCTTTAAAGGTTTATAATATGTTACAACCGACATTGGAATGTTTTGTATTCAATTATAAAGACAATATGTATCTATATTCAAAAGACGCAAGAACAGGAAGTGCATTCTATCAATTTGAATCAGTTTCAGAACTTATCAATGAAATTCGTAAAGAATTAGATTTTGATGTTACACATTTCTTCGAAAATAAACTTTCAAAGGAAATGAAGAAAATTAAAACTTTAGAAGATAAAGAAAAAGTCATTGAAGCCCAGATTATAGACAATTCCAACGCTATTGATGAATTAAAATATGAGAAAGCATTATTGGAATCAGATAAGAGTTTGAAACTTTTATTCGATAATTTATTGAGAATGAGAGAGGGACTTTATCAGGAACTCAATAAGATTAAAGACGAAAAAACACAGTTTAAGAAATCCTTAGTCCGTTAATTTTTAGTTCTTAAAAACAAAAGACCACCGATGGATTTTTCTGTCGGTGGTTTTTCATTGAAAATAAATTAAACAAAATTTATAAAATGACATATATATTATAATATATGTCGAAAAATAAGAAAAGTTTGAAAATTGACCGATAAATTTATATTCCTTTTTAATCCTTCCTACTCCTATTCAGATTCTTTTATCTTCCTTGATTTTTATGGTATTTCACTATAAGATCAAAAAAAGCAAGAACTAATGTATGTCAAAAAAAGGATATCTCGATGAAGATGATTTTTATTATCAAATAGTATTATCAAAAGGAAAGGGATTTTTAACTAAAAAAGCTGAAATAATGATTAAATTAATTGGTGATAACACTATTGTAAAATTAAAACACCGTTACAAAACTGAGGATGATAAAAAAGATTGTTTACAATCTGGATTATTATTCATGTATTTAAATTGGAATAGTTTCAATGATAAAAAATTTAAAGTAGCAATGCCCTATTTCACTGAAATTTTTAAAAGAGGGGCAGCGGATGGGTATAATAAATTATTGAATAAAAAATCAAATCAAGAGGGGATTCCCACAATAAGTTTGGACTCTTGTAATGATGGTGAGGGATTTTTTAATATATAAAAATAAAAATAGTTTATGGGAAATAGTCATCCACCTAATAATAAAAAATACCATCAGGGTCTTTATGTTTGTATGAACCCAGATAAATATTTGGGAGATCTTGAAAGAATTTATTTTAGATCATCTTGGGAAAGGAAACTCTATTACTATTTAGACAACAATAATAGAGTTTTAAAGTGGTCAGCTGAGGGATTAACAATTCCATATGAAGTTAATGAACATGGAAATTGGAGTACACATCGTTATTATCCTGACGCTTATTGTGAATTTAAAAAGAGTGATGGTAGTACTCGTATAGTTGTTTTAGAAATAAAACCTTGGAGTGAATATAGAAATTTTGAACCACCAAAAGAACCTAAGACAAAAACAGCAAAATCCTTGAAGAATTACGAATATGCTTTGAGAACATTTCAGAAAAATATTATCAAGTGGTCAGCTGCTAAGAAATTTTGTGAAAAAAAAGGGATTGAATTTTATATAATAACACCTAAGTTTTTTGAAGATAAAGACAATCCAAAAGTAAAATTATTTTAATTTATGACATTTCTTGAAGAATGTTACGCTTTATTGGGAGAATATAACAAGAATTTGAAAACTTGTGTTTATGAATCTACTCATATCATTTTTGATTTGATTAACAACAATAACAAAGAGGTTATGGTTGCCAAACCATCTAAATTATTACCGGGTAAATTTTACCTGATAAAATACGAATACATAAGTGATAAATTTTATGAGGAAAAATATATCGATAAAAAATATGTACCTTCTTTGAAAATATGGTGTCCTATTTATGTATTAGGTTTCAGAGAATCGGAAAAAATAGTTCAGAGATATGGAAAAAATAAAAAAATGATTATGTATGCTCTTAATCTTGATTATTTGCCATATAAATACAGAATAGCCGTCTTTGATAGAATATTTAAAGCTAATAGTGATAGAATAGATAAAAATAAAAATATACATTTAAAAGGGGAAAATGTTCTAAATGAAGTTCCATTGAGATCTGAATCTTACGCTGTATATAATCTTTTAAAGATGAATGGGGGATATGAATATTCTTTGACGGCTTATGATCCAGATAAAATAAATAAATTTTCATCAGGAAGTCCAGATTTATATGCCATATCAAGTACGATTGCTCAGAGGATGATGTTTATTGATTGTAAATTGTTAAATAGAAAAAACATTATAGAAACATATAAAAGTTCTCAAATAGATATTGAAAAAGATAAAATTAAGGCAATATTAGAATCATTTGATAAAATATTAGGTGATTTAGACAGTGATGAAAAAGATTTATTAAAAAAACTTAGACAGCTCGAAACTCATTTCGAACTCTTTAAAGATTAAACTTTTTGATTAATATAAAATAATATATAGGTTATATTCAGTGGATAACTGAAATAAAAAATAATTTCAATTTGTGGCAAGTTATAGAGGTGATTATTCAAGTCAACAGTCAGCCCAACAAAACCCGACAATTTTCAACAGAGTTTTAAGAGGATTATCTAATGTTTTTGGTGGTCTTGATTATAATGATATGAAGATCAAAAATGCTTATGCCTTGGGTGTTCATGAAGAAACGAGTGATGTTTTATACCATCCCCAGAGTACAAATATGTATGATTTATTTACTAAAAAAACGATTGCTCGTTTTCTCGATAAGAAATCAATAGCCTATTTAGATAGAACATATTTAGATAAAAGAAAAATTCTAAGACAATATTCAATCAAAGATGAAATAAAGGACTTCATCATTCAAATATGTGATGAGTGTATTATATATGATGACAATAACAAATTTTGTTATATAAAGGATTTACCAGATAGTTACGACCAAACAACAAGACAAAAATATCAAGAAGTGTTTGATAGATTAATGAACGAATTCAATTTTATTGATGGTGTCGTTGCTTGGAATTATCTTAAAAGTTTATTGATTGATGGTTATATCGCTTATGAAATCATTTATGATGATCGTCAAAAAAATATCATAGATTTGGCCCCACTTGATCCAATAACATTAATTGTGGCTACAGATCCAGTATCCAATACAATGATCTGGATTCAATACCCAGATAATCCTCAACTTCGTAGAGTATTATTGGATTCACAAATTGTATACATATCATATTCTAATAATAATGAATATGGTGATACAAGTTATGTTGAAAACCTTATTAGACCTTTTAATCAATTAAAAATGATTGAACAGGCAAAATTATTATACAATATTAATCAAGCTTCTCTTTACAAAAAATTTATAATTCCAGTTGATGGTTTATCCCGTCAACAAGCCGAACAACAGATTTATGAATTAATGTCCGATTACCATGAAGATGTTCAATGGGATGAACACTTAGGATTGGTTATGATGAATGGAAGTACAAACATTCCTCACGCAAAAGATTTCTGGTTTCCATCAAGTGCTGGTCAAACACCATCATTCGAAATAGTAAAACCAGAACAAAATAATCTAGCAGAAGATGTTACTTTACAATGGTTCTTTAAGAATTTTAAAAGAGCAAGTAAAATTCCATTCCAAAGATTCGAAGAAGAAAGTGGTGGTGGTACATTATATGACTCAACTACTCAGATAACCAGAGATGAAATTAAGTTCAAGAATTTTATCAATCGTATTAGAACCATTTTTAAAGAAATTATTACTAAACCTTTGAGAATTCAAATGATTTTGAATTTTCCAGAATTAAAGAAAGATGTTGTATTCTTTAACTCTATGAAGTTAATGTTTAATTCTGATGTGTTATTTGAAGAATGGAAATATTTAGCCAACTTAGATAAAAGGGCATCAATAGCAGCCAATCTATCCAGTAATTTAAGAGATATGGGAGATAAACCATATTTAAGTGTTGAATGGATAGCCCGTAATATCATGAAATTCACTGATAAAGATATTGAAGAAAATGAGAAATATAAAATGATAGAACGAAAGAAATTTATGCTAGAGCAGGGATTAAATCCACCAGAAGAGCCGGGTGGTGGTGGTCCGGGTGGTGGTGGAGAAATTCCGCCTCCTGAAGGTGGTGCCCCTGAAGGTGGTGCTCAAGGTGGTGTTGGTGGTCCTCAGGGTGGTGCACCGCAAGGTGGTGTTGGTGGTCCTCAGGGTGGTGCACCGCAAGGTGGTGTTCCTCAGGGTGGCCCAGCTGGTGGACCTCAGGGTGGAGGTGGTCAGGCCGGTGGACAAGGACAAGGTGGTGGACAAACACCCACTATCTAAGATTTTAATTTTTTTAAGGTATCACTTATCTTTTGTTTTATTATATCACTCTTGGAGGGATTATCAACCCCCCAATTTTTCATGCTTGTTTCTTGCCTTTTACCTTCCGAACATTGTCTACACATATATTTATCACCATATCTTTTATACTCAAAATATTTCATTTTTCTAATTTTTTTACAATTATCACAAGAAACATCAACTTCACAATGACTATTTTCGGGTAAATCTCCCACAAATACACTAAGGGTATCCATCATTTCAGCATCGTATCCTTTTTTACGAAAAAATCCGATATTTCTTTTCGTAATTACAATCTGAACAATCTTTGAAATTAGCATGCTTTAAAGGGTTTTCTTGTTATATATTAATCAGTTGAGGTCAAACATATCTTTTTAATGGAAAAATACCATATTATTTGGTGAATATATATAAAAAAAGCATTGAAACCATAGACTATGAAAAATGTAATAATAATTGATAATACATTGGGTGGTCTGGAGAAAATCAATGAGGTCGTAAGTAGTAAGGGTAATATCCTATATATCATGAAGGGTATTTTTACAGAATTCAATATTAGAAATAGAAATGACAGGATTTACACCGCAGAGAAATTCTTACCCCATCTTAGTGAATTATTAGAAAGAAAAAAACTGTTAAAAGTTGTCTATGGAGAGTTTGATCATCCAGATGTATTTGATACTAGCTTAACTCGTATTTCTCATACAATTCAAAATGCTTGGTTTATAAAGGAAACCAATAGAGTTGATGGAGAAATTAAATTAACTAATACCTTTTATGGAAAGGAAGCACAAGCTCTTGTAGATGATGACCTACCTATTTTCGTTTCCAGTAGAGCTGCCGGTGTAACAGAATCGAATGGTGAAGTAACAATTAAAAAGTTATTCACCTATGATTGTGTTGCAGACCCCGGATTTAGTTCAGCCCGAATGGAATTGAAAAACATGAATGAATCATTGGGATTCAATGAAAATTTAAACTTCAGGATATTCGATATATCTGAGGAGTCAAAAATAAATGAATTGTTCAATATGGAAAAAAACGAAATTGGAACTCAGACAAAATTGGAAGAGTTCAAATCCTATTTAGACAGTGAGTTATTGAAAACAAAAAATTCCATTGAAGAAACTCTTAATTCAAAGAATTTCGATCCGGAAAAACTCTCTCGCCTTTATGAAGAATTCGAAACATTATCCGAGGGTCAAAAAAGAATGGCCGAATATCTTGATCAGATAGCAGACGCGATTAATGTTTTAGTTCAAGAAAACAAACAGTTGAAGAAAACAAACGACAAACTGGAAGAAAGAGTTGAGAAAAACAAAGAAAAAACAAAACTCATTATCGAACACAACGACCACATCGCAGAAGCAGTCGAAAAAACAATTGGTTATATTGATTATTTAGCAGGTACAACCGACCAAGTTATTGATTATCAAAAATACATCGCTGAAAAGTTAGATAACGGTATTAGTTTTATCGAATATGTAGCTGAACAGACTGAAAACACTATTAAATATAGTGAATACATCGCTGAAAACTTTGATAAGATAGCTGATTACGCTGATTATATCGCAGAACATCTCGATAAGAACATTATGTACGCTGAATATGTAGCCGAAACGGTTGACAATCTTGTTGATTACGCCGATTACATCAGTGAAAGTGCAGAAAAGATTGTTGATTATACTCAATACATCGCCGAGCATGTAGATAACGCTATCAGATATGGTGAATATGTAGCAGAACAAACTGATAACGGTATCCGTTATTCAGAAATGTTGGCTGAAAATCTTACCGATTCTATCGCTTATCAAAAATATGAAGCAGAAGTCATTGATAGACACATTGACTACACAAAGAGAGTTGTTGAGAAATTAGGTGTTACTGAAGCCATTGGTGATATGACAACTGATGATCCTTCAAATTATTATGAAGATAAACCAGAAGAAAAACCAGCAGATGGTGCAACAGAAGAACCTAAGGTTGAAGAACCGGCTCAGGAAACACCTCCAGCTGAAGAAAAACCAGCTCAGGAAGCACCAGTACAAGGTGAAACACCACCAGTAGAAGAAACACCAGCTCAGGATGCTGAAGGTGTAAATACTGAGGAAGTTCCACCACAAGAAGAAACAGGTTTAGGTATTACTCCGGGTATGATTGTTACTGTTAAGGGAGATAAAGATGAAGAAACAGCACAACCAGAAGGTACTGAAGGAGCTACTGAAGAACCAACTCGTACAGGTGAAGTTCTCGCAACAGATGATACTACAAAAATTGTAGTTGTAAAAATGGGAGATACTGGCGAAGAAGTTGAAGTCGAAGAAAGTAGACTTACAATTTTAGGTACAACCAAAATTTACGAAAATACGAATCAGATAACAAAAGACATAAAGAAACTCATCGAAGCCGCTAAAAAACGCGAAGCCGCTAAGACAGAAGATCCTCACTTCTTATTATTCTTACCTGAAAAGAAGAAAGCCGCTTATTATGGTTTAACTCCAGAAGATAAGGAAAAAGTAAACTTTGTCATGAACGAAAACAAGGGAAATTATTCAAACGAAAGTGATGTTCTTATATTAATGCAGAAAGCATTGTTCAAACCAACCAGATCATTAAATGAAACATTGGTTGAAAATATTCCAAGTGACTTACAGCCAATTTGGGAAAAATTAAATCCGAAAGTACAAGAAAGTATTTTAGATACAGCACAATTCTATACTGACTTAACTACGGAGAAAAAAGTAGAATCATTCTGGTTAACCAGAGATCTTCTACAATATGCACAAGCTAACACAGGAAAGAAAGTATTGAATGAAAACATAAATACATACGATAATTATTCACTTTCTGATGAACAAGTTGAGCATATGAAAAATGTTCTTAACAGATACTAAATCTGTTAAAATTATATGTTTAATTACCACTAATTCAGGTAAAATGGAAAAAAGTGAGTTTTTTGATTAAATATATAAATAAAAAAATAATAAAAAAATAAACTATGACACACTTTATAGTAGACAAAGCAAAAGCTTTAAAGAAATGGACACCAATCCTCGAAGCCTTAAAAGTAAAGGACGAAGAAAAAAGAGAATGGATGGCCGAATACGCTGAAATGCACCAGCTTCATATCAATGAAAACGTGGCATATGTCAACCTTAACCAAAACGGTATGGGTAACATTTTAGCTCCAACAGTTGGAACTATCCCATCTTCAGTATGGCAAGCAGGTGCTGGTAACATCGGTAGTGGTGATGTTGCACAGAATTTACTTCCAGTATCAATGAAGATCGCAGCTCAAACAATCGGTTTAGATTTAGTAGCTGTAAAACCAACCGCTTCTCCAAGAATTGAGTTGTTATTCGTAGATTTCAAATACGATAATGCTTATGGTGATGGATCTCGTGAAGATCAAGAAGCTGAACAAAGACCATTGGTTTTCAAATTACAAGGTGGTGGTGCAACAGCAGCTACTATTACAGCAGCTATCATCGCTGATTTGAAATGGCAATTAGGTGTTTATCAGATTCAAGAAAGAATTGGTGGAATTGATAAGAGAACTTGGGTTTATTTAGGTAGTGACACAACCTTTGGTGGTAGTGGTAAAACCTTAATAAGTGGTCCGGGAACAGCATCAAAAGTAAACTGGTTGGAATTCTTAGGATTCTCCAGAATTGATGGATTACCAATTTTCAGATGTTATCGTCAAGCTGGTTTCTCAGTTGGTCCAGTATTACCACAAGATGGTTCAGCTTGGACAGCAGCTAAGAATACATTTGACCAAACTACAGCCATGACAACTACTTTAATCGGTGGTTTCGTCTACGCTTCAGGTACAACTACATCAGTTGTTCCAACTTGGACAAGTTATATCACTGGTGCCACAATCACATTGGTTTCCTTATTGGAAGATCAATTACCGGGATTTTCAGCAGGACAAAATGGTTTCGAAGATGCATGGTCAGCTCAAGCAGCCGCAGACAGAGATAACTACAAGTCAAACGGTGGTGGTGCAATGAACAGATATCAGGATGAAAAGACCTATCCGGGTGTTATTGGTCCTGACGTATTCACAAAAGTTGTTACCGTTGGTGACATCGAAATCAGTTCAGCTTTAAAGAGAACTCAAATTGAGGATATTAAAGCCGCTACTGGAATGGACATCGTTCAGAAATTGGAAGGTGTTCTTATCAATGAATTAACTCAGGTTATTTCAAAAGAAATCGTAGCTAAGATCAGAAGTTTGGCAGCTAAGAACAGAATTTCAAACACCTGTCCAAAGAACGCAGACGGAACAAGTAAATTTGACTTCAATGTTGATACCTACTTGTCAGCAACTGGTTACGCACCGGGTGGTGAAACAACCCACACAATTCAAAGAAAGTTAGTTGCCAAGATCAACAACGCTTCTAACTTCATCGCTACTGATGGTAGAATTGGACCAGCTCAATATTTAGTAACAAACGGTAACATCGCTTCCGTATTACAAGATATCGCTGGTTACACACTTAACCCAACCAATGTTGGTAAATTAAACACCAACGGTCAGTTATACCCAATGGGTAACATCGGTAACATCCAAATTTATGTAGATCCTTACATGAGATGGGATGACAATCAAATCTTCGTAGGAAGAAAGAACACAATTGACCAGCCGGGTCTTGTTTTCATTCCTTATTTGATGGCACAGTCTATCAGTTTAATCAGTGAAGCAACATGGGCACCAAGAATGTTAATCCGTTCAAGATACGCAGTATCTGATATCGGTTTCTTCCCAGAAAAACAATACATGAGTATTAAAGTTACTGATACACATGGTTACTTAATCTAATAGTAGGTTTAATTACCATATACAAAAAAGTCGGACTCAGTTCCGACTTTTTTTTGCTCAAAACTTTGTTGTGAAAAAATGATATAATAGATATGAAAAAGAAAGAAAAAGAAAGAACATTTTTAGTCATTTATCAAGAAGTAATGGATGGTGAAATATTCATTAATAGAATGACATCTTCTGAAATCGAACATAAATTTAATTCGATAGCAAGAGATTATAAATTTTATCCACAAGACTCATTCGCTATTATAGATGGTGATGTGATTAAAAGTTTTTCCATGAAACTTGATGTGAATAAATTAGAAAATATCAAATAAATTTTTATTTCTGAAATATTTTTTGTATATTATTCATGATAAAAATTATAACTATGAAAAAAACAGTTAATCTTGTGTCAGCTTACCATTTCGATGTTTTTTGTGGAATGAATGATTACGCTGATATTAAATGTGGGGGGCCACCAACTCTTGGATATGATTTTTATGTTGACGGAGAAAATACAAAAAATCAAAAAAAGTTTAAAAAAATCATTGAAGATTTATTGAAAAAATATAATCGTCATTACCAATCAATAAGTGTTCGTATTATAAAAGAGTTTAGAGAGGATCAATTATGGTCAGAAGAAGATATTGAAAGATGTATAAAGAATCACAATCCAAATGATTAATTTATGAAAAAAATAACAGAAAAGAAAAGTAGAGGCTGGTTTTTTAAACCAATCATAACTGATTACTTCATTACCAAAGATGAAAAAAGATTCTTAAATGAAACAGAGGCCGAAGATTGGGAATGGTTTCTGAACAATAAAAACAGAATACTTAAAGAATATAATTTTACGGAAGTATCACCACTATCATTAGGTCTATATTATATGACAAACCCCATTTATTCTCGTAAATTTAAAATTGGGGATTATTCTAAGGAAAAAGAAAAAGAATTGATAAATTTTTTCTATGGTTTAACAAAAGAATTAGAATTAGAAAGATGGAATAAATATACCAAAGAATCAATAGAGTTTATGATAAAAGCGGATATAAAGAATAAATTGAATGAATGGTATTTCTTTATAATTGACAAACATCCAGCTGATGGGGATAGAATTTATATTTTAGGTGATTTAATAGCAAAAAAGGAAAATGAATTATGACAACACAAGAAGAAATTAAAGGATGGTTAAAAAGAGGGAAAAAAGAAAAAGCAACTCACATGATTGTAGTATGTGATACTTTCGATTATGATGATTATCCAGTTTTTGTTCATTCGAATGAAGATGTCCATAAAGTAAAGGAAGAATACAATGGAAAAGACATGCAAAGTGTTATGGAAGTGTATAATCTTTCAATGGATTGGGACACTCAATTAAATCAATTTAGGTCATTTAATTATTAAGAGTTATGAGTTTTTATGTAATAGATGTTGAATCAGATGGACCAATTCCACCGAAGTATTCAATGGTATGTTTTGGTGTAGTTAAAGTAAAAATTGGATTATCTGATACTTTCTATGGAACGACTAAACCAATCTCTGAATTATGGAAACCAGACGCCTTGGCGATAAGTGGTTTTTCCAGAGAAGAACATTTGAAATTTGATGATCCAAAAGAAACAATGATAAAATTCTTCGAATGGATTAAAAAAACCAATGTGGGTAAACCAGTTTTCATGTCAGATAATTTAGCCTATGATTGGAAATGGATTGATTGGTATTTTCATTGGTATTTAGAAGATAATCCTTTTGGATGGAGTGGAAGAAGGATCGGTGATTTATATTGTGGTATGAAAATGGATGTTTATACACAATGGAAACATCTGAGAGAAACAAAACATTCACATCATCCAGTAGATGATGCTATGGGAAACGCAGAAGTGGTTTTGAAAATGCAAAAAATGGGATTAAAAATGAAATTAGTATGATAGTCGAGGTATTAAATATGAATGATAGACCATTTGATGGATACAGATGGAAATATGTGGTGAGGGATGGTAAGTTATTTAAGACTCAGGATAAGAATGATATACAAGAAGGTGAATTATTTGGTTGGTTCAGTGTTACCCCTACAACACCCGGAGATACAATAGTTGGAGTATCTAAAAGAATAATTCGTGATAAGGAACAGCCGTGGTCAGATGATGAAATGATAAGAAGTGTTATAAATTTCGATTATTATCATCATCAAGCAATTATGAATTACATTCTGGACGATGGTGATTTTTATGATTATTGGATTGAGGATGAAGCTAGAGTGAATCAGAAAAGAAGTAGAAATTTAGGTGAAATTTTAAATAATAATATATGATTAAACAAACTAAGTACGGAATATATGATTTTCATGGTGGACAAGATTGTTTTCTATTAAGTGATAAAAAATATTACAATGAAGAAGTCTTGGAAAATGTCACTATAAATGATGATAATGGTATACTTGAAGTTACAGCCATAAAAACTTATTATCGTCATTTTTATTATTATGGAATGGGTTATTATTGGTGGAATGATTCGTGGTTAAAAGACTATGATTTAGATGGAAGAACAGTGGAAGATGTTACTGTGAAAAAATATAAAAATATATTTCATCTAATTATTGGTAAAAAATCAAGACGATTAAAAGATTCTGTGTGGTTAAAAATAAAAAATAAAACAGGACAATTAAATATGAAAACTTCATGTTGGTCTATAAATATGAAATAATATGGAACGAGAAAAAATTATTGAACTATTTAAAAAACACGAGGATGAGTATCTGAAATTTGATAGAATTCCTCTTGATGAAAAATTTTCGGAATCTCCCGATTTATGTGCATTCAAACTTATTTCTAATTTATTATTAAAGGATGAACATAGAAATAAAGATATTATCAGAGGGGCGGAACACGATGAAATATATTTAATGGAATTACAGGAATTAAAATGGATAGATTGGTCTGATAATATTACACGAATAGAAAATGAAATCATTTATCTGATTCGTTGTGGTGTCCGTTATGATAGTGGTTTTGATGTTTTAAAAATGTTTGTATGATCGAAAAGAAAACAGTAGGAATGAATATAAATTTTAATAATGTAAGAAAACAAGCTCTTTTTAATTATATCAGTCTTGTTGAAAAATTAAATAATTCTTTGAGGAAAGATTATTTGGAGGAACTGAGTAGTTATAAATCTAAAAATGTTAAGATAGAAGCTCAAGATATCGAAAAAGATTTGGAGAATCTTCGTTTTGATTTAATTGCTATTTGTTGTACTTACGACCAAGAAAATGAAGATTTTAAAGATTTGACAGAAGAAATACCGAGTGATGTCGTGAGTTTTAATCCAGATGATGATGAATGAACTAAGAGAACATAAACCAATCAAGGCTTCTGATAGAGATAAATTATCTCCAGTATGGGATATGAGCCAAGAGAGAATGTTCATTGAAAATCTTTTATGTCAAAGATTTAACTACTTTTTGATCTTTTTTTCTATTACGATAGCTGGTTTTAGTGGTGCTAAAAGTGTGTGGATTGGTGAAGTGATACTTATTTTTGGGGCCATAATTACAACTATGTTCTCTGGTGTACTCAGATGGAATCAGAAGAAATTGAATTTCATAATCGATGACCTACATAAAGACGAATCACACCCAGCTACAATCATAGATGATTTATCAGGAAATGGAAGAAGAAAAGTAATAGGAATATATATTCCGACACTTTGTTCAGTTACTATTATCATATCAGCCATAATTAATTTTTTGTATTTAATATTAAAATAAACATTTCGACATATTTCGAATATAAAAACAAAAAATATTAAATATGTTAGAAATTATAGAAGCCCCGAATAAGCCACAGGAAGAAAATGAATTAAAATTATTTTTGGCTGGTGGTATAACCAATTGTCCAGATTGGCAGGCTGAACTCATTGAAAAAATGAAAGCTGAAAAAAAAGAATATGATAAATATTTATTAGATCAAGTTACAGTACTTAACCCCCGTAGAAAAAATTTCCCGATTGATGATCCCAATGCCAGTGTAGAACAAATAACATGGGAATACAAGGGATTAAGAGAATCTGATATTATTGTTTTTTGGTTCTCCAAAGGATCTCTAAATCCAATTGTATTATATGAACTTGGTAAACATGGTACATCTCAACCGACAAAAATAGTAATAGGTTGTGATGAAGAATATGAGAGAATATCCGATGTCGAAATTCAAACCAAATTAGCAAGACCAGAACAAGAAATAGTTTACAATTTGGATAAATTTTATGCCAAAATTATTAAGGCTATTCATGATCTTATAACAGCGAAAAATAAAAAAAGTAAATGAAAAAAGAAATTGAATTTGGTGGATATAAAATTCTTTTTGATCCATATCAATTCGGAATGTTTCATTTTACTATAAATGATTTTACAATGTCTATCTCACATGATGCCGTAGCTGATACCGCTTCTAATTTTACTGAAAAAACTCCAGATGGATATGGAAAATGTATGATAGATATGGAAGCATTTATTCTCAATAAAATAATTAAAGCATATGAAGAACATAGAAATTCCAGATAAACAATTAATCGAATGTCAAATCCAAACACCACAATTTAAGAATAATAAAATTTGGTATATGAAAAAACAATCTGGTGTTTTCGATAAAGAAACTATGTTGTTCACTCATACTTTTAATATCAAAGATGATTTACTTGATTTTAGAGTTGGTGGTCATAATGTCCAATTTCAATCTATCGAAGAATTTAAATCATCGGTGATAAAAATATATCAATAATAATATGGAAAAAGAAACAAAAGAAACTACAGCATTTGAAGATCTGATCAATCTTTACACTCAAACAAAAAATAATTCGATTCAATCCGATAAGATTTTAAATAAAATGTTAGAGGAAAAACAATTTACTAATATCGAGGTAATTGATACCGAATATAGATGTTCTGAGAAATTCAGTAAAGAGTTAAAAATATTATTACAAAAACATTTCCGTACTCATATAGAAATAGAAATTCCAAAATTGGAAAAAGAATATGAAAAAGAACATGATTCCGCTGTATCAGCATGGAATAGTTACGGAAGTGAATTGGCTGGTGATTTTAATTCTGGTGAAGTAAATGCTAAAAAGAAATTGGATTTGTTTAAAAGTTTATTGAAATGAACGAATTAATAAATTTCATTTTTTCATTATCAAAGGTTACAACTGTAAGTGAAAAGGATTTAATTTTTGCATATAATTATTTCCTCGAATTAGAGGAATATGAAAAATGCTCTATTTTGAATGAATTCATAAAGATTAAAGAATTCGATAGTGAGGAGGAATCATATATTGATGAATATACATGGATCAATGAACAGAGAAATATATGTAATAGACAATTAAAAGATCTTAATGAATTAAAAAATTCAGAGGATTTCGAAGATAAAAAGAATCTTATATTGAAAATTGAAAAAATATTGAATGATCTTCAAAAGTACGAAAAAGATTTTTGGGATAATATTCATTCTATTCAAGAAGATATAAAAGAGATGATAAAAATAAAAAATGAATTGAAAGAAATAGATAATCTTATCATATTGAAACAAAAAGAAATTGACGAAATAGAAAAATCTGAAAAATGAACCAGAAAGAAGAAATGGATACATTCGAACTTCTTTTACCTGAAATGACAAGGGAAGAACTCGAAGAACGATTAAGAGAATATTATAAGTTGAATCTCGAATTGAGAGAAAGACTTATTGAACTTGAACCAGTAATACTTCATAAAAATGGATAAAGAATTAGATATAGCGAATTATATTATATTGCTTATAAAAGAAAATAAGTTTTTGTTAAACGAGCAAGATCTGATTTATTCATATAAAATATTCATAGAAACTGAAGAATATGAGAAATGTGGAGTATTGAATGACCTTATAAATTCCAAAAAAATCAATAATGATTTTCCATCTTTTTTTAATACATATTCAACAATTCAAACACAAAAGAATAATATTAAAATAATATTAAAAAAGTTGAATGATTTACCCAAGGATGAAAAGATTAATAATATGATATTAGAAGCCGAATATGACTTGAAAGAATATGATGATCTTGAAAATGATTTCTGGGTACAAATGAAACTTTTTCCAAAATTATTAAAACAAAAGGTTAAAGATTTGGATATAAAAGTCTAAGTTTTAATTAATAAATTCCAAAAAATAATAACCGAATGATTGTTAGTAGATTACGAATACAGAAATAATACACTTATTGTATCTCATGTAGATAGTAGTAAACAAGTAAAATTAAGATATTATAAGTGGCCCAATGCCACCAAATATATTACCTGTGATGACGATGACCATCAAAGAGATGGAAAGTATGTTACATGGGATGGGCGATCAGTTAAATCAGTTCCCACCAAAAATCCAAATCGTTATTCCGTCTATGATTACATAGATGAATTACCTCAGGAAGAACAGGATATTATTTTTCAATATAATGAACCTGATATATTTTTCATCGATATTGAAAATGAAATTATAGACAAAAAACCAGCTCCTCATTTAGCTGAAAGTGCCATACAATCCATTTCCATTGTCAATAAAGATAAAGTTCTGGTAATGGGGACTCAGGAATTATCTGAAGTTATTTCCAAATCCATTGAAGAAGATATAAATAATTATTTCGCCAAATTCGGAACTATTTATCAGTTCAAATATATTCATTTCAAAAGTGAATATGAAATGTTATTGAATTTCTTTGTGAAATTTGTTCCGAGAATGCCAGTTTTAACTGGTTGGAATTTTACCGAATATGACTGGGTTTTTCTTGTTAATAGAGCTCGTAAACTTGGAATAGATCCGAGTGTAGCTTCAGTAACAAAATTACTGAGAGAACCTTGGGATATGGAAAAAAAGACATATTGTGAATTACCAGCTCATCGAATGGTTGTTGACTATATGGAACTATTCAAAAAATGGGATACATCCATTAGAGTTAAGGAATCAATTAGTCTGGACTTCGTATCTGATAATGTTCTTGGAGTTAAGAAAGTTAATTATGAAGGAAGTCTTAAAACCTTATATAATACAGATTATAAGAAATTCGTTTATTATAACGCGGTTGACTCCGTACTTGTTCAAAAGATTCATGAAAAGACAAAATTGATCAATATTTTATATGGTATTTCAACTCTTTCGAGAGTAAAAATTGGGGATTCATACAGTACCTTACCTGTAACAGAGGGAATTTTAAGAAGAAAACTGAAAAAAGAGAAGAATGTTGTTCTTTGTAGATTAGACCGTTCTGAAAATGTAGTGGATGTTGAAGGTGTTTTGGGTGGTTATGTTAAAGAACCAGTTAAAGGTATGAGCCATTGGACACCCTGTTATGACTTTAAGAGTTTGTATCCAACCTGTATGATAATGTTCAATATCTCTGTCGATAGTTATAAAGGTATCATTTCGAGTGATAAGAAATATGCCATATTCAATAATAAGAAAATTGAAATTGAACCAACCGACATTGTTCTATTAAATGGGGCTGTATTCCGTAATGAAATTGGAGTAGTAAATCAGGTTATGAGCCTTATCTATGACGATAGACAGAAATATAAAAAATTCATGTTAAAAGATGGGGCTGTTCTGGATGAATTAAAAAGTGAGGAATCTAAATTGATTGCTGAATTGGTTGGGGAATTTGAGTGACCAGTTTATAGTCTTTCAACATATTATCGAAAGAATGTATTATACCAGTAGTCATACTTATCACCAGCTTAGATTGTTTTTCTCTTAACCACACAAAAATATTGAATGTTTGTTTTACTTCAACGGTACAACAAGCATTCATAACCTTTTCTACAAAATCATCAGATGGACAACATTCTGGTGTTTTTTGAAAAAGGTTTTTTAAAAAATCATCATTTAGATCTTTATTTTTCATCATCAAAGGTTGCTTCTTTTGGGGTTGTTGGTCTTAAAGAATATATATTAATCGAATCAAGAGAATCCTCATCAAAGGTGGCTTCCAATGGTACTATTGGCTTCAATATATCAATGTTGATTTCTTTTGTTATAGTAGTGGTAATAATTACTTCTGATTTTGTTGATTTGTCTCCATCAGCTAATGTTATACTTCCAATAAACATTAACATCAAAAATACTATAATTTTTTTCATAATCTCTTTTTTGTTTTGTCCATTTGACATCAGATATTCAAAAAGGTTACAAAAATTTTTAATATATAAAGAAAAAATCTTTCTTATGTTGTATTCATTCTCAGAATTTTTGAATGAAAGATATGGTCAATTCAATGATTCGATAAAATTTACTGATTGGTCAGAATTTAAGGAAAAGTTAAAAAATTCCATAAAAACTGGTTTTAATACTGAAGAAGAACTCGTTAATTTGATGGGAATGGACTTTAATAAATATACTCAAATCAGAGAGAATATGATTCTTAATTGGAAGGATTCAGTTAGTAAATCTTTATTACATACTGTCGCTCAGATAGGACAAAAAATTCCAAAGGAGGGAGCTAGCATTTTTAAAGATCTCAGACAACAAACAGCTATGTTAATTGTTGCCTCTGGTGGATTAGAAAGTAGAAATGTGTTTGGTGATGTGAATTCTACAAATGGACTTAGATTTTTAAATAGATTTACGGATCTTGAAAAAATTAAAAATACAAACCCTAAAAGTACTAAATATGATTTTGATCTCCACAAGGATGTCGTGAAAAGATGGGTTGATTTTGATGGTATTCCAGCCTATACGATAACAAATAATTTATCAATTAAGAAAGTTAATAACATAGTTCAATATGTTTGGTTATATTCCTTCTATCACCATTATAAAATAAAAAAAGATAAACCGAAACTTCCAAAGAATTTATATAGGGGAATAAGGGTATTCCAAGGATTAAAAGGTAAAGAAATTGAACAATTAAGAAAAGTATCACAAGAACAAGCTAAAGGGATTGATGATAAACATACTACTTGGGTCAAAACTTTCATTGATAATTTGATTCAATTTATCGTTGAGAAAGGAATGTCAAAAATATCGGATGGAAAATTCTTATCTTTTACCGAATCAAGGGATATAGCTGCTTATTTCGCAAATAAAGAGGGTATTATTTTGAGAGTTGATCCGACTAAGGTAAAAATAGTCACTTCACCAAAGACAGAAGAATTTTTTGGAGAAGTAGATTATGTTTCTGGTAAAAAAGAAAAAGAATATATCATAGAAATTCCAGTAAATTACAAATTTACCATAGATGATATAGAAATTGTGGATGGCGATTATTGGATCGGAGCAAATAGTCCATTATCGGTTCAATTCTTCGATCATGATGATAAAAAGGCCAACTATGAATTAGATGGAATAAGAATAGAATCTCAGTATGTTTGGAGAAGTAATACAAGTGGTGGAATCGTATTTAATAATTTAGATTCGAAAGGATATGAAAGTTGGGGAATATCGAGGCGTGAATTTAAGAAGAAATTCAATGTAGATCCTATGCCAACCGAAGAAAATTTAAATAGAATAAAAGATTTTAAGATATCTAATACTAAAAGATGGTAAATTCTATGAAATATCTAAAAATGTTTGAAGAATATAAAAATTTAAATCCTAATTTTTATAAATGGTTTGATGAAAGTAAAGTCGTAGATGAAAATAATCATCCATTAATTGCTTATCACGGAACAGGTGAATATTATAAATCAACTATTGATAAAATATTTGATTGTAGTAAAGGGTGTTGGTTTACTGAATCATTAAAGGTTGCTAAAGTTTTTACACACAATAAATTAAATCCGAAAATTTTAAAAGTTTATTTGAAAATAGAAAATCCAAAGATTTATGAAACTTGGTTTGATTATATGAATGATGTTAAGGAATGGAAGAGTGAGATAATTAATATAAAGAATAAGATATTGTTAAATTATGATGGTATAATTATTGAAAAGTCCAATACTGATATTGATGTAATTAGAAAAGATTTTATTATGTTTTACCCGAATTATATTAAGAATATTAAAAATGATGGAAGTTGGGATATAGATGATTCTAATATTTATTCATAACAAATGATAATAATCCATATTATAAAATTCTTCATCATTTTCAATTCCTATGAAATTTCTTCCTGTATTCTTAGCTGCTATACAGGTTGTTCCAATACCACAAGTGTTATCCAGTACTAATTCTCCGGGATTCGTAAAGGTCAATATTAACCATTCACACAATTTTACTGGTTTTTGGGTTCTATGTACAGGTGGCCAAGGTTTTTCGAAGTTTAAAACACTTTTCGGATATTTTTGTGTAGTTCCTTTTCTTATATCTGGAATTTTCGAATCAAAATAACCATAATTTTGATTTTTTCCTTCTTTGAAAGAAAAAGCGTTACCTTTTGAATGCTGAGGTGTCCCCTCTGTAAATTGTGGATGGTAAGTTGGTTGTTTTTTATAGAAAATCAAAATTTGCTCATGGTTTCTAAGTATTTGTTTTTTTGCATTTAAAAATCCAGTGACCCTTTCTCCTTTTTTCCATATCAAATCATAACGATACATTTTCTCATTAGATAAAGCAAGTTTGTGAGCGAACATTCCCTGAGCGAATAAAGCAATACATCCATTCGGTTTTATAATTCGATTGTAGTTCTTCCAGAGTAATTCAAATGGGATCATAATATCTTTCTTGTTTCTTGTGACTCCGTATGGTAAATCAGCAAGAATCATATCAACAATATGAGTATCAATATCAGGCATTAGATGTAAACAATTATCGAAATATATTTTATTTATATCAATCATTTAACAACGATTTTAATTTTTGAGATCTAATGAAATTTTGTATTTTTTCTGATATTTCATGACCCGAATAACAATGAGATACGAATCCATCTGGTCTATTCATAAAGTCAGTTGTAATTATATAACAAGAATTATACATTTCAGTACCAGCTGCACTTTTTGTTCCAATTCCGATTATTGTTTCCCCGAATTTTGGTTTTCTATAATTAAATTTCCATGAATCCCAATTCATTTCTTCACAATATTTTTTATTTTCTTGAGATAAAAATTCCAAAATTCCATCAATATCTTTTTCATTGGTTTCAAATAAATTACACCAAATATGATTTTTAATATCTGGTTCAACCGATTTCCCAATCAAAAATTTATCTAAAAAATTCATATCAATCATTTAATATTTTTTCTAATTTTTTGTATCTAATATGATTTTGTAGTTTTGCAACTAAATCAATTCCACGAAAAACACGAGTTGCTAATCCACTAACATTAATATTTTCCAGATTAAACTCAGTTGTAAATAATTCACAAGAATGTTCGTGCCATAGTCTAATTCCTAAAATCGTTTCTCCGAATAGTGGTTTATAAGGTGGTGGGATATAGTCAAAATCCATTTCACGAGAATATCTTTGATTCTCTTCATTTAAAAATTCTAAGGTTTCATCATCAATCTCAATAATATCATTTCTAATATTATTAACATCCTGAATCATAGATTCAGATTTTCCGATCAAAAATTTATCCAGGAAATCCATCATTCAAAATATCATTGAGTTTTTCAGATCTTATGTAATTTATTAATCTGGCTTCTAATATATCTGTGTCATTTCCAAAAAACACTTTAAATGTATTATTTTGTCTTGAATTATATAAATCCACGAATTCTGATAAATAATTATAATTATATTCGGATTTTCCAGTTATAATAGTTATTTTATTCTTGGATATTCCTTTCTTAAATAAATTATCTAAAAAACTTAAACCTGTCTCAATAGATTCGGATTTTCTTTTATCCAATTCAAAATCATGATATTCTTTCCAGAAATTATCCCAATTAAATTCATTTTCATTCATCTAAAATAGTTTTAAGTGTATTTGATCTGTCTTTGTTTTTTGTTATTGCTTCTGACATAACAAAATAATCATCTAAATCCCAATCAAATATTGTAAAATTATTTTTTATTAAATTTGAACTTAAAAGATCAGGACGATTTTTTCCTTTTATACAATCATCCCATAAGTCCCAATTTAGATTATACATATTCTTATAATATTCTTTATTTATTCGTCTTAGTCTATGTATACTATTTATCAAATTGGGTTTTTTTATCATCCTTTTCATCTAAAATGATTTGAAGTTTATCTGACCTATCTTCATTGATAATTCTTGATACTATTGAATCAGTAAAAGTATTAATGTCATTTTTTTCTATTAACTGAGGATTGTGATAAGCATCGTTAAGTTCTTTTTCGATCTCTGTCCAAAATTCTTTTGAAATCATCTGACTCTTTCTAACTTATCTTTATCAAATATTGCTTTTCTTCCAAAAACAGCCAATCCGAGTTGATATGTTTCAAGTCCATCATCAATGTCATGCCATCTGTTCATAAATTCAGATTTTGGTATATATCCGACATTAAATAAAGACGGATCACTAATTAATAAAAGTTTATCTGTGTATCCAATTACAGCCACAAAATGTCCATCTCCCCAAGTTTCTTTATATTTTCTTTTGAATTTAAAATCAGTTCCCCAAGCTTGTATCAAAACAATTACTGGAATGTTCTTATCCACATATTTAATCAGATCATCAATTGTCATATCTTGTTGTAATTCAGTCTTTAGATCATGATAATGAAAAAATTTCACTATGTTTTTTACAAGTGTTCCTTCTTCTTCGTTAGTTTTCAAAATTTCAACTAAATCAGATTCACGAAAATTTTCACCATAAAATTCCATTGTTCTTTCTACTATATCACAACCACAAGTATATGAATAGGCTTGTCTTGTTATTGGAAAATCAATAATTTTGATATTTTCATCATCTTCGAAATCCAATTCATCAATGTATAAATTTGTCATAATGTGATTATATATTAAATATTTTCTTGAATGGTTTTAAATTTCCATCTGGATTGTGTTCTTTATATGAGTTATGATCATCATAGATAGCGAATACTATCTTATGAAAAACCCCTTTATATTCAGTATCTAATAATTCTTTAAAGATTGAAGCTATCTGTTCGGGTGGATTTCCATAAGCACCACAACCAAAAGCGGAAAGAACTAAATCTCTATGTCCATTCTCATGAGCGAATTGAAAAATCCTTCTTATTTTTTGTTTGGTTTTGGAGAAGTCATTTTCATTCATTCTTCTATTCTTCAATTCTGGTCTTTTTATTGCAGGTACAGATATAAAAGCACATTTGAATGGATGGGAGAGTAAATAATATCCATTTTTTTCAGAACCACGAAAAACGGTTATATCTTTTGAATAGATTGCACCATAATCACCCAATGGATATTTGTATTTAGAATTTTGTTCTATTCCATACTGATGAGCATAATCAACATATTGATAAAGAGATTTAAATAAATTGGTTCTTCTGAATAAATTTTCTTCCTGTGCCGATGAACCATTTATTACACCACCACCGGGATTCTTATAACTGGCCATATTTAAAACTATCGGATTTTCCATCGTTCTTGCTACATCCAAACAATCAGCATCCATGACCAATATTTCAGTTTTAAAGTCATTTATCCCCGTTGGGTCATAAATTGGGCCATTTTCAGTAAATAAAGAGTTCTGGCACACTTTCGAGTTGTCAATGATAACTTCTCCATCCGAGAAGTATTTTCCATTCTTAACGATTTTAATCGTGTTTTCCCAAACATCAATCAAAAGTTCTTTTCTTCTGTTAAGATTTGAAGTTTTATAGGTTTGTGCCCATTTTATTGCATCCCATTCCATCCGTGTAGTATTTCTTTTTTAAATAATTATTTCATCTCTTATTAATATGGATATAGCGTCTTTCAGAGCTTTACCATCGAATCCTTTAGTCTGATCTATTTCCACCATATTGTCTATTTGTTCAACTAACATATCAATATGATGGTCATCTAAGATAACATAATTCGTAACATATTTTAGTTCATTTTCACCATCGAATGAATTAAACTTATTTAACCATTCTTTAATTTCTAATCCTTTGGGAACTTTAATGGTTTCATCTTCTTTAATCGAAAAATTCGGAGTGATTCCAAGTATTTCACCTTTAACACCATTATCATATAAAATTTTTGTAACATCGTGTTTTCTTTTCCAATCTGAGGTTACAACTATTTTAGCCCCCGTTTTACGAATAAGTTCATTGAGATTGTCAATATTTCTCATATTGAATCCCTTGGCACTGGCTGGAATTAACACACCATCAAAATCCAAAAATATAATTTTGTATGTCATTCTTAAAGAAAGGGAATATCATCATGAGAATTATCCTCAATCGATTCAATAGCCCTTATTCTTTTTTCTTCATCTTCAAGATTCTTTAAATCCTTTTCTAACCCAATAAGATCATGAACAGATCTTGACAGTGAACTAGCTTTTTTATGAAGTTCATAATCTTTTATGACTTGATCACTTGTACCATCTTTCCAACCCAATCCATACTTTATACCCCATTCCAAATCTTCTTTTCTCCAACCATTCACATCTTGAAGTGAAAGACTTGTAGATATTCCAATAGTAGTACCTACATCAAAAAGTGTAGATTCTTCTTTCAACATACTTAAATGATGTTGTAAAATCTCAATAAGTTCTTTAATTGTTATTTCTTTAGCCATTCTCTTAGATCCTTTTCATAATTTATATACTCAATTTTGTCAAAAGTTGTCTTATCCAATTTAGACCAACCTTGTTTTCCCCTGAATGGAAATGGTTTTATTTCTCTAACATCCTCATAAACATGGCACCACAAATCAGGATTGTATAAAGCGAAACAATTATCTTCATCTGTTTTTTGCATTGGTCTACAATCAACTAATCTTCCAATGGCTATAGCCAATCCACAAAGATCATCTACACAACCAAGATCACAATGTAAAGTGTCAAATATTCTATACAATTGATACTGTCCACAAATATCATTTAATTCCTTTAATGAATATGACTTCTTAGAAGCACATATCAATACTTCACCCCTGTATTTAGTTTTCCATACTCTGGTTTCAATTTTCCCACATAACATCAGACTAGCAAATGGTTGTTTCCAACTTAGTGCTAAAATATCATTTTCTGTCATAAATATTATAATTTTTTGAATAATTCTCGTTTATGTACCAGATGTTTCGGATATGGTGCAACTTGACTGTGTTCATCATACCCCAATTTATTTTTCGATCCACCAGTTAATGGAAATTCAATCAAATAATCCTGTTCCCATATTTCACTTATTCGACCATAATTGTTTGGAAAGGAGTTCTTCGGGGCAAATGACTGAAACATTAATAGACCACTATCCATTACCTGAACAGGATCTCCGATTTTTAATTCTTCTTTTACTGATTTTTCTGGTTTAGTTTTTGTTTTAATATTTTTATCAGGAAGAATACCAAGATAGAAGTATTTATCATCTTTTTGTTTTACTGTTTCGTAATAGAATACTCCATCCCTTTCATCCCATGCTTCACCACATTGACCAATAATTTCATCATCATAATTAGGCGGACAGTATTCACACAATATATGTTCATAAATTTCATAATCTATTTCGTCATTTTCGGATAAGAATTCACTCAAATTGAGTTCGGATTTTTCCCAATCTTGATATGTTTTTATATTTCTTTTTTTCATAATTATTTCATTTTAACTTATAATCATCATAACCTTCTTTTTCATAATCAAAAATTACATAATAACTACCAGTTCTATAAAAAATATCTACTTGATTACCCATCCTATATTCTTCAAATGGTTCTACCCAACAATAACGAAATAAAGCATTTTTGAATGTGAAATCATAATGTGTGGGATGAATGATTCCTTTATATTGAAATCTGAATTCTGGATAATTATTACTTTTCGGTTTACCAAAATCTCCATATTGATTTATCTGACATTCCTTAGCATATTTTTCAATTTCATCAAAATTATCATTAAAAATTTTATCTTCTTCTAAATGTGGGTACATGAATGGAAGTCCATTTTTTGAATATTGATTTCTACTATTATCCAGATATTGATTTCTACTATTATCCAAAAATTCATTTTTAAATAAAAGTAATTCTTGGGCTTTTCTAAATCCTCTTAGAAACCCATTGACTTCATATATATCAACACAGTCTGGATGACCAGCCATTCTTCTTATTTCATCATCATCATAAATTTTCATAATTTTAATTCTTTAGAATTATATTTTTTATATCAATAAATGTTCCACCACCAAAAGCAACTTGAATTCCAGATTCACTTTTTAATTCCCAATTCATATAATATTCACCATCCAAACAAAATCTACCTATTTTTTCAAAATAATCAGGGGGGTCGAATGAATTATGATATGTAGTTTTATCCTCAACGGTCAATATAGTATTATCATTTTTTCTTAATACCGAATAAATTCTAAAATCTCCGATATTATTGGAAATTATATTATTAAATTCATCAGTACCTTTACTAATCACTATTTTTTCGTTTGTATAGTTCTTTTTTTCTTTTACATTCCCGAAAAATCCTTTTTTGGTAGAAATCCATTCATGTTTTTTATTTGTATAAAAACTTAAAATTTCAAAGTTCGGATTGTTCTGACTATTTAAATAAGATACTTTCTTTTTTAATATTTGTTGAAAAATATCATACGGTTTTACCCTCTCTGGAACATAGTACGAATATTCCTTTAAAAATTCTACTAAAATTTCTGGTAAAGAATTATTTGTTAATAATTCATTTAATTCATCTAATTTTTTATTTTCCATCTTCAATTATATTAAAATTTTTCAAATATCAATTTAGCAGTAGGATAATAGTTAATTGTACCTTCCTCGTTATCCTCAGTAATAGAATCCTGTTCTATTGATAGTTTAACTGTCTTATAACCATTAGAAAGAGCATCAAGAATTATAATCTGTAAATCTCGAATATCAATACTTTCTTGGTCAAAATCGATAATCCATTTATTATCTAATAATTCTCTCATATTTCATATTTTATTTAACAAGCGTAACAGTATGTACAATGATGCTTACAGGTTTTAAATGTTCCTATATCTCCACTTTGGATACATCCACATTCAGTTCTTTGATTTTTATCCTTTGTACTCGTTATCCATCTTTGTTTTCCACATATTCGTTCAATTAATTCAGGATCTACACATTTATTATGTTCTATACCATCCAAATTAATTGATTCGGCACAGGTGGCTAATTTCAATCCCCAATCTTTATTGAATTCTATTAATTGTTTAGAAATTCTAATTTTAACATCATCAGGAACTTCTTTGAATTTATTACCCAATTTTTTATAGGGATCAATATAACTAAATACAAGTTTTTCTGTATAATTATGTATTTCATTCCCAATTTTTTCAATTCTTCTTAAAAGTTTTTCTTCTGTTATTTTATCAGAAATAATAATCGGGTCAAATCTCCATATTACACACTCCCTACCTATTTTATCTGATAATTCCTTGAAAGTTTCAATTCTTTCTAATATCGGTGGGACTTCTAATTCATATTCTGGATATCCATTTAATGTAAATTGGAAATAATATTTGAATGGTAAAGAATCCAGATATTTCATAAAAGGTCTTGGATTCTTCGACCAGAATACAGCCAATTTCACTTTTTCGAAAGATATGGTATATGTTGACCAAGGATTTACCATATTAACATACCCCTTTTTTATTTTCTCCATGAACCAATCGCCACGGAATGCGGGAATATCTTCTCTACGACTTACTGAAATTATATGAGGCTCCATATTTTTTAAATAAAATGTTCACCACAAGCATACTGTTCAAATATGTGGGTTTTCCAAGGGTCTTTCGGTTTTTTACCATAGACTCTTTCTCTTGTTGTTTTACCACGACCACAAAGAACACATTCTGTCTCAGTGATTATATAATAGTATTTTTTAGATTTTTTCTTCATCTGATTTTGAATTTTTACCAAAAATCTTTTTGTGAATTCTGAATATATCGATTATACAATAAACGGCATAAATACCAATTATTACCATTATAGAAAAAATAAGTGTTTGCATTTTATTTCATTTAATTTTTACCATTTCCATCTTTGACCTTCGAGAGATGGGTCACCCGCGTCAATGGCCATATCTCTTGTTATAATGACATATTTTTCTTCTTCCTGTTCTCTACAACACTCACCCTGAGTTAGAGTTGCATTGTCCAATTCCGATTCACTTATTTCACTACAATTATTCAATGGTACACCATGTTCATCGGTAGGTGTTCCACAATAACCACATCTATACATTTTTCAGAATATTTTCAACTTCTTTTATATCATAAGTTATTGGTAATTTTCCAACTTCTTGATGATTAAAACGAATATCATCTAAAAAGTTTTCAACTGGTGAATCAACAAAAATCTGAATAAAAGAGGCTGGTTTTGTTTTTTCAAAAAAGGAATATTGTGCTATCTTAGTAACCTGTAACCATTCCTTAGGAACTTTTGGATGTTCCTTGAACCAGTTATTTATATAATCTTTCAGTTCTGACAAATCATTGATTTTCAAATAATCAATATCTGGTTCTTTCCAAGTATCATAATCAGGTGGGAGTTCGCTGTTTGGTTTGAATCCTACTATATCACTTCCTATTGTTTTAGAACTTATATTCTTTACTTTTGGAAGCAAGGATACATCTTCAACAACGATTTCTCCATTCTGACCAATATCTATACTTTTTTCAAACATTATTTTCCTTCGTAAGTTACTGTTACTAATTTAAAACCCTCCAAAACTGTTAATGTTCCGTTTTTCTTATCATATTGAAACTTAATAAGTTCACTATTTTCATTTTCAACATTAAGAACTTTATTACATTCTACTGCAATCTCAAATCCATTAGCAACTGTTTTGGTTTGACTTTTTTTAAATGTTTCTGAATATCTCATCTTATTTTTATTATTTTTTAAATTGATTTTCATCAATTGGAAATAATGGATAAGTAAGTATTGTAAAAAATTTTACAACTCTTATTCCATGATCTAAATTATACCATATTCTATAATTATCTTTCATATTATTCATTTTTAAAATTAAATGTTTTAAATTTTGTTTCCTCACGAAAATCTTTTTCCATTTCCAATACACAACATTGTACCCTACTTCCTTTAAATACATTTCTTGGTAAATGTGTAATTGATCTTAAACCGAAATTCATTATATCTTTTGTTCTTTTTTCACTGTTTATTATTGTTAACCAAGGCATTAAAGCTATGATTCTATTACTCATATTCATACAACGATATAATATTTTATAACCCATTTCCATTGGACTAAACGGTGGATTCATAATTATATAATCAAAGTATTCTGTTTCATCTATATTCCAAAAATCATCTGGTGCTATAACTTCATTGAATGTTAATCTTCTAAGAGCATTTACTAAATTTCCTTCACCGGGAGTTGGTTCTAAAATTTTAAGATGATTTTTTAAATTATCTGATTTCATTAACGAAACCATATAATCACAAACTTCGGATGGTGTTTGAAAATCCACAATATATCTTTTTAGATATTATATGAATAAAATTACTTTAAGTTTTCTATTTCCTGAGAAATTTTCCAATATTCTACTTCACTATATTGTTTTCCCTCGAACCAAAATTGTTTTTCATCTTTATTTTCATAGGCTGGCCCCCCAATTCTGTGTCTTATGCCATTCTTAAAGTATTCATTGGCTCCATACATCCATTCGATTGCAGGTCCATCTAAACGGTGATATTTTCCGGCCTTGTTGAGGAAAAATTTACTTCCTTTATCAGTTTTTAACATCAAAGTGGAATTTTCTTTTACTATACCATTATCACCATCTATTTTATCGGTGAGATATGTTTGACAAAATGAAATTCCTGAAAGTTTTTCTTTTAACCATTCACAAAGTTTTTTTTCATCTATTTTATTGATTTCCCCATCAAAAGATACGAATTTATTAGAAGTGGTGACATCACCTAATTCTTCTTCAATTCGTTTCCAAATATCCAATTCTTCTTCTGAAATTTTAATTTCAGGTTTTTCTTCTGATTTCGTATTCTCGACTACTGGAACATTACTTGGAACTTGATAAGCATCTTCTGGTTTTTCATAAACAGAGATGTTATCTGGTATATTAAATCCCTCAAAGGATCTTTCAACAATCGAAATTCCCGGCTTTAATTCTACTGGTTGCTGGGTAATGGCTGGTGGTGGAGTTTGTTCTGGTTGTACACCTATTACTTTCTCATATTCTTCTGGTTTGTCAATGACAGGAATATTATCTGGTATTTTGAATTCTTCCATTTAATTCAGTATTCTTTTTCCGTATATATTAATTTTTAATCACCGAATTTAGTTCGTTTATATAAATGGTTCTACCTAATACTTCTTTCTTTACAGTATCTTTTTCTTCAAAAAATTCATCATAATATTTACAATCGGGGGTTGTTCTTTCAATCAACATTTTTTTTAGTTTTTTATCTGAAATTGGAAACACAGCTCCCATACTCATAACATGAGAGATATCACTAATATCTTTATTCCATTTAGATATAAAATTTGTATGATGAAAATAATTCAATTCTCTTTTGATTCCCTTATACATAAAATCCACCTCCCAGCATTTATTTTCATCTAATTGTTTTATTATTTTACATGGATCATCTAAATAATAAATAGGAACTTTTTTATAATAATGAGAATAAACCTCTCTATGACGTGAGTTTTTATTGTTACCAGAGGTCAGAATTTCTAATATATCTTTCTTTTGACCTTCCCAAGTTCCATTTTTAGCAAAAGCTGAATCGAAATAATCAATAACAAATAATTTGGTTAATTCTGGAACAAGTAACAAAGGATGTAGAATATCATCAGCCATTCCACAATATAAAACATTACACGGTCTAACTATTTTCATTTTTTACGGTATAAATCAATAAATTCATCTATATCACCCTTAAAAACGGCTTTTTCTTTTTTACCATCTGTGGATACAATTTTAACTGCTGTTTTTCTGTTTTGATAAAACTGAACATATAAATATAGTATTTTACTATCATATAGAATTGATAGGAAAGCAAAATTATCATTAAATCTGATAGTTGCAGATTTTGGAGAAAATTCTTCTACTATAAAATCAATGATTCTGGTTGTATCAGATTCTAAATGAGATAAAAGTTCACTTTTTTTATATTGTTTTTGGAAAGAGGAAAGTAGTTCTTGTTTGATAAAATCATCAATTTTCATAGTCCTTAGTTTATTTTTATATATTAGTATTTTTTATTGAAAATATTGGTTTCTCACCAGTATTATCTATTTTAATTTTCATTAATTTGGTATTGAGATAATTCCAACATAACGGAGATGTTTCTTTCATGTTGGATATTTTCCCTTTTCCAAATGTCATTATTGCTGAGAATTTAATTCCTATATACTTTTCTGTTTTTAGAATATTTATAATTTGATCTATTTCATCATCTATAATAGATTTATATTCTTCAAACATATAGTCTTTCCATTGTGTTCGTTTATCATCAACAGTTGTTGTTATCGGATAAGCGTTATCCAACCCCCTGATAACAGCTTGAGTCATGGTTGGATATTTTAGTATTTTATTTTTACCATATTTGTTTTTATACCATCCATCTTGGATTGGAATTTTTCCAGATGTTCTACCAGAGTTATCCGTAAACAAATAAATGTATTCTTTATCTTTCTCAACTAAATCTCTTGAAAAATTATTTATCAATGGAACAATCTTTATATTGATTTTCATTCTAAATATTATATTTATTGAAAATATTTGGTCGGTATTGTTCCAAAATACTAACAACTTCATTTATTTCCCATTCATTACATATTTCAATATTTAAAAAAACAAGTTCTACCTGTTCATCTGTTTGTTTATCATCCTTACATAATAATTTAAATTTCAATATATCTTCATTCGAAGCGTTTTCCAATATATTCATAATATTTTTTTATTTTTTCAACAAGGAAATCCATTATGTAGATTTCCATCTTCATCTGTATAAAAAGATCCACAGACATGATGACAATTACTTTCACATACAATTTCACTTACTTCTGAATATTCTATGTCATTATTTTTAGCATATTCAATCGCTTCGGATTCATCTTCAAATCCATTAGCGTTTGGACAACGGAATATTTCTCCCAATACTTTATAATTTGAAGATGGTTCAGAGTAATATCCAATAGGATATGGTTGACTTCCATTTACATTTCTACCGGGTTTTCCTCTATAATATTCTTCCTCATAGATGAGGTCGGAGTTACAATATGGACATCTCATAATTTCTTTTCTTTATTATTATACCAATTAATAAATTCAACTATTGCTGAATATACTGATGTGATTTTATATTTTTCTTGTTTACATACTAAACCCACATAATGTTCAGCATCTACATCTTCTCCTATTTCACATTCATTGTTTATTATAGAAACTTCATAACCCATGTTTTCAATTTTTTCTATCACATTCATCAGTTTATTCCATTCACCATACCACAATTCCATATTTTCAATTTTATAGAATTCTTTCTTTGGTACATTCACATAGTAATCACCAATTTCTGTCAATCCTACATCAAACATCCAATAATCATGTTCTTTTTGCCATTCTGTTTCATCATCGGTTCCAAAATAACCAACTGTCACTTTCTCGTAACCCATGAATTCAGCTATTAAATCATTGTTTTCCATTGTTATTATTTTCAGTTAAATTTTTATTGTTCCCTGAGATTCATTAAAATTTTTTCTCCAAAGGTTAATTTCCTCAGACATTGAATGAATGATATCATCTTTTTTCTTTTCATATCATTGGATTATATATTTCTATCATTCTCGTTGTTGAATTAAATATCTCAAAATTCTCATTATTTTTCCAAATAGTTGAAATATTTTCACTTATAAAAAAATCTATTATTTCATTTGATGGTTTCTGGGAAAATACAATTATTTTTTTAGCATTTTCATATCCCTTTTTTAATAGTTGAAAATAATTATATGCTCTCAACTGACCAAGACCCTTGATTGATTGTTCCATTTCATCAGATAAATCATTTGAAATCGTTTTCATTTCATAAAGAAGAACAATATCATTATTTACAGCTAATAAATCAAAGGGATTTTGACGAAATTTAAATCCATATTTTTCGAGTAAGAAAGAAAGATCACGAAGATCTTTATGATGATGATCGGTTCTTTTTTCTCTGATTCTATTAGATTCAGTTGGATCGATATAAAGAGATGGTAAATTTTTAAAAAATGGTGCTTTTGCTATTTCTTGGGCACTTACAAAATTTATTTTTATTTTCTCTTTTTTATAACTATCAGATGATATAATGCCATCTTCGGTAATTATAACATGGCCAGTTAGATATATCTTATTTTTTATTTTTTCTATATTACCCAATTGTTCAGCAATACTTGGTAATATTTTAACTGAATTGTCAGCTATTGATTCTGTTATATTAAGAAGTTGAATAATATAATCAATATCTTTGTTAACCAAATTTGATATTCTCTCAAATTCATCGTCTGAGTCATTTTCAGCTTCCAAAGCCAACATTAATTTTTTTATTTCTATTCCCGAAAAAGTACTCACAAGTTTAAGTAAAATTCTATATGGGTGACTAATTTCTCCATTTGTGGATTCGAGCCTTAATTGTGATAAAGCATTCTTCCATAATTCTTGATCATTCGGGAATTTTAATATTTCATTCCCCATCGTTGTTAATTTTGCTGTTTTGTCTGGATGAACAACAATAAATCCTAACAAATCCAAAAATCTTCTAATTTCCCTTGATACAGTAAGATACCCCCTATTTTGAATCAATTTTTGATTTTCCTTTTGTAAAAATTCATCTGTTGAAAGAGAAGTTTCTCTATATGTATAAATACCTTTTCTCGTTAACTGTTCTCCAAACTTTTCGTCTGTTAAAGGATCTCCATTATCTATTAATTGTTTAGCTATTTCTAATGATTTTGTTAATTTTTTTAAATCACTGAATTGATGTGGAAAATTTTTCATTCTTACCAGTTTATTTTTTCAATATTATGTTCCTCTAAATATATGTTAGTTTTACTAAAATGTTTATTTCCAGTGAATGGTCTACTCGTATTTAATGGTGAGGGATGACCACAACAAAGAATCAAATTATTTTCATCGTCCATGAACTGCCTAAAATTTTGAGCGAAACTACCCCAAAGTAGATAAACTAAATTCTGTCTTTTTCTTAATACTTTTATTACATTATACATGAAAGGCTTCCATTTATCTGTATGACTTCCCGGTTTTCCTTTGACTACTGTTAAACCAGTATTAATTAAAAAAACACCCTGTCTTGACCAATCAGTTAAATTATATTTTACCTGACCACCGACATCCGATTTAACTTCTTTCATTATATTGATAAGCGATGGACTGAATCCTGATGTCTTTGTTCCATTACTAAAAGCTAATCCATCGAAACTATTATCGTGATAAATATCCTGACCTATAATCACAACCTTAACTTTATTAAATGGAGTTTCACGAAAAGATCGAAAAGCTAATTCCATTTTTTCTGGATATATAATCTTAGTTTCTTTTTCTTCTTTTAAAAATAATTTGAGATTGTTAAAATATTCCGAATGTAGGATTTCATTCAATTCTTCATACCACTCGATTCCAAAATATTTCTTGTAAATTTCGTCCACTTAAATTATATCATGATTGAGGGGTTTTTGTTTTAAAAATTAATATATAACCATTGATGATAACTACTTTTAATACATTCATATTAGAGAATAATCGTATTGATACTACCACATTATCAAAAGATGATGTAAAACGAATTATTGAAGAAAACTGTAAAGATTTCGATTATAATGATAAGAAAATTTATCGTGGAATATATCTTGAACAAAACCCATATTTAATAGATCCCAAAAAATATCATCGCCTTTCCGCAAACGCTGATAATTATTATAATATGATTGTAGATAATTCAATTTTATGGAAAGATTACCCGAAAAGAAAACACGCTTTGATTGGTACACTTATGTATTATCAAGCCGTACCTTATGGAACTGTTTTTAGAGTAATACCTTTTGATGGTGCCAAATTTGGTGTTGTTTCACAGGGAGATATGTGGCAATCATTTGATTATTTACAATCCAAAACTGGTATTGATGAATTAAATTATTTCGATATTTTGATTGATGATTTTCATCAAGCTTTGTTTGATGAAAAGAAACTGAATAATCTTGTTTATAATATATTTGTAAAACAGGTGAAAAAAATAGAAGATGAAATTAAAAAAGATCCTAACGGTTCATCGAAGAAAATATCTCAATATTATCGTGGTTCTTATGATGATTATGTTGATTTCGGAAGAACTGGTAAGGAATATTATAAGAAATTCTTTAATTATATATCTGACCAAATAGTTACAAAAAATAAATCATTACTGTCTGTTCTTGAAGATTTACTTTCACCAATAAGAAATGGATTTGAAGTTCTCAGTTATAAAGGACTTTTGAATAAAAAAGTAAAAACATCTGGAGGTGTTCCTGAAGTATGGACAGATAGTAAATGTATATTAATTCCAGATTCATTGATGTTTGATCTCAATATGAGAGATTTAGACATAACCAGTAACGGACTTCGTATTTAATTTTTTTATTTGGAAACTTCTTCTTATATTTGTCAAAAATCGAATTATATGAATGATAAAATCAAAAAAGCCGTTAAAGAATACCAGTGTCCCGGTTGTATGTGTGGTTCTAATATAACCTGTTATAAGAAAAGTGATTTGAGTGTTGGTTGTAGTGGACATCACGCTGGAACTGCTGTATCTTTCCAAGGTAAGATTTTTTCTGGGATGCCGAAAGGTTTTAATCGTCTTGGTTGTTCCTTCGGTGACGAACAACAGTTGAAAATAGAAATTTACGAAAAATTCGATGAAGAAGAAGTTTGGATGGGTAATCATCCAATGGGTAAATTCAATGTTCCTTGTTGGAAATATCTGAATGAATTCGGACACACATTGGTCAGGGGATTGAGGCCGAGAAAAAATGAACCTTTCTTACATATCTTTCTTGAAGATTGTAGAGATAAAATCGGTGGTATCGAAATCACAAAAGAGGAACTGGAAGAAATGGATTAATTTTAATTAATCAAAAATGAATGAACCTAAATTTCCACAAATATGTAAAAGAGGGTAATATTGGGGGTGGTTATTACATCATCCTTATCTTTATCCTTATCATAGTAATATTTATTTTATGAATTATAATAAAAAAAAATTATGGGAACATTAATGTTAATTTTAATGATTATTGCCATTGTACTAGCCATTTGGACATCAATAAATATCAACGATTCTATTTGGGGGAGAATTGGCGGGGCCATTATTCTCACACTCCTCTATTGGTGCGTTGTGGCATTGATTGTGATTTTTTTGACTGAAGTATTCAGAGGAATTGCTAATAAGAAAGAAGTACCTCTCAAAACAATGATTTACGGTATCAATAAGGAAACAACAATTCGTGGAGGATCATTCGTCATTGGATGTGGAAATATTGATAAGGAATACCGTTATTCTTATTATGTAAAGTATGGTAAAACAAGTGGATTTATACTTGATGATGTACGATCTAAAAATACCGTTATCATAGAAGATGAAGAAATTCAACCTTATATTCTTAAAAATAAAGTGGTTATTATCATCAACCCGAAGTGGAAAAATTGGATTCTTGAAATGAAAAGAACAGAGGTCAAAGATGATGATGAAATTATTGAAATTCATGTACCAAAAGGTACGATTGTTCAAGAAGTTAGAGGAAAACTATGAGAAAACTTAAAAATATTTTAGGGGGAATTAATCTACCAATGGGTTTACTTCTTGGTATGTCTGGGAATGCACTTTTTAAACACACACATTTATTCATTTGGATTCCAGTTTTTTTATTGTGTTTGTGTTATTCTGTTTGGTACATTCGTTATATTATTGTAAATAGATAAATTTCCCATTTTCATTTTTTTAATTGAATAATTTTTCCTATATTCGAATATACATTAATAAATCGAATTATGAAAAATATTGCTATTTGTATTTTCTTCCTATTATGGTTATTGGTCACAGTAATTTTGACAATTCTTGGAGTTGTCATTGTAGGAATCATTGCTCTGCTGATGATGTCAGATGAGGGTTGGTTTGATATTCCAAACAAATTAATCAATAAACTAAATTAATAAATATCTGATGAAGAATAAACAATGGTATAAAATAGTAGATCTTGAGAACGGGAAAATAAAAACCTTATTTCATGGATTAAATGGCAGTCGAGTATTACCTACTGGTAAATGGTTAACCGCCACTAAAAAAATGGTGAGTGATGGTAAAGGGACGGAATATTTATCAGGATTCCATATTATGGAGAATCTGAATGAATCTATTAGATATCTGAAAAGATTTAAAAACATTCAAAATAAAGCAGTTGTTCTTGTATCGGTAAATAAAGTATGGAAGAAAGAACACAGTAATTCCAATGTTTGGTTGGCTGAAAAAATAATAATCCATAAAGTTGTTTTTCAGTATCAAAAACCAGAGATAAAGGGAGTGGGTAGTTTACTCACACATTATTTCGGAATAGATCCCGGATATTATATGACCTTATCAAATGAAGAAGTCTCAAAATTAAAAAGGATAAGGTAATCCCCCATCCCATATAAAAATCCTTTTTCGTTTTTTATATTTAATATATAACGAAAAAGGATTTGTATTTATGGAAAATTTATTAACTTTCGAAAAATTCATAACAGAAATGGCTGGGAAAAAAGGTTTCATGGATGTTTATACCAAAAAATATGATCCAAGTAAAAGGGGTTATGGTAATCCCGATAAATGGAAAGATGCTTTTGATATTAGAATGGATAGGGATGTGGCTAAAGGAATCTTAGCTAACAAAGATCCATATGATGTACTTGGTATTCCAAAAACAGCCAATAAATACGAAATAAAGAGTGCATATAGAAAGTTAGCTATGGAGTTTCATCCAGACAGGAATCCAAATAAAGATACCACAAAAATTTTCCAAGAAATACAAGCTGCCTACGAAATGTTAAGAGAAGATTAAGTCAGGTACGAGTGGTCAGTAACAAAAAAACCCAGAGTTCATCTGGGTTTTTTGTTTTGAATATAAATGTAAAATATTATCTTAATTTAACATTAGTTGCATTTAATCCTTTTTTTCCTTCGGTTAATTCGTACTCAACCTCATCGTTTTTTTGTATTTGATCCACTAAACCTGTTGAGTGTACGAAATACTCTTTTCCTGTTGATTCATCTAAGATAAAACCAAAACCTTTGGTTTCGTCAAAGAACTTTACTTTTCCATTCATGTAATTGTATTTATTATTTTTTATTAATTGTAGAATATTCTACAAGTATTGTATTCTAAATATAAACAAAAGTTTCATTTATATTTACGAAGTTATATATAAACTAAAATTAGGTCATTTATTCCATTTCCAAAACATTCGATGGAATTAATACATTTTTGTTTATGATAACCCAAGCGATATTATCTCCTTTACCATTCAAATCATCTGGAATTTTAACTACATCATACCCCTCATTCTTTGCATGTGATACGATAAAATCACATTTATGGGTTTTTGACTGAATATCATATTGAAAAAGTCTACCAGAAGTAATATAATTTTCTAAATCTGTATCTTCTAATTCATCACCATAAATAATTTCATTTTTCACCATCCAACTATATAAATCATATCCGTCACTTAAATCTAAAATTGAGGCTCCATTTTTTAATTTAAAGGTTAATATATTATTTCCATAATCTTTGGCTACTGAACGAGAGGTACTGGTGTAAATACCTTTTAATCTCTTATCTGGTTCTATTTCACTCTCAGTTATATTTTCATTCGTTCCATGATATAAAGTAACTAAAAACAGTTCTGATGATTGTTCCTCGAATATTTTGAATTTCTTAATCATTTTTCAAAATTTTTGTTGTATAAATTGTTGATCCAGATTTAATTTTTTCATATTCTGATTTATCAATGATGAACAATTTTGCTGTTTTTACTATTCTTGAAACTTGAAAATGTAATCCAACATCAGAAAGATTTGTTTCTCCCATACAAACATCAAATGTACAATCTTTTTGTTCTCTTGAAACATTTAACACATATTGTAAATTCTCTATTTTCTTATTCCAAAATTCCAATAAACTATCTTTGTTTGAAAATGGTGTTAAATTAAAATGTTCACCCCCACTTGGATTTGTTCTTTTTTGAAGATATATAAAGAATGTTTTTTTATTTTCTTTACCAATTAACTCGTCTCTTATTCCGATCTCTTTAATATTCGGATCATGGGACAATCCAACTTTTATACCAATATTTAATTTGTTTATTCGATTCATTTCAGAACGAAAATACATTCCATGTGAACCCCCATAATCCTTATAAATATTTCTTTGTGCTAATAAAACATGAATCATTTCGTGGGCCAACACATCTCTTAGTTGTTGTCTTGTAAAACTGAAATTTTTAGATATGCATAATCTGTGAGCGGTCATTGTAATACTATGAGTCGTTCTATTTTTTAATGCCGTTATGTCAACAAAAGCTTTCGAATTCTTATTTGTGACAAAGACAATTGGAATTTTCTTTATTTCATTGTTAAAACATAATTCATTTACATCGTCAAATTCATTTTCAACATCATGTTCGAATTGAAAATTTTCATTTAAAAAATCTGTGAAGTCTGTTATCATATGAGTATATATAAAAAAGTCAACCCAAAAATAAACCAGATAACCTCAGATAATCATATTTAGTTATATGGTATAAACCTAAAAATTTTGATATGACAGATTTAGAAAAATTGAAATCGGTTCTCGATGAATTAGATTTGTATTATGAATTGGAAGAATTAAATCCTTTCCTTGAACATTCAAAACAATTCAAATTGACTTTGATTAATCGTTGGAAAGAAGAATGTGGATATTGCTTCAATTCAGATGGTTCATTTTGTCTTTTCCAACAAAAAGAAAAATCTTATTGATATTTTTTTGTTTCATCTTTTTGTAATACCTTTGTAGAAAATTACAAAGAATGAAACCTTGTGATATCTGTCTGGAAAAAGTTTGTAAAGGGCCGAATGGTCCGGGAACTTGTAATTGTGAAGAATGTTCCGTAAAAGATACTTGTCCAAGGAAACTCCACGCTACCGTCAGAATTACTTTAAAATGTACTCAATCCTGTGGACATTGTTGTTATGAATGTTCTCCCAAGATGGATACCCACATGACCATAAAAATGGCCAAAAAAGTTTCCGCTTTTCTTAAAAACAACGAAGTACAAATGGTTAATCTCATGGGTGGTGAAATTTTTTGTAATCCACATTGGAAAAAAATTCTGGATTTAATTATTCCCTCAGTTCCTTTGGTTCGTATTGTATCCAATGGAGATTGGATTGAAGGATGTCCTGAATTCGCTGAATATCTCACCAAATTCAAAAACTGTTATGTCAGTATCTCAAAAGATGAATGGCATAACATGAAAAATGTTGATAAAGCTCTCAAAGTCCTCAAAGAAAATAATATCCTTTTCAATACTCCTAAACACGAAGAAAAAGAAGAAAATTTAGTTCCTGTTGGTAGAGCTGAATTAAGTGGATTCGGTTTTTATGGAACTTTCGGATGTTATTGTCATAATCCAGAAAAACAATATTCGTTTCTCATTGACGAAAAAGGTGATATTTTCAAATGTGGATTTGGTATATGGAATTACGATTCAATAGATACTTATGTTGATGGTGGATTCACAACAAGATTTAAAGAATTCAACAAAGTTTTTTACGGAGTATTTATTCCCAGCTGTAGTTCTTGTATCAGATCTTGTAATAATTTCAAATAAAAAACCCCATTCAGATTTCTCTAAATGGGGTCTTAAATCCCGTTTCACCCGTTTGTGGAGTCGTTTTAACGGAAGCGAACTCTACACCTCTCCTTGACAAAGTAATGACTACTTTATTTTGATGTAGTTGGTGGAAGAGTTTTCTGATTTGGTGTCTGATTTGGTGTCATTAGTTTAGTAAGAACACCTGACAGTAATCCACTATCACCGTTTGTTACCAATGTATCAGGTACTATTTTCACACCTCCTTGTGCTATTTTTTCAGCGACTTGAACTTGAATAACTCCTTCTTGACCAATAGCTGATTTTTGTTTTTCGTAACCTTCTGCAGTGGCTCCCATCTTTGCCTCGATGGCTACCCCCTCAGCTTTACCAATGGCCTCAATACCAGCGGCCTCTCCTTCTTTCTTCAATTTTGTAGATTGACCTTCTCCTTCAGCGAGTTTAATTGTCTTTAATTTGACATTCTCGGCCACTTTTACATCAATTTCAGAAGCAACCAATTCTGGTTGTTTATTAGCTTCGGCTGTAGTTTTCTCCATAGAGATACGAGATTGTTGAGCTTTCTGTTGTTCAAAGTACATTGCCTGTTGCTGTTGAGCGATAATTCTTTCAGTCTGAGTTTTCATCAAATCCTCTGGTAACTGAATTTGACAAATAAGAACACTTACTAATTCGACATGGTATTTCACCAATTCCTGACGAGCTCTATCTTCAGCCTTCTGTTGTTCTTCATGACGATTTTGCATGAATGCCATGGCTGATGTTGAAGATGCTTGATTACGGAATGACGAGTCAATCATCGGGTGGATGACATGCTCGACTAAGTTCTGGATTGAACCAATTTTTGCTACCATATAAGGTGCTTGGTCAGGACGAATCCTGATAACAACCTTAACGGATACACTGATTTCAAAACCATCATGAGATACAACTTTCAATGGATCAAAACGAGTTTCTTTCGAATCATCCCAATCAATTGTAATGTTAGTGGTATCAACCACATATGCGATATAAGCTCTACGGTTCAAGTAATAAATCCCCGGACCAGCTACTTCCTGTTGAATACCTCTGAATCCCTTAGGAACTACATATCTTTCGATTCCGATATCCAATCTTTTTTCGATTCCACCTGCTGTAACACTATCGTCTTGAACTCCTTCGGCACTTGGTGTAATAATTGGGGAAGATTCCTTTTCTTTCTCAGCTCTTGCAACATCATCAACCATTTCTTTTACCTGAGGTGGTTCATCTCCGACATTTGATACAAGAACGGCCACTTGACCACGCTCAATTACAGCGACATCATCAAGTTCGACACTAAACATCAACGGATTGATATAGTATGTACCCGGCTTCAACACATCAAATTGAGGTCCACGTTGACCACCATTCTTTAAGAATGTTGTTAAATCTTGGAAATTATTATGTCCTTCAATTGGTTTAGCTACATATTCAGTTTCAGGTAAAGGTTTACCATCACGAGCGACAACGATACCAATTTTTTTATCTGGAATAACAATAGTTTCTTTAATTTCGACTTTGAATAAAGCCACATTGATACGATATTTACCCGGAAGTAATATGGTAGTCTGAGGCCCTTTTTCTCCACCGTTATCTAAGAAAGTTTTTCCATCTTCAAAATTCTTTTGACCATCAATATATTTGGCTAATAAACGACCATCACTGATAGGTTTACCGTCTTGAGCGGTTACGATACCAATCTGTCCTTTTTCAATAACTGTGATTGGAACTGGTGTTACTTTAAATAAAAGAGTATTGATACGATAGTTACCCGGAGGTAAAATTTGAATTTGAGGACCTTTCTCACCACCATTCTTTAAAAAAGAGGCGGCATCTTGAAATAAATCACAATCAACTACTTTACCAAAAATACGACCAGATGGTACTGGTTGTCCATCAATAGATTCTACTATACCAATTTGATTCTCAGCAATAACTGTAACTGGAACTGTCTTTACATTAAAAAGTAAAGGATTAATACGATAGAGTCCCGGTGGTATGATAGGAATTTGAGGCCCTTTTTCACCACCATTGGTTAAGAATAATTCTCCGTCTTGAAACAAATTACATTCAATTGGTTTAGCGAAAATTTTCCCAGATGGAACAGGATCTCCATCCGATGAAACAACTAAACCGATTTCATTTGTACCAATAACTGTGAAATCCTGTTTCTTTCTTTTATAAATGAAAGGGAATAAGAAGTACAAACCCGGACCCATTGCCCTTGCTTGAACTCCAATTTGTTTACTCATGGCAAAAACTCTGTTTTTCGGCATCTGTGCACCCATCCAGCGTCTTTCCAATACTTTAATTTCTTTACCACCCACAATAAGGATTGAACTCCAAATCAGGACAATAAGAAAGATGACAGCTATAGAAATACCTGCTATCATCAAATAAAATAAAACTGTAGCCATTAATTTGTGTATTAAAATTGCCTACTCTTTTCACCATTTTCGGCTTACTGGTTGAATATTATATCATCGGAAGCCGAAAAAAGTTTTAAAAATTGTTTTAATATATACATAATAGAAAATAATATATCAATATTATGAGAATAAAAAATTACAAAGAGTTCATAACGGAAAATGTTGATTCTGATAGATTAGGAACAGAATTAGAGATAGAAGGAATATCTAATAAAGAAATCGATTTGATAAATAAATTAAAAAGAATATCTGAAAAATCAAATGTTGAAGGTAGCCACAATATCTTTTTTGAAATCCCAATTGTAGTTGGTAAAAGAAGTGGGAAAGATGTAATATGTAATTATTTTTATCTTCATGATAATCCATATTGGCATGAAAATTATCTGGTATTTCATGTAATGTATAATGAAAGAAAATATAAAAATCCAAAGATATATGATAAAGAATTCGATTTCAGTTTAATGAACTATTTCGATATTAAAAGAGGGGTACATTCTCAAAGACCTTATAAGAAAGGTCAATTCCTGAAACCAGTAGCTATGAAATTTCAATTTGATCAGGACTTCTTGGAAAAAATATATGATTCAGCTTCTAAACTGAATATGGAGTGGATAAAAAAATGTGAGGAAGTTCAAAAAGAAAGTCGTGATTGGAGTAGACTATGTAATCAAGAGAGAAAACCTGAAATTAGTTGGGAAAGACAATTATATCATACGAAATGTCAGATTTTTTATCATAAAATATTAAATGTACAAGAAGATTTAACAGACATTAGACGATTAGAAGAAATGGAAAAAGATGGTGAAAAAGTTTACACTGAAAAAATGAGAAAAGAAAATGATTATATGAAAGGTATTCTGGATGATATATTAAAAGATCCTGATTCCAATCTGTCCAAATTAATAAAGAAAGATAAAGAAAAGAAAAGAAATATTAATTTATGAAAAATAAAAATAGGATTCCCAAATCTTTTACCTTAGGTGGACTAAAATTTAAAGTCGAAACAAAAGAGAAGGTAAAACCAGCTGGTGGATCGTCTGATCCATTTGAGTGTATTATTCAAATATCAAAAACAGTAAAAAATTCAAAATGTTCTGAAGATTATCAAAGACAAACATTTTATCATGAATTAGTACATCAGATTTTTATCGCGTTAGGTGAATTGAAACTATCTGATAAAGAGAAACTTATACAGAGATTTTCTTTATTATTGGATCAATTCGAACAAACCAAAGAATTTTAATTTTTTTATTCCCGAAAAAGTATTAATTTTGTAGTGTAAAAATCCTATCAATGGACACAAAGAAACTACAAAAACAAACTGCTGATACATTCAAAGAAAATTTCGGTTACACACCATTTTCTGAGCGTTTAAAAGATATTACAAATGAATTCTTTGAACTGATGAAATGGAATGATATAAAGAACATCAAGGAAGAAACAGGTGACTTGATGGCTTCTTTAATCATGTTGGCTGAGGAATCAGGATGGAATTTTGAAGATTTAGTTAAAGATACTCTCATAAAAATAAACCGTAGAAGGGAACAATATAAGACACTTGGTAGGAAAATAAAAGTGGCTCTTTACGGTGGAGCTTTTGATATGATCCACGATGGTCATATTCAAACAGCTAAATTCGTTTTGGATACCAGTAATGAATTCGATGAAGTATGGATTTTACCATGTTTTCATCATATGTATAATAAAAGTATGGCACCGGCCGAACATCGTTTGGAGATGGCTCGAATAGCCGCTGAGGTTGACAAACGAATCAAAGTGTTCGATTATGAAATCAGAAATAAATTTTTCGGGGAAACCTTCTATTTTGTTAAAAGGTTAAAGGAAGAAACCAATCTTACAGAGATGTATAATTTTTCTATGATTATCGGTCAGGATAACGCCAATACATTCGATACATGGGTAAATTATCAGGAACTTGAAAGAATGATGAGATTTGTCATTATACCACGAAAAGGGGTCGAAAGGATGGGGAACATTGATTGGTATCTGAAACCCCCTCATATCTTCTTAAATAAGGAAAAAACGGGTATTATCGAAGCATCATCAACCGAATTAAGGAAGATGATGAAAAGCTATTGGAAAACACCAACCGAAAAGAAGAAAAATCAATTATTGGAAAAATTAGATGTCAATGTTTTTGATTATATTTTAAGGAACAATCTATACCACTAAACATAATTCGATATTCTGTAAGAGGTGTGAGTTTGTTTTAATAACACATTATTATCTTTTAAATTATAAAATAATACCTTCTCATTAATATTCACATTCTCCCTTTTCGACAATAAGATATTTTTCAGGTTCAAGAATGTATTACAATATATATCCATGTTGTTTTCATTTCCGAAGGCGAATTGATCCCAAATCCAATCATTTATCACCCTATTCCCAACAAAAGGATCTAATCTAAGATATAAAGCATTATTCTGAATAGAATCTTTTATTTCCGTTTCATCAATAGAATTAAACACATAAGGTTGGATAATACTACACTCCATTTTTTCTCCAAAGTTTAAATCAAATCTGGTTCTGATAACCAGATCATACTTAATCCCACTTCTTTTTTGATATTCCAATCTTAATCTATTGACATTGTGTAATTTATAAAACATGGGAAACATACTCGGAAGAATATCTTTTATTTGATTATCATTTAAAAAATTTGAAAAATCATTCAATTGTTCTTTCATATCTGTGAAGTTCTCGAATTTACTGTTGATTGGTTTATATAAATTCAAAATATCAGATACGGAAATATCTTTCTCGATCCAAGTTGATATAAACACATCCGGACAAAATGGTTCTATGAGTGTTTTGTATATCGAATCGTAAAAATATTTGTAATTATCTGGACATTTGCCACATATAAGTAGAGCCGTTTTCATTATTTTTATATATTTTATCAATTTATGTTTGTTGAAATTTTTTTATTTCACAAAAAAGCCGTAATTTTGTAGTCATAAAAATCAAAAACAATGGAACTTCCCGGAATTTATAAAAGAGAAATCATTGAAAAAGAGATTCGGAATAAACAGACCAACAGGAATGGTGGTTATCCGATGTATTTCAAACTCTATAAGGAGTTTAACCAGAAAATGAAGTCTGATTTTGTATTAATAAATTTCAAACCATTAATGAGGTTTAAAATTCGTTGTCAGATTACACTTCAATTCCTTTTCAAACCCCTGTTATCCCTGTTCCATACAGTAACCAATTACGAAAGTAAATTCAAGCTTGTCGATGGTTCATTGGATAAAATCGAATCTTTTTCAAAAGAAACCACAATATACTTTCTCAAAGTGATTCCCATTTTGTATATGGTATCGAACAAACCAACAGATAAAGATCTCGAAATCCTTAAATAATGGATAATATTATAGTAATCGGAATCGGACCAATTGGTAGTGCACAACTCCGTACTCTTGAAATCGTTGGAAAGTTGGATGGTGCCGAAATCGAAATTATCCATGTTGAAAATTTAAATGAATTAAAAGAAAAAGGAATAGTCGGAGATCTGGTTATCAGTAATGAACCAATCATGGAATTAAGATCACTTCCACCTTTACCAGTAATAAACATTTCTGATTATAATTTTTTTACTGATAGTAGAAAAAGTAGATATCAGAAAAGAGAATTCAGGAAGCCAGCCACTCCCATAAAAAAGAGAAAGAAATGAAACACGAGAAACGAAAAGTAGCTCTCATTTCTGTATTTGCGGCCATTTTTCTAACCACATTTAAATTGGGGATAGGAACTTGGACAAACAGTTTGGGTATTTTATCCGAGGCACTCCATTCGGGATTGGATTTAGTCGCCGCTTTGATTACCTTATATGCTGTCAAGGCGTCAGTTAAAGAGGCCGATAAGGATCATCATTATGGACATGGTAAGATTGAAAATTTTTCAGCCCTAATTGAAACATTCCTTCTGTTTATAACCTGTTTCTGGATTTGTTGGGAATCTATTCACCGATTAATCAATGGAAATGTTGATATAAAGATAAGTGTATTCAGTTATATCATCGTCATAACATCTTTGGAGATCCCGTAAACTTCATAGGACAGCTAAAAAATACAACAGTCCAGCATTGGAAGCCGACGCCATTCATTTTTCAACAGACATATGGAGTTCATCGGTTGTTCTTTTCGGTTTGATATGTGTGACGATAGGTAAGTTGGTTGGTATGAGATGGTTGTTCTATGCTGACTCCGTTGCCGCTTTGTTTGTCGCATTGATTGTTATTCATGTATCATACCGACTTGGAAGAAAAGCCGTAGATTCTTTACTTGATAAAGTACCCTTTGATGTAGCTAAAGATATTGAAGATGTCATAAAGAATTATGGAGATGATATTAAATGTTATCATGGATTTAAAATAAGACAATCTGGACATATCTACTATGTTGATGTCACCATTCATGTTGGATGTATTACATTGGTTGAGGCACATGAAATATCTGATGATTTAGAAGAAAAAATAAAAAAGGTTCAACCCTTTACTGATGTGACTATTCATGTTGAACCACACAATCATCATTCTAAAAAATAATCAATATCCCCCGTTCCAATTAATTTTTGGAAAGTTATCTGGTTCATTTAATATCTTTTTTAGTGTTCTTTTTCTGTTTTCATTGATATTCTGTTCATCTGAATCCTCACCTAAACACGGCCTTATATATTCTAAAAATTTAATTAGATTATTGATATCATCGATTGTTTCTAATCTAATTTGTAATTTTACTTTTCTGAAACGACATCCTAAAAATTTACTCGATGTTTCTACTTCACCGATATTATCCGATTGTTCATGTAAAATTCTATCATTTTTCTTATCATATCCTCGAATTATAATTTTACTCTGGGGATCTAATTTATCACTCAGAAAAGAATCCAAAATTTTATCTTTGAATGGTATATCCCTTGAAAGAAAGTTATTGATAAATTGATTTAATTCTAATTCTTCTTCACTTTCGGTTGTGGTTATATTTTTCCCCGATTTTCGTATCATTTTTTCAATTCCTTCAATTTTTTCTGAGCTTTTTTCAATTGGTTTTGGGCTTGTTCTATTTCCCATTCTCTATGACTTATCTCGGCATTGATTATATCCTGTTTCTTTTTTTCAATGGCCTTTTGAACCCTTTCCTTTTCTTCCAGAATGATACCATTGGTACAATGTAATTCTATCAGTTCTGGAATACCATAATCAGGATAATTATTCGACCACCAAGTAACTTGACTTCTTGCAGGGCCTATCCTTGGATATATCTTAGCTTTCTTTATATCATCTACCCAACTATCTCCACTACCACTATATCCCTTAGTCCTCAGCCATTTTCCGTCTTTACTTCTGACGGCATAGAATTTTAAATCAACTTCGATGTTTTTCATAATAATTTCAAATGTCCTGTTATTTCATCTATTGTTTCTGGATAAGATGGCCCTATTGCAATACAAGTATTCGTTGGAACACCATCAAATTCGGTCAGACCAGAGTCCGTAATCAAAGAACAAGGTAATCCTTTATCTTTGGATTTTTGATATAAATCAAGTAATTCTGATTCACTATCACAACTAACAACAACTTTTGTGAATATACCATTCAACCATTGATCCCAAGGACCATCCCCTCTATATCGAAAGATAATCATCTTCCATTCACCAGTTTCCAAATTTATTCTGTTTTCTTTTTCACATAAATCCAAAAAGGCTTTAAAAGAGGCATGAGCGCCCTGAGATACCATTTTACCTTTTCTCATATTGAGGTCTTTCCTCATAACAATTACTTGTTTCGGTTTTTCCATAAAAATTTATATTTAGGTTAACTTACGAAGTTAACAAATTTTTTTGAATTAAAAAATTATCTACAAAACCATTGATCTTTCGGAATATCATTATATGAATTAAATTCATATTCAACACCACCTATTTTTATTGTTACATTATATGGAATGAATTTAAAACAGATTGATTTTTCACCCATATCAATAATATCTTGATAGTTAATATCTGGAATGATATACTTAGTAAAAGATTGACCTTCAATTTGTTTATGTAAATATTTATCATCAATAGTAAATGAATTATCGAAAAGAAGTACACCGACCCCCTTTACATTGTTATTTTTTTCGATAATCTTTAAATGTTCTTCTCGTGTTTGATTTATTTGTGTTGTCATAATTCTTCTAAAATTTCTTTTAATTTTTTAAATCTTTCATCATTAATAAACTGTTCGTTCCATAACTCAACCATTTGGTCACAAGTTTCAGAGTTCATTACTATAAAATTGGCTTTACCTCCAGTTTGTCTACCAATGAGAAAAGTATTCTTCTCAGCATATTGATCTTTATATATTGGAATATTAAATACACCAGTTAATTCATCGCATTTTTCAATCATCTTTTTCTGTATCTAATATTTCATCAAGTCTTTCTGACCTTTTATGATTAACGAAATCTTCAATCTTCATTTCTTTTCCATCACTACCAGTTACACCACCATAACCAATACTACCACTGCATGTACCGTCAGGATGAACTATTTTTTCTTCTCTGATTCGAGTTATTTCTTCCCATTCTTTTTCAATCGAATTTTCTATTTCTTCTTTCATATTTCTATTTTATTTTTTCATTCTCCATTTATCATTCAATAATGAACTTTCATAAAAATCAGCATCCACTGTAAATCCTGTTAACCATTTAATAACTCTGACATCCGCAGTTGTCAATTTTTCCTTGATAACTAAAATATTTCCTGAAATTCTTGAACAATCATCCGATGGAAATTCACATATACCTTTTTTCTTTAAGATACATTCATGATTAGTTTTCATCTTAATTTCAAAATCAAAAGGAATCAAATGTTTAATATCAGTTGGTTGATTATTTTTAAAACCAAAACATTTATCTTTCATCACACATTTTTCACAATTCATTTCAGTGGGACGATAATAATGAGCATTGTAATCTCTTTCTAAATCGTGTGTATAAGATATTAAACAGGATGTTTTTCTAAATATTGGAATATTGTATAAATCTGATAACTCATCAAATATCTGTTGAACATCATTAGAAATTGATTTCTTATGTCCAAATTTAAATCCGGGATATGGTTTCAAATCTATATTGCTTTCTTCCCAATATTTTACTACCTCAGGAATACCTTGTAATCCAGAATAACCAATTGCAATATTAAAATCTTTAGCAATACTGAATACATTTTTAATAGTTTCAAATGAATCGTTTATTCCATAACAAATTGGCCTAAATTCAATGGATTTATGATATTTATATTTTCTAAAATTTGCTACTCGTAAATTATATGATAATCGTTTGTTTGAATATCTATCAAACTCATGATCAATACCAAAAGTTGAAAAAGCCAAATGTAAATCAAGATTGATATCATTCGGTAAATCGAAATCTAATAATTCACCCTTTGTAATTATAACAACCGGACCTTTATGATTTTCTTTTTCTAATTTATGTAAATACTTTAGTGTTTTGTCTCTTTGAATCAATGGATCACCATAAAATAAATTAATTGAAATGGGTAGATTGATGAAATTTTTATTGATTTTGGATGGTAGACATGAATATTCGAATTCAGTATTATTCTGGGATACTCTACAAAAGGCACAACCCAAACAATTCTTAGTATTTCGACCTATACAACAAAACGATTTAGATATGTATAATTCATCTATCATAAATCTAAATTATCTGGAAATTCAAAATTATATTGGTATCCATCTTTCAATTCTTTATCATCCAAGATATTATCTAACTTTTCTTTTCTTTCAAAATTTAAAAGTGATTCTTCATCGGTGAATGTAATCCCTTTATAAAATACCATAAAAAACTTCTTTTTCTTCGTGAAAAGAAATGAATCGTTTATTTTATCTTCTTCTGTCATGTTATATCATATTCTGGAACTTTTGTAATTCTAACAATAGAATTATTTACCCAAATACCTTTATTTTCTGGGAGTTCTTTATTATCTTAAAATATTATCTAATTTTTCTTTTCTTGTATAATTTTGAAATTCTTCTTCGTTATCAAAAAATTTTCCATCATAAAGAATTGAAATATTTGATTCCCTTTCACTCATAATATCATTATAGGAAAAAACAGAAAGATTGTTTTACTTATTCAGTTTCTCTTTGTATTCCAAAAATGTTCTTTCCAACATTTTTATAGCTTCTTGTTTATCACAATCAGTTTTGAGATTTACCTTAGATAAGGATTCAACTATTCTTACTGAATATATGAATTCAAGGGTTAATTCGGTATCTTTTTGAAGTTGTTCAATTGTTATGTCCATTACAAT